GAATATGATTTCAAATATTGTGCTTACAGATCCGAAAGAAGGCATTTGTTGGAAACTGGCAATCCGTGCGATTGCCATAAAACAGAGCACGGTCAAAAAATATCAGATTTGTTTACCAAAGCAAAAATGATATATTGGATGAGTGAACGCCAAGGACAGATCGTTGAATCAAAACTTCCTGCTCTTGCAAAAAAAAATAGTTTGGTTATTTCATCTGTGTTTGATGACGAAACGTTGGACATTTTGGCAACGTTTAGACACAAGCGTGTCATTGAGCCGAGAACAACAGGCGTTCTTGGGTCTGGAAGCTGGATTAAAGGGATAGAACAAACTTTGGCTTGGTGTAAGTTGCGTAATAAAAACGTTGTTTCTATTGCCGACAAAGACTACAAATCATTTTTAACAAAATTGGCAAAGGTTCAAGAATTGGTGTTTATGCCACAAGATTATGACACTTGCCCAAGAGTTACAATTGAAGCAAAATTGATGGGAATAGATCTTACATTGAATGACAATGTTTTACACAAAAATGAAGTATGGTTTTCCGGCTCTGTTGAAACAACAGATTCATATTTGCGTCAAAGTGCAGCAGATTTTTGGGATTCTTTCACAACTGCTACAAAATAAAGCAAAGTGGGTGGAATGAGTAACCTATTACCTGTTTTACAGGAAAATGACATTGCAGTTGAACAACCAAAAAAACACGTTTCTTATTCTGAATTGGTAACGTGGCTTGATTGTTCTTGGAAGCATTTTCAAAAATATATTCAAAAAATCAAACTTGATTCACAAAGTGAACACACTGAATTTGGTCACGTAATGCACGAAGCACTACAGACGTTTCTTGGAACGCGAGTGATGCCATCTTCTGAAACGGTGATAGAAAACCTTAAAGAAGCATTTGCGAAATACAACATTTCTGTAAAAGAAAAAGAGTTTCACGACACCGTTGAACCAATTCTTGCAGAGGTTCCGCAATTCCTTACAGAAACTTTTGGTGATTGGGAATATATCGCAGCAGAGGAACAACTCTATGAAGCTGTAATGGTTCAAGAAGATAGATTCTTCAAAGGTTTCATTGACGGAATCGTCAAGATTAAAAAAAGCGCTAGGCTGAAAAGAGCCAAACCAGATGAGTATGAGTATTGGATTGTTGACTGGAAAACATGCGCTTGGGGCTGGACTATGGAAAAGAAAACAGACCGAAAGAAAACAATGCAATTAGCATTTTACAAACATTTTTGGTCCAAGAAACTCGGCATCCCATTTGAAGACATAAAGTGCGGTTTTATTCTACTGAAGCGCACGCCCGCCAAAGATAAAGAAACAGGTAAGACAAAATCTCGTATAGAACTTGTTCCTGTTTCTGTTGGACCAAAAACCATGCAAGCCGCTCTTGATGATTTAGGCAGAATGTTGGGAAGCGTAAAAAAAGGGTTCAAAACTAAAAACAGGAACTCTTGCACTTATTGCGAGTATAAAAACACGGAACACTGTCGCTGACAATTGTTTTACATTCGTTTTCTTAGATGGCAAGATCCAACCATCATGGAGATACACGACAAAACAATTGTATTTGATAACGGTTTTATTCTCTCGTTTGAACGAACACTTCGTATCCCCGAAGATGGTAAAGAACATGGCTTGCCAGCATCCTGTGGATCATTCCCCATTAAACGAGTAGAAGACTACAAGACCAAAGTGCCTGCCTCTTGGGTTGCGCACGGCGGGGTTTTCATCTGCATGTACCAGCGAGAAGCTATGTGGATGAATTTCAGAGCCGTCAAACCAGTTGCCGTGAAAGTAGCGTGTGGTAAAATAAATGCCATTTCTGGCAAACCTTGGAAGACAGAAATCCAATCAAAAACAGTTGGAGTCTCAAAAGACCCACAGCAAGACTATGTTGTAGTTCACAACAGTCGTTATAACGGGACAAGCCAACCTTGGCTGGACGGTTTCAATACAAGCAAGGGAACGGTAAAGCAGTTCGTTGCCATGCCTCTTGGTGGCGGATACACGGTAGAAGCGCAGGTCACCGGCAAAGAAGATGTTGGAGGCATCCAGATTCTCACATATCCAAGCAAAAAGGGTGCAATCAAAGATCCAAAACCACTGAGTTTTAATAGAGGTTCCGTTTTGTATTCTTCTTCTTTAGAATCAACAATGGACTCATATCCCATTTCGGCTGTTGCTTGTGCGACAAGGAGAATGGAAATGGGCCTTGGTGAAGGTGGAGAAATCACCCAAAAGATCTACGAGTCAGAATACGATGTTGATGTCTGGGATCAGTCAGCAGGAGAAAAGGTATTCGTTCACATTGTGAATAGTGTGATGTATCGCGAAATTACCGGAGAAGATCCTCCAACAACTCCAATTACACGCAAAATGTACGAATTTGCTGGCTACGCTTGGTACGAGTTGTATGATGAGAGCGCCCCTTCTATTTCTGGTTCAGGGGCTTTGGCCAACATCAAGACAATATCAGAAATTGACAAAGAGAAAAATCTCTTGAATCAAGAGGATCATTCTTTGCTACAAGAGAAAATCACAGTAAAAATTCCTTGGTCGCCGCCCAAGGTTAACCCCAACGAAATCACAAACGGAGATTGGTGAACAACATGGAAACAGAACTTTTTGATCTTGTCTCTTCGGAAGTTGTGGAAACATTTCGCCTTGGCATGATTGCTCGTCTGGGGCAACTGAGAGCTACGTTGAAAAATTCCCAAGACGACACAGATGGAATTGCAGAAATTTATGATCGTCTTGAGAACATCGCCGGTTTCGGTACTGTTCTGTGTGAGATTGTTGAATCACAAAACTTTTCCAATGACAACGAACCAGAGGATGAGCCATCTGAGCAAGAACAGGAATTTAAAAAAGAATTGCGCAAAATTAAAAAACGCGAACCTGTTCTTCCCAACGAAGAAGAAGAATAAAAGTTTGCAAAACTGCCTTTAGTTTTGTTATGCTTCTTGGTGTCATGGAAGCACCTCTCATATCCGCCTACACCACTTGCCGCAACGCAGTGAGTATGGAATACCCAATCAAAGAATCCGTGAAATCCATGTTGGCTTTTGCTGACGAGGTGGTGATATTCAACACCACGGATGAAATACCTGATGACGGAACCTGCGCTCTGTTAAGTCAACTAGAATTAGCAGATTCGCGTGTCAAAGTTTACAGTGATCTAATGTGGGATTGGTACTCACCAAATCACGGGATTCTTGACGGTCAAGCAAAAGCCAAAGCAAGATCCTTGTGTACAGGGAAATATCTCTGGCAGTTTGACTTGGATGAAGTGGTTCACGAAGACCACGCACCATTGATCAAAAATCTAGCAAATCCAAATACTTTTCAACAAGCACCGCTCTTGGCACTTCCAGTAGTTGAATTCTGGGGTAGCTCAGGACAAATTCGTTTGGATATAAACATAGAAAAATGGCGTTTTTCTATTAACGATCCAAACATCACTCATGGCATACCAGAAACGCATCGCAAATACGTTGATGGATTGTTGTACGCGGAGCATGGGACAGATGGTTGTGACTACATTTATGTGATGACCGGAAGACCTGTTCCATGTTTAAGTGTTGTCCCACAAGGATTAAGAATTGCTCAAAAACATGCTTCTATGGGGATGCAAGGGGCTAGACATTTGTTTGCAAAATGGTTTGATGAAAACAACACAAATGTACCTGCCGTGTTCCATTACTCTTGGTGGAACATTGAAAGAAAAATCAAACAGTACAAACAGTTTTGGACAGGGTTTTGGCCTTCTCTTTACGCTGAATCAAGGGATGAACGAAGCAACCCGTTCTTTCCCGGTTTCACTTGGTCTGAAGTGACAGATCAAATGATAAAGGCAAAAGCAAAAGAACTGGAAGAGGGATGCTGCGGACACATTTTCCATTCCCCTTGGAATGGCGAAAGAACTCACGGCATCAACATTAACATGACTCACCCAAAGGAAATTCAATCATGGCTCAACAGTGTTCAGTAGAAGAAATCAAAGACAGTTACAATTGGCAGCAGGCTTTTGAAGTAAGTCGCAGTATGCCGTGTGCCAACTACAATGGCAACAGTACAGGTATATCTGTTAATGACATCGTACAAGTGATTGCTTCTGATGAAGGAGCTCATGACGTGGAGAACTGGTTGGGGGTCTTCCGACTGCTGGATGGTCGTTGTATCTTTGTGACAGCTTGGTGCGACTACACAGGTTGGGATTGTCAGAGCGGTGGGCAGATTTGGGTTGCGGAAGATCTTGAAAGTTTGGTACAGTACGCTATCAACACACCCGACAGAACAAGGCTTGGACTTCCATGACAGTTCCATACAAGTACGAACAGCAGTCATTGGAAGTGGGCAACCGTGTTTGGGTTTTACTTCATATTCCCGTGAAAGGAACAGTTTTGGAAATCAAACCACACAGGTTCCCAGAACCATTGCAGGTTGTTGTAATCTTGGAAAAAGAAGTAGAGATGGTGGTTGGGCTGGAGTTTACCCTTTGGACCAACAAAGTTTGCGTTGGCCTTGAAAGACTGGAGCCAATTTATGAATAGCTACGAAACAATTCAAAAAATTCAAACAGCAAAAATTCGTTTGCTAATAGGTGAAACAGAAATTGCTACAGGGTTCATTCAAACGTTGAATTGCACACAGGATATGTTTAAAGATAAATTATTGAGGGACAGTGCAGAGTTATCTGTTTGTTGGGATAAACAGTATCCACGTTTAGATTTGTTCACAGGCAGAATAATGCAAATACCAAGAAATCCAAATATTATTGCTGTCCCAATGGAAAAATTACTTGATGCAGTCAACAAACCGGCAAAACTAGAATTGCCACAAGATCCTTACTACAGGTGACAACATGAACATCGTAATATTCAGTCGCAATCGTCCTGCACAGCTTGATGCTCTGTTGACCTCTTTAAAGCTCAACATGGTGCATGGTTACGAGGGAGCAAACATCTCTGTTATTTTTAAAGATGACATGTTGGGAGCCCCAAGAGGATATTTGAGGCTTTTTAAAGACACTGAGCAATATGGGCCTGCCCTTCATAAAGGCATCAATCTCAAGTACCAAATGGATGATTCTAACTTCAGAGATCTGGTCCTGAGTTCTATTGACGAATCACATGAACTGACAATGTTTTTGGTAGATGACATTGTGTTTAAAGGTGAGTTTTCCATTCATGATTTTGCATTCCAGTTGGTGAAGGATGCACCAAAAACCATAATATGCACCTCTCTGAGATTGTGGAAGGGTATAAATCACTGTTATCCAACAAACTCACCATCCCCTGCTCCAAAATTTTCAAAACTCAAAGATGATACTTTAGTATTTAATTGGGTTAACCAATCTGGTGATTGGGGATATCCAATGAGCGTTGATGGGCATGTTTATCGCACAGATTTCATTCTACGTGTCACGCGAGCTCTGCAATTTTCCAATCCAAACGTTTTTGAAGGCAACATGGCACAGCTTGTTGGAATGGGAGTTTTTTCTAATCTACCAACGATGGTGTGTTATGAAAGCGAAAGTAAACTGGTCAATAACCCTTTAAATCGTGTTCAAGATGTTGCGCAAAACAGATGTGGGAATGAAACGACAGCCGAGGAAATAAACAAACGTTTTCTCCTTGGAGAAAGAATAGATGTTTCGGTTTACCAAGGGGTTTCAAACGCTGCCCCACACACAGAAATGCCTATAAAATGGAGAACAACAAATGTTGACCAAAGAGCAACTAGAGAAGCTACCGACCAAGCGACTCCTTGCGTATAAAAGAAAATGGAATAAAATGTCGCCCCCTGAATGTCAAGATGATTTTGATTGGGAGGTTCATATGGGGCTTATTAAAGCTATTCTAGCAACAAGAGAGCATGTAGAATGACCCTTTTCAAAGGAGATCTTCAATTGATGGAATCAGAAGCATTCGCCCCCGGCACAGAAGTGAGCGTTTATCTTTTGGGCGATCATGCTTCTCGTGTGTTTGGAACAATTCTTCGTTCCAATTCCAAAGTTTCACTTGTTAAATTGTACGAACCTTTGTATGTGAAAATTTGGGATTCGCATGTCACAGAGGTTGAAACCAAAAATGAAAACATCAAGAAATCATGAGAAACGCTAAAGTTCTTGTAACAGGTGCCGCGGGTTTTATTGGCTCTCACTTGTGCGATCGTTTAAAACGAGAAAACATTCAAGTGGCTGGAGTTGATGACTTTAGGGCTAACAACGGTTTGCGCCCAAACATTGTTTCTTCCAAATACAATTCTTGGAATACAATCAGAGGTGATTGTGCAAGCAGAGAATTGGTGTTAGAACCACTTGCCAAAGGGCACTACACGCATGTTATACATCTTGCCGCTGACGCTAGTGTACCTTATAGCGTAAACAAACCTGTTGCCACAGATTTAAATAATATCAATAAAAGTGTTGCATTGTTGGAAGCATCTCGGATAGGAAATGTGGAACGTTTTATCTTTGCTTCCTCAAGCGCAGTGTACGGTGAATCAACAACTTTCACTCCTCTCAAACAAAGGGAGGGAGAGGCCAACAGTGCAACGAGAACTTCCCCGTATGCCATTCAAAAAGCTTGCGTAGAAGACTATTGTCAACTGTACACAAAACAGTTTGGACTTGAAACGATGGTTCTTCGTCTGTTTAATGTGTATGGTCCAAGACAACGTGGTGGTGGTGTATTTCCAAGTTGGTTCAAAAACATTGTAAACAACACACCAATTGAAATCAATGGAGATGGTAGTAGTCTTCGTGATTATGTTTATGTGGACGATGTTGTGGAAGCGATGGTTAGGTCGTTGTATTCAGACGTTCCAATCAGCCTTTTTGGTGAGCGAGCCAAGAACGTTGGAACTGGAGTTTGTGTTTCATTGAACGATCTTTATGCTCTCATGCCAAAGGTTGCTGGCAAAGAAGTTTTTGCCTACCACACAGAGGCAAGACAAGGAGACGTGCGTTGGACCAAAGCAGACACAGAGATATTCAAAGCAACGTTTGGTTTTGTGCCAGATGCCAACGACCTCTTCAAGAATCTCAAAACCACCTACGAGTGGTACAAGGGAAATGCAACATGACAATGGTGTCGGTTATCATTCCAGTTTACAAAGCAGCTAATACGCTTGAGAGAGCCCTTGAGTCGGTTTGTTTACAGACTTATGTTGCTGACAACCCGCTTGACATTGTTTTGATTTTCAACGGGGACACAATACAAGAAGATCAAAGAGTGGCGCTTCAGTATTTGGGGGACAATGATAACAGAAATATCAATTGGGTATTTTTGAAATCCACCAAAGGAATTGTGCCTGCGCTTAACACAGGAATCACACATGCACGCAACTGTTTGTGTGAACAAGATGAACGCCACGAACAAGAGGAGTGGAGGAATGTAAGTAAACCACACTTTATTGCTCGTATGGATGCGGACGATGTGTGGTATCCAACCAAACTAGAAAGACAGGTTTCCTATATGCTAGAGCATCCCGAGATTGACATTCTTGGGACTCAAATACGTCTGGTGAGTGATGTTTCGTACCTACATGGAACCGTGTCTCAGAACCCTTGTGATGACAAGGGAATTAAAGAGTGGCTTACGGTTGCAAGGAATCCGATTGCCCATCCAAGCGTGATGTTCAAACCATCTGTGATGGATAGAGCAGGCATGTATGACGACTTGTTCCCGATGGCTGAAGATTTTTGGCTTTGGTGCAAAGCTGCAAAGGTTGGTTGTAAGTTTGCCAACATGCCGGAAGTCATGATGGATTACACCGCCACCCAAAATCCAAATTATAATCCCTTGAGCCCACAGGCCGCTTCCCACGTTTACAACCTAATTTCAAGGACGTTTCCATCTACCTAACCACATGCCAGTTGTAGATGTTGATAATTTGTCATTGATTGCGATTGAAAGATTCTTGAAATTCATGGAAGAACATTCAAATGAAGAATTGGTGTACGACAACTACAGCCAGTCTCTTGAATCAACTCCAGATGAATACCATGTTCAAGATGTGTGCTTGTTGGATGATCTTGTGTTTGCCTTGAAACAACTAACGAAAGAACCAAACAAGTGAGTTGTCTAACGCCGGAAAATATTGAAGCTGCTCTAAAAGGTGAGATTGAATTTGTTGGGACAGTCAAGAAAACAACCGTGGCTGGTATTGAAGTGTTTCGTAGCTGCGTGTGTGGTAATTGCTTTGGTGGCTCAAAAGTTGGTTGTACCTATTGCGGTCTTGAACAAAGATCTCATTTGACACATTGCATTCAATGTGGCTGTCCGTTGAAACTCAAGTGTCAGTCATCATCTGGGTCCAACGGGTGAGGATGTTGAGGATCTCTTGGAAACATTCTGAAAATTGACGACCATTCACCATTTGAATTCGGGGATTCTTGTTGCATAACCGTACGAATCAAAGCAGATGCCTCTTCTCTGTCAAGATCAAATTTTGAAACAAGTGCTTTATAAGCTGTTCCGTCAAACAACTGTTCAAATGTTAGCGTTCTAAGAAACTCATGTGGATCTTGTTCGTACTCGTTCGGTATTGAATCCACATCTACAGACCTGTCAATCATTCTTGGGGCTTCTTGTTGAATGGCCTCTTTTACAAGTTTGTCAACAAAGTTTTTTACAGTGCCAATAGTAACCTTTTTCATCTATCCTTGGAAAGATAACTATAATGAACCAAAATATTAAACCTGTAGCTTTGTTTGTCATAGCAACGAACAAATACATCAACTTCACAAAACCATTGATTGAATCGGTGGAAAAATTCTTTTTACCAACACGAAAAGTGGTAGTGTATCTGTTTACAAATCAAGAGCAGCAAGCGTTAGATCTGTCAAGAAGATCCAGCAACGACAGGGTGCAAGTTGTTCCAGTGAAACAGGAACACGCTCCTTGGCCTTATATGACTCTTTTAAGGTACGAGATTTTCAAGTCAGCAACAACTGATTTTTCAGTGTTTTCTCACATGTTCTACTGTGATGTAGACATGTTGTTTGTGGATACAGTTGGTGAAGAAATTCTAACCCAAGGGCTGACAGCAACAGCCCATCCGGGGTTTTTCAACAAACCTCGCGAAATGTTTACTTATGAGACAGATACAAAGTCACACGCGGCCGTGAGACAAGATGAAGGAATCTATTATTTTGCTGGAGGGTTCCAAGGTGGATCTTGTGAGGCTTATTTAACCGCAATCAACGTGTGCTCCTCCAACATCCGAACAGACCTGATGTTGGGCAAAATTGCAGTTTGGCATGATGAAAGCCATTGGAATCGTTACTGCATAGATCACCCACCAACTAGGGTTTTGCATCCCGGTTACTGTTGCCCAGAGACTTGGCGACATCTTCCATTTCCAAGAAAACTTCTTGCACTAGATAAAAACCACGCAGAAATGAGAAGTTAATTGTGAAAATAGATGAATGGAATTCTCTTTCTTTGGCTGAAAAAGATAAAATAATGACCAATGGTAGAACCTTTTGGCACGACACAGAGCAAAACATTATCTTTTTTCATCCTTATGTGCCATTGCAAAACACTTATTTGTACAAACAGGTTGGAAATGATGGAGGATACGATCCAACAACATGCCAACCCATCCAAATTTTTTCAGACAGTTCGCCAAAGTATCAGATTGCCTTGTTGAAACAGGAACCTACCTTGGCGAAGGAGTAATTCACGCTGTAAATGGCGGTTTTAAAGAAGTCCACACGATTGAGATTGACAAACCGCTGTATGATAGGGCAAGGGCTGCATTTGCCCCATATACACAAATTAGCATTTACCTTGGTGACTCAAGCAAAATTCTAAGTCATGTTCTTGACATTGCAACAAATCTTGACCGTACCAAACGAGTTACCTGTTGGTTGGATGGTCATTATTCAGGACCCGGCACAGGTGGAGCCGATAACCCACAACCCATCATGCAAGAACTTGATGCGGTGGCAAAATGGGCAAGTCAAAATCCTGATCTTCCATTGCCAATTATTCTTATTGATGACTGCGGCTATTTCCGTGATCCTCCTGAAAACCAAATGAAAGCTTGGGGTTTTACCATTTCCCAAGATCAACTTGAGGCGCGAGTGCGCCAGATTCTTGGCCCAAATACCAAATTCTCCTACCAAGATGGATATCAAACACACATCCAAAAAGTTCTTCCAAACGACATCATGATTGCGACTGCCGATGCCTGATAAAAAACACCTTGCATTCTGTTTGTCTGGGGAGATGAGGTTTTTGGAGGAAGGCTACAAACTCCACAAGAAACTGATTGACTTCAACTCAGAAAAATATAACACAGACGTGTTTATCCACACTTGGTATGATGAGTCAATGGAAGGGCAACCATTTCAGCGCGGCTATGAAGCTATGAAAGGCGCGATGCCAAAGGGAGCTAAGGAACTGGCACTGTCTCTCTACAAACCAAAAGTGTTTGTGTTTGAGCCAAGGAAAACGTTCAACATCTCAGGTCTCTCTGTTGGACCGTATTCTGTGTTTCCTGAGAACATGGTGGCGATGTTTTATGGTATTGATCGTGTGTTGAGACTGAAGTTTGAATACGAACACGCCGGGTTTTTGCACGACGAATATGATTTGACAATTAGAGCTAGGTTTGATGCTGGCTTCATCAACCCAATTGATTTATCGGATCTTGATCCAGAGCGTTTGCACGTCCACAACAAACCAAAACATACACCTTACTCGGTGAGTGATCTGTTTGCGGTGGGAAACACTACTAACATGATTCCCTACAGCCTCATGTACAGACAACTTCGCATGTACAACGAGCCTCCTCACAGTGTTCCTTTGTGTGGAGAGGTTGTTTTGGGCTATGGTCTTCAAGACATGAAAGTGCCCGTTCAAGAACACAACTGGTCAGGAAATCTGACAATAATCAGAGGTTGAATTATGATAAAAGCAATATTGTTTGATCTTGATGGAGTTTTGCTTGATGCTCGTGATTGGCATTTTCTGGCTTTAAACGAAGCGTTGAAACGTCACGGTTTACCAGAAATCTCAAAAGAAGATCACGAAACAAAATTCAATGGTTTGTCCACCAGACAAAAACTCACGCGTCTTGGTTGCAACGAGGAAAAACAGAAAATCATCAATGCCGACAAACAACAAATAACATTGGAACTCATTGAAAAACTAGCAAAACCTTATGACCCTCATGTCCGTTTGATGAAAAATCTTAAAAAAAGAGGATATAAACTTGCCTGTTGCTCCAACGCCGTGTTGAGAACGGTGGTTGCCGGATTGGAAAAAGTCGGACTTGGTAGAGAATTCCAAGTGTTGCTGTCCAATGAGCAGGTTAAGAACCCAAAACCAGATCCAGAAATTTATCTTTTGGCAGCCAAAATATTGCATGTTAAACCACAAGAGTGTCTTGTGGTAGAAGATAATGAAAACGGCATAGCGGCTGCAAGAAATGCTGGTTGCAATGTGTTTAAAGTTAACGGCCTTGAGGACGTAACTCAAGTGACAGATGTTCTTGAAATAATGGCCGAGCCTGTGAATGTTGTAATCCCGATGGCAGGTAACGGTCAGCGTTTTCGTGACAAAGGTTACAAAGATCCAAAACCATTCATAAGTGTGGATGGAATTCCCATGATAGAGAAGGTTTTAAATAATCTGCACTTTGACGGAGTTCGTTTCATACTACTTGCTAGAAAAGAACACATCACAGAACGTGCAGATTCTTTTAAAGACTTGTTCAACAGGTTTCCTAACATGACTGTCATTCCTGTTGACAAGTTGACGGAAGGCGCTGCTTGCACCGTGTTGTTGGCGCGAGAATTGATTGACAACGATCAGAGACTTATCATTGCCAACTCGGATCAAATTGTAGATTTTTCAGCAGAACAGTTTGTCAAGACAGCAGACCAGTTGTTGTTGGGAGGATCAATTGTCACTTTCAAAGACACAAACCCAAAATGGTCTTTTGCCAAAGTGGATGAGATGGGATATGTCACTGAAACAAAAGAGAAAGACCCAATTTCAGACAACGCCACCGCTGGCATCTATTACTTCAGGCGCGGAAGATCTTTTGTAAAAGCCGCTACAGACATGATCGCTTGTAACGACAGATCAAAAAATGAATTCTATGTTTGCCCTGCGTTTAACTATCTGGACCGAGAACTAAACATTGGCATCTATCCTGTTGATAAAACCGCCATGCACGGCCTTGGCACCCCAGAAGATCTTGAGTTATATCTCAGCAGATAGTCATTCTTATCTTGGGTTACGATCATGTAACCCATGAGATTTATTTCCCACCGAGGGAACCTGTATGGTTCCGATCCTTTTCTTGAAAACAGACCGCGCTACATCCAAGAGGCATTGAACAAAGGTTTTGATGTGGAAATTGACGTTCGTTATTTCCCAAAGTACAACGAATGGTTTCTTGGTCACGACAAAGCTCAATACAAAGTCAGCAGAGATTGGCTCAGATCTTTTAAACAATTTTGGATTCATGCCAAAAATCTTGAGGCTCTTGTAGCATTGCAAACGGATTGGCGAGAGACAGATCCGCCTTATTTCTGGCATGAAAACGACACGGTGTCGGTTGTGTCCAATGGAACGTTGTGGACCTATCCCAACAAACGACTTATGTCTGGCTGGTCAATTGCCGTTCTGCCAGAGAAAACAGACTACAAAACAGAAGATATGTCTGAGTGTTTTGGGATTTGTTCTGATTACATTGTTGCAATGAAAGCAAACCAATCATGAAAATAGCTCTGTGTTTATTTGGGCAAGCAAGAGATGTTAAAGAGTCATTCCCTTATTGGGATCTAAACCTATTACAGAAGCATGACGTGGATGTTTATGCGCACACATGGATTTCGGACAGTGGAAAACCTGATTTATCTTGTTTCAATCCAGTGATCCATGTTTCTGAACCTCAAAAAGATTTCGGTCTCAACTTTGTGACTTCTACGAACATCAGGCACCACGACAGATCGCTTGTTCCCTCCGCAATCAATCCGCAGATTTCAAGACAAAAGCTGCTGGTGCGCTCGCCCGATAGAGAGTGGTACGCGAATCCACACAATACTCTAAGCATGTTGTATTCAAGACACCAGAGCAACTTTCTGAGAAAAATTGCCAACGAACCATACGATTTCATCGTAAGTTCAAGAACAGACGTGTGTCTTGGGCAACCGCTCCCATTTCATCATTTATCAAGAGATATTCATCCTATGACAGTGACGGTTCCTCAAATGGGAGCACATCATCCCGGTTCAAGAGTAGAACACTTTGCTTGCGATCACATCTTGATCGCAAGACCAGCAGCGATGGACATAGCTTGTGACACATACCACTACTACCATCAACTCTACTTTTTGGGCGTTGACTCTGTTCCAGAAATGATGTTGGGAGCTCAAATCATTCGCACAGGAGATGTGAAACTTTACAAAGCACCTCTTGACTACAAATTGTGGAGAGACGGAGTTGGCAAATGAAAATCCTACAACCAATCAATCAAAATATTCCTGTGTGGGCAGTGATCAAAGGAGATCATGCTTGTGGCGATCTGGAGAGTTACCTTTCACCAAAGTTGATCACAACTCCAGATTTTCTCAACGCTAAACAGAACGCTTTACGACTTGAGTATCTTAAAAACACCAAGGGCAGAAGATGGTTGTATGACCTTCTTGTCGGGCAGTCATTCGCTGAGATGGAAATTGAGAGATCTGACATTGAGAACGTTTTGTGTGTGTGGAAAGATGTTCCAATGATTGAGGTTGCCAAACAGTTTAAAGAAGCCTATGAAGAAAAACGCAGTTTCAAATACAAAGAGATAGAGAAACCTTGGGAGTGCGTCAAAGATGTTAAGCGAAGACAGAGACAACTGCCATCTGTTGATGCTGGTTGGATAACAGATTTCAACGAAGAGTACGACTATCACCGCTCCATCTGGACTATGAACAAAGACCAGAAGCTACAGGTGATAGATGGCACTCATCGTACACTTGCAACGACATGGCGTTACTTGCTTGATAAAAACCGGATGCCTAAGACATGGAAAGGAATTGTGTTTTACAAATGAACGTACAAGACATGATTCCAACTCGGTTCTGTCCCGGCCATCCATACATGAGTTGGTCTTTTTCTGCGAATGCTTGGATAGATCCAATTGGCAACGTCGTCAAACAACAGACTCCTAAACCAAAAATTGTCAAATTGTATTGCACAATTACTGGTTCTTACGCATTGGCAGACTCTTGGGAAGAATTGGAAAAACGACTTTTTGCAAACTATGAAGGAAGATACAAATATGATTTTGCAACAGTTTTTGATATACCTGTTGCCATCATTGAAGATCGCCCACAAGGTTTGCATTTCATTCGTTTGAATGACAACAAAGAGTTTTACATGTCACACGGATATTCGCCCGCTCTTCAAAAAGAAGAACCAACCATTTAACAACATTATTTACTAGGCTTGTTGCATGGATAGCAACAAACCACAAGTAGTCATCTGGGGACACAGACCCGAGTACGGACACACTCACAGCTTCGTTCACCAAGCCTTTTTCAAGGCATTCAAACATCTAGGTCATGACACAAGTTGGTTGAGCAACGAAGACAACATGGTGTGTCCTTCTTATCCACTTGATAAACAATTCAAACCCGGCACCATCTTTCTGACAGAAGGCCAAGTGGATCGGAACTTGCCTATCATCAAAGGTTGCAAGTACATTCTTCACAACTGCGATCTCACCAAATATCAAGACGTTATTAAAGACTGTTTGAACATGCAGGTTTATACGCACGACTGCTTGAAGCCCGAACGCAATGCAGAGAAGGTGGAAGAGTGCATTTACTATCAAAACAAGAGCGTTGAAGATACAACTCAGGTTGGCATCAACAACAGGACTCTCTACATGCCTTGGGCAACCAACCTTCTTCCTCAAGAAATTCACAACATTGACGTTTCCGCAATGAAGGCTGCTCGTATGACGGACAGAACCTTTTGGGTTGGCAGTGTTTGCGGAGGTGAGATGGGCAACACCCAAGAGTTGCAAGAGTTTGCCATTGGCGCATCAAAGAAGAATGTGCAGTTTGGGGTATTAAGAGTTCCAGAGGAACAGGCTAAGAAAGTGCTGCTAGCCTCTCACACGGCTCCAGCAATTCAAGGAAAATGGCAAGTGGAGAAAGGTTACATCCCTTGTCGCGTGTTTAAAAATATATCTTACGGAAGGTTGCCAACAACAAACAGTTTCGCTGTGCGAAATTTCTTTGAAGAAATGCTTCCTTGTGCATCTCCACTTGAGATGTCTGAGTTTGGACGAACAGAAGAAGATCAGATGACCCAAAAAACATCTGATCGCCTTGTCGGATTTGTTCGCGAACATCACACATATATCAACCGCATTGAAAGACTTCTTGAAGTTTTGTGAACACAGTTAGTGGAACCTAACCAATAGAAGAGAAGAAAAAAAGTGGTATGAACAACACACAAAGAAAACTAAAAATACTTGCTCTCACAGATCATCCCCTGTGCACATCTGGCGTGGGTGTGCAAGCACGAATGCTGATTGAAGGTCTTTTGCGCACGGGTAAATATACTTTTCGTGTTTTGGGTGGCGCCGTCAGACACGACAATTATGACACAGTTCAAGTGACCCCTGATTTCATCATCAAACCTGTTGATGGTTTTGGAACAAGAGAACAAGTAAGACAAATTCTGACCACAGAGCAGCCAGACGCTTTGTTTATTTTTACAGATCCAAGACAGTTTATTTGGTTGTGGGAAGTGGAGGATGAAATTAAACAGGTGTGTCCAATTGTTTATTGGCACGTTTGGGATAATGATCCTTATCCAACAGTCAACAATCCTTGGTATGAATCTACGGAGTTGATTAACTGTCTTTCTTGGAAAACATATGAAATGGTGAAAGCCAACCACCCTGCTCCCGGCAAAGTGAACTATATTCCCCACGCATTCCCAAAGAGCATTTATTTCCCAATGCCAAAAGCAGAAGTGGCGATGATGAAATGGCAAAATTTTCAAGACAAATCAAACTGGTTTAAAGTTTTGTGGGTTAACCGAAACGCTCACCGAAAAATGCCGTCTGACTTACTTGAATCTTGGAAGAATTTCCTTGATCTTTTGCAAGCGGAAGAGGGTCATAAAGAAGCGCTGTTAATCATGCACACAGATCCACAAGATCTTGAAGGACCCAATCTGTTGGCTGTATCAGACATGTTGGGGATTCAACAAAATGTCGTGTTTAGCACACAAAGAATTGGTTACGAAGAGATGAATGCTCTTCACAACATGGCCGACTGTTCTGTGTCCATTTCTAAAGCAGAAGGCTTCGGATTGTCAACTCTCATTTCTCTTCAGTGCGGCAAACCAATCATTGCCTTAAAAACAGGTGGTCTTACAAGACAGGTGGTGGACTGGAGAGATAACTCAGAAAATGGATTTGCAATAGAACCGATCACGAGAAGTTTGATCGGTTCTCAAATGGTTCCCTTCATCTATGAAGACATTGTGGACAAAAAGGCTTTAACTGAAGCGTTGTTGAAAATGTACCGTCTTGGGCCGTTTGGAAGAGAAGAGTTAGGTAAAAAATGTATTGCGTATGCTGATTTTGAATTCAATTATGACAAAATGATTTCAGAATGGGACAGAACTTTACAAGAAACTGTGCAAACTTGGCAAACAAACAAACCAAAGACTTGGGAAATTGTCAAATTGGGATTGGAAGAAGTAAATTTGACAAAAGCAACTTCAACAAAAATTAACCAACCAAAAGGTAGCAGAAACAAATGAAATCAGTTCTTTTAAGAGGACCACTTTTAAGCAAGTCGGGATACGGAACACATGCTCGTCAAATTGCGAGATGGTTGTTTGATGTTGCATCCGAGAAACAACTTGACATTGCTTGCGAAACCTTACCTTGGGGAGTGACCCCTTGGTTGACAGATGTAAACGCTTGCGATGGGCTTGTTGGTGAAATACTTCAATCATCAAACAACACAAAACCATTCTACGACATATCAGTACAAATCCAACTTCCTAATGAATGGAATCCCTTCGCAGCCTCTTATAATGTTGGCGTTACAGCGGGGGTAGAAACAGACATCTGCAATCCAGCTTGGATACAAGCCATCAACAGGATGCAGCTTGTGGTGGTGCCGTCCGAATTTACCAAACAAACATTTCTAAATTCTGGCAGAGTAACAACTCCAATTGTTGTTGTCCCTGAATCCTATCCAGATGCATTCTCCAAAGAATCCATCGCTCAACTGCCAGTAGAATTCTCCACACCATTTAATTTTTTGGTCATAGGACAGCTAACAGGAAACAACCCAGAGAATGATAGAAAATCAATCATGTATACTCTGAAATGGTTTTCAGAAGCTTTTGCTGGTAATCCTGAAGTTGGGATTGTGTTTAAAACCAACATGTTTCGTTTGACTCATCTTGACAGGATGATGTGCGAAAATTTGTTCAACACCATGCTGCAACAGCATCAGTTGCAGACGCCAAATGGACCCAAGTTTTATTTGTTGCACGGTGATTTAACAGACGAAGAAATGGGAGCTTTATACAGGCACCCACAAATAAAAGCTTTGTTGTCCTTGACCCACGGTGAAGGATTCGGTCTGCCTCTTCTTGAAGCAGCAGCATCGGGACTTCCTGTGTTGGCAACAGATTGGAGCGCTCACAAAGAGTTTCTTCCACCAAAGAAATGGCTGCCAATCAACTGTCAATTGGGTGTCATCAACTCTTCAAGAGTAGACAACCAAATCTTCATGCCCGGAGCAAAGTGGGCTTTTGCCGACGAGGGTCATGCTAAAGAACGTATGTTAACGTTTTTTGACAAACCACAGATTCCTACTGCTTGGGCAAAAGAAATCAGAACAAAAATACTTGAAAAGTATAGCCATAAAAATATTGAGTCACTTTACAATGAAGCACTAAAGGATGCGTTTGTTGGCCAATGATGATCTATTTGTTTGTCGTGGTTTTATTTGGAGTAGTGATTTTTGAAGCATATCTTATTTACAAACTTGTAATGCCGATCATGGCAATAGAAGATCATTTATCGGAAGCCATAGCTGTTCATGTAAGAACATTAAACACGATGAACGCTTTGCTTGAAATGCCAATGTTTTATGATAGCCCTGCTATCCTTAAAGCAGCAACAGAAGTTTTAGAGGATGTCAAAATTTGCAAAGCAGCTACACAACAGGTGGCGGAAGATTTCGTACGTCTTAGCAAAAATAAGTACGTTACCATTGAAGAGGAATGATGACAACACAAACCACAGCACCAAAAAGAAAAATCGTCAGACGCAAACCCGGTGACACCTCTCCAAAACGTTACTATTTTGACGAGCACACTCAAGATGCAATCGTAAGACTGCAAAAAGAGACAGATCCAGACATTAGAGAACTGATCTACAAAAACGAAATAAATCTTGCGTTTAAAACCCTTGTTGACAATTTGATTAACGTTTATAAATTTCAATCGGGTTTTGAATCAAAAGAAGATTTAAGAAATGAATGCGTTCAATTTCTTTATACGATTATCATGAAATTTGATGAGTCACGAGGGAGCAAAGCTTTTGCTTATTTCAATGTTGTGGCGAAACATTGGTTGACAATAATGAGCAAAAGAAATGCAAAAAATGCTCAAGTGTTTGTTTCAATTGATAACAGAGAAGCATTATCAGCACATGATCTTGAAACAATTGAAGGACATAATTTTTTGCCAGCATGTGATGAAGTTTCTTCCCATGAAGAATTTCGTGAGAATATTAAAAAAATACTTGAACACATGAAAACAAAATCTCGCACACCCAATGAAATTTTGTGCGTAGATGCAATTAGTATCATACTTGACAGTGTTGAAGAAATAGACCTGATAAACAAAAGGGCAGTGCTTGCGTATGTGAGAGATATAACTTCTTTGTCTCCCAAACAACTTTCGGTTGTTTTGTCAAATCTGAAAAAACAATATAAAGACTTGCGTAGAAACGGAGAATTTGTGTTATGACCGACAACGCCAACTGCCCCATTCAACAAACCAATTCCGAGGAAATGGAAGAACAAATTACTTCTAAACTAGGAGAATTTGTTGCATTATTGGACGGCATTTCTTCGTTAGACAGTAAAATGAAAGCCTTGTGGCGGCAGATCTATGAGAATGCTGTTACAGATCGCAAACACGCCAACATAGCGTACGTTGATCTTTACATCAACTGTCACAGCAAACCAGACATGCACGCAATACATGGACCAAATTTGGCAAAATACCTTGAGAGAATGGAAAAAGCAAATGGTCAACTGCTGAAACTAGCGGAGTTGGTTGATAAAGCAAAAGACAACAACACTCACGAAGAAGATGAACCTGTCAACATATATGACAGGTTGTTAAAAAACAAAAAGAAGATTTGAAATGGGGATCAGTGTAACCAGAAGAATGGTTGGAGGAGTCGGCACCTCAGAAGTTGGTGCCGATGCAAGAGCCTCTCTGACTCGTGGAACAACACCAAATCTTTTCAAGGCTGTTGTTGTTGACGTGTTGTTTGATCCAGATTCTTTAGATGAAGCCACAAAAACAAACATAAAAAACATGGTGTCAAATCCAGAGTTTGTTGACACTATGCCGCCCAACACAATCATTGGACGATTGGTAACAAATGGTCAAGATTTAACAAACAACAATCCTGCCATATTTCTTCCTTTGTTTTGTTCACATTTCCAACTGCCATTACAGGCAGGAGAAATGGTTTACATTATTTTTGAAGATTACGAAGCTCACGGATCAACAAATGGTAAATGGGTTTCAAGAATTCATGAAAACAGTTTCATAGAAGATGTAAACTACACTCACTCCGACAGAAGACTTGATCCAAATTTAATTCCTTCTTTTCGTAGATTGTCTGACAATGCTACAACAACCCAAACCCCAACATTCCCGAATGGTGCAGGTGTTGCGGGGGCATATACGCTCATGCCAAGTGGCAGTACAAATCCTTATGATGCCATTGTCAACAATTCTTCCGCAGCAAAAATAGCACAAAAAGAACCTGTTCCAAGATGGGTAAAAAGACCGCAGGAGTTGGTGTTCCAAGGAATGAACAATTCTCTGATTGTGTTGGGCCAAGATAGAACAGGACCGGCTCTTAGAGTTAGCGGAAGTAATCAGAAAGACAGAATTTCTTACGCTGGAACTGTGGATGTTGTTTGTGGCAGAGGAAGAGGTGGCATTCCTTACAACCCTTCAATTGAACCAAACCCAACCAGCGAAAAAACAGGCACTTCGCCTGCCTCTGTAGTGAATTCAAGAGGGGACAAAGAAACCAACAAAACGTTGGCGACACAAAATAAAACCAGAAATCCAAATGAAGGCAACGCGGATTTCAAACGAGATGCCGCCAGAGTTTATGTTTCAATGAACACTCTCGGAGATGATAATTTCCGCACAGGTCATTCAACAGACGAAAGAACAGGTTTAAACTATCCTCCAAACACAAAAAAACCAACACAAACACCTTCAACGGAAGGTGGCATTGGAAACTCTTACGTAGTTGCCAAAGCGGATCACGTAAGAGTTGTTGGAAGAAAAGAAACTGATCCAAATGTTTCTGGTGATGTTTTGATTCTCAGAGAAGGTGCGGCAAATGATGATTTGTCGTTCTTGTTTCTTGAAGGAGGTTCTGCGCAACTAGAAGCCAAAGAAATTTATCTTGGTCAAGCAACCGCCAAAAATGAGCCTTATATCAAATGGTCTGTTTATGAAAGTCATATCACAGAATTAAAAAATCAAATTAAAACCCTAGCTGATCAAATGAAAACAATTACAACTGCCTACAATAGAGCATTTGTCAATTCTGTTGCATCTCCATTTGTTCCCATTGCCACACTTGCAGCCGTGGGGCCACTTGTTGACCAAGAAACAGGGAACGTAATCAATGCCGTCAAACAACGGATTGACACGATCAATCCAGTGGACGCCAAGAGTAGAAAATTGTTTGGAGAATGAGGAAATAACATGGCTGGTGAATTGACACTGAGACAAGAAATAAGAAACGCCCTCACAACCAGAGGTACTTCTACCCCAGATGAAGGCGTCCAAACAAGAGAAGAAGTCGTTGAAAAAATATCTGCGGCGATTGAACATTATGTCAAAATAAACATGATCAGCATGGCAAATGCTTTGAAAATGCCCGGTGCATTCCAAGGGGTTGGTACTGGTACGGTAGTGGTTAATGCCACAGGTTTTAACGCCTATAATCCATGAAAGAAAATCATGTCACAAAGCTTTGCAACATTTAAAAATGTAGGGGTTCGTCAGTTTGAGACACGCATGATACAAACGGTGTCTCAAAGTTTAATGCCAATTGGCATTAAAACACCTCTTGCAATGGGACAAAGGGATCAAGGAACCTTTGCCATGAACATGACATTGGAAAGTCAGATAGAAGACAACTTAAAAAATTTGTTGTTGACCAATCACGGAGAAAGACTTGTCCTTGGGGATTACGGAGCAAATCTTTTGCCATTGGCCGCAGACTATAGTTCAGAAGAAGATTTTGACAGTGAAGCGATGTTGAGAATCAACACCGCCGTGGCGAAATATATGCCATTCATTCAACTTGACGGTTATAGGTCGGAAGTACAGTATCACAACAATCAGTATACAGGGATTATTAAAATATTTGTCCAATATTCTGTTCCAAAAGCGTCCATTGGTCAAAAATTGATTGAAATAACATTGTTCGCTATCTAAACACATGATAGACAGCCGCAGACAACTCCTCAAATCGGTTAAAGACAGAAAATATCTTAATCGCGATTTTGATGGATTTAGAGCCGATTTGAAAAATCACGGCGCACAATTTTTCCCTGACGTAAACAAAGATTTCAGCGAAAACAGCCTCGGAGGGTTGTTTTTGGAAATGAACGCGTACGTCGGTGACGTAATGTCTTATTACCAAGACCACTTGTTTCATGAACTAAATCCAGAAACAGCGGTAGAACCGAAAAACATAGAGAGACATCTTAGAGCCAGTAACGTAGAGATTGTAGGCGCTGCGTCAGCAGTGGTTACTGGCACTTTTTACATAAAAGTTCCAATAAGACCCGGCTCTTCTCCTCCTGAAATTCTAACAAGTGCTTTACCTGTTATTCAAGCCGGTACAACCCTTATCTCAGATGGAGGCGTTGTTTTTGAACTCATTGAAACATTGGATTTCAGAGAACTGAACGACAACGGTTATAAAGCTGGAGTAACCATTGGAAGTGTGGACGCCAACGGAATGCCAACAAGTTTCGTGATGACGCTTGACGGAATTTGTGTTTCTGGATTGCGCGCTTATGAAACTTTTGACATTGGCTCTTTTGAGGCTTTTAAGAAAGTAACTCTCTCCAAAGAAAATGTCACAGAAATAATCTCCGTGACAGATGACGTTGGAAATGTTTATTATGAAGTGGAAAACTTGACACAAGATACAGTTTTCCAAAGTGTTGTAAACAGAGGGGCCGATAGACAACTTGTCAAAGAAGCATTGGTAATAACCCCTGCGCCATACAGATTTACCAAACAGATGTCCATTTCTTCAAGACTAACATCTTTGACATTTGGCGGCGGCAACGCTCAAACACTTAATGATGACATTGTGCCCGATCCAAGCGAGTTTGCACTTCCTTTGTATGGAAAAACATCTTTTTCAAGATTTGCAATAAATCCCGGCAACTTGTTGCAAACCTCAACATTGGGCGTCATTGCACCAAACACGACTTTGACCGTTGTTTACAGATATGGAGGCGGTCTGTCGCACAACATTCCTCCAAAAAGTATTCGCGGTGTTGGAACTCTAAACATGTCTTTTCCAAATTCACCAACCAGTTCTGTTGCTGCTTTCGTAAGAGATTCAACGGACGCAACAAATTTGAAAGAAGGAGGAGGAGGAGATGATCCTCCAACTTTGGACGATCTGAAAATGTTGATTGGTAGCGCAAAAAACGCCCAAGGAAGAATAGTTTCTAATCCAGATTTAATTTCAAGAATATACAGGATGCCATCTAATTTTGGTCGTGCATTCAGAGTGGCAACCAGAGAGAACCCAAACAATCCTCTTGCTACAAGGATTTATGTAATTTCTCGCAATCAAAACGGAGAACTGGCCATAGCACCAGATTTACTTAAAAAGAACATTGCAAAATATCTCAATGAATTTAGATTGATCAGCGATGCTTACGATATTCTGGATGTTGCTGTTGTGAATTTGCAATTGGAATTTACCATTGTTGCAGACCCAGATTCAAACAACAAACAACAGATATTGCAAGGAGTTTTGGTAAAACTGGCTGATTATTTCAACATTAAAAAATTTGAAATTGATCAAGCACTTAGCCTTGAGCATGTGAGAAACATTATTTTCAACAACCAAGGTGTTGTTAGCGTACAGAATTTGCAGTTTCGTAACATAACCGGCACTGCTGGTACTCGTACCTATAGTGATGTTCAATTTGATGTTTCTTCCAACACCTACAAAGGACTCTTGATAGGACCACCGGGATCTATGTTTGAAATCAAATACAAAGAACATGACCTCATAGGAACCGTGGTGTGAAGTTTCTTCATACTTACGTTCATGCAAATACAAGAATTTCTACTTTTAGAACAACTCGTTACAGAAGAAGAACAAGAGTTGGAAGAAGCTGGTTTTTGGGACAAGATAACTGGTCGTAAAAACCAACCAACAGACGGATCAAAATTGGGACAAACACCAAGTCCTGCTCCCACACAACCTGCGCCTACGCCTGCAACAAGGATTGGCTCTCCTTCTTGGAAAGAGACAGCAAAACCATCTGAGCCAAAACCAACTCCAACAACACGGAATGATCATTTGATCTTGGGGTTGAAAGTTGGTAATCAAATGATCATCAAAGGTGCCGCAAAAATCAATGAACCAAAATTCTTTGACCAAAGAATTGGTCACGGTCAAATTATTGAAGGTTTGGTAAACATATATGATCTTATTGCTAGAGAGGCTACCAATGCGCCAAAAGCACAAAGTATGGCTGCAAAAGTAAGAGACAACCTCGGCGCCGCATACAGAGCTTTGGGTCTCGTGGCAGAAAAATAAAGGGTATCATGAGAAGAATTCTACCGTGCATTCAAGACGCTTATGTCACATCAAAAATAGTACAAGGCAGTCGTGTGTATGATTCCAACACAGGGCAAGCTGGTACATTGGATTTATATAAACTGTTTGATGAAACGTTTCTATCCGGCACGGTAGCGCCCGTTGAGATAAGCAGGGGTTTATTAAAATTTGACTTGTCTTCTATTTCTTCTTCTAATTTAACACAACCAAATTTTAAATGTTTTTTACGTTTGTCTGACATTTATTCGGGTCACCCTGTTCCATCAAACTATACCCTCTCTCTTGCGCCTCTTGCAAGAAGTTTCCAAGAAGGGAGAGGAATAGATGTAATTGGCTACAGGGATATTGATGCAACCAATTGGTTGTCTTCTTCGGTGGGCAATCTTTGGGCGTCTGGTGGGGTTATGGCATCCGGCACGCTTGGAACAAGTGATTTGGATTACTATGTTTCTGGTACTCTCTCTCCTTCTATTGGTAGTGTTCCACTGTGGGTTACACAGAGCTTTGCAAGAGGAGACGAAAACCTCTGTATGGATGTGACAACTCTGGTATCTGGAGTGGTTGCTGGAGTAATTCCAGATTACGGTTTCAGGCTTTCTTACACGCCATCTGAGGAAGAAAATGAAACAACTTATTTTGTAAAACGTTTTTCAACAAGACACACCAGAGATCATTTAACTCATCCGAGAATAGATTTGCATTTTGATGACAGCACGACAGACACATCTTTAAATGCCTATTTCAACAGACAGAACAAAATTTATATTTTCAATCGTCCATTCGGAACAAACGAAGATTTCTATTCTGGAAGTTTTCCGATGTCAGGCTCTTCTCCTTTGATGCTAACACTGGTTGGTTCTAAAAGCATAAACGTGTTGACAACGAGTTATAGCGATACGCACAAAGCGAATGTGACCTATTACTCATCTTCTTTTGTTTATTTTTCAAGTTCCTTCACTGGCTCCAGAGAACAGGAAGGCATTTACTACGCCACATTCAGTCTTGATTCAAATTCAGATTACCTTAAATCGTTTCTTGCGAATGATGAAAAGGCCAGTTTTTTGCCTTTGTGGCAATCACTTGATCGCACGGTTACGTTTACTTCTGCAAGTTATCTGACAATCAAAAAAATGATTGGAACGGCAAGCAATGTTGCGGAACGAAATTTTATGATGAATATCATAAATTTGAAATACCAATATTCTAAAAACGAGATAGTCAGATTTCGTGTTTTTGTTCAAGATTTTAACACAGATTTACGACACAACATGATACCAGTAGAATTAGCCTCAGAAGTGTATGCCAACATGCACTGGAGGTTGAAAGTGCCGTATAGTCAACAAATAGCAATTCCGTTTGATACCGTTTACAACGGAACAAAACTTTCAAGCGATGGCGAAGGTATGTACTTTGACATGCACATGGAAGATCTAGAGATAAATCAAATGTATGAGTTGGAATTTTTAATCCGTGAAAATAATCGTGATTATTTGATATTAAATCAAGGGTTTTCTTTTAAGGTGATAGAATAATGCCAGCCCCAAGAAACCTGCTTATCAACAAACCAACTTTGTTTGTTCCATCGGTTGTAAGATCTATTCGTCAAACAGGTGGAAATGTTCAGACGTTTACACTTTCTGAAATGTCTGCGTCGGCGTTGGGCAACAGTTCTTCTTACAGATACGATCTACAGGGTCACGGCCTCAAGTCTACTCAACAACTAAAAGTTGATTGGAGTGATTTTGCAAACCATGTTTTTTTTCATTCTGCACAAGTAAAAGTCAACGCTGCGGTAAGAAAAATATTTGATGTATTTCCTTTTGATGGAACCAAAGAAGAAAATGAAGTATTTTTTGATTCTTTAACTGGATATGAAAAATATGTTTATGATCTTTTCCCAAAAAATGTTGGTTATCTGTGTTTGTCTGGAACTAAAAGCGGTTATGAGTCTGGTGGTGGAACTTTCGTTACCACAAAAGATATAGTTGGTGGTGAATACCCCACTCTGGTTCGTTCGGCCACAGGAAGAAGTATCATAAATCCCGGTTCGTTGTCAATGACAACAGAGTTTCATTTATTTTTGCCAACCATTACAAATTCCAATCAGGTTATTTTACAGAAAGTTTCTTCCTCTTTTGGATCCAATAACCAAGGTTTTGGAATATTCCTTAGTGGAACTAGTTCCACTAGCACGGCAGATGTGCAGATGGTTATCGTGTCTGGCTCTTCTGTGCTTAGTTCTTCTGCTGTACCAATTACAAAGGGCGTATTTAATCATCTTGCTTTTGTGTGGGATCGTACTCCCGGTATCTCAAAAATCTATGGATTTAACAATCAACAACTTGTGGCGAGCTCAAGTGCATTTGAGATTGGCAATCTGCTGTTTGATGCAGCGCCAATAACGATTGGTTCTGGCTCGGAGATGGGTGGATTCACACCAATCAACACACTGTCCGGTGCCATTGATGAATTGAGAATCTGGCATTCTATCAGAACACCAGAAGAACGAAACACCTATCAAAACAGGAGCGTATATGCTAACGATGATCTTAAACTTTATTATAAGTTTAACGAACCTTCTGGAAGTGCAAGTCAAATAGTTTTGGATCATTCAGGTAATGGTTTGCACGGTACTTTGAATTCTTATTCTTCAACCGTGTTGGGCGTTAGAGAATTTGCAACCTCAAGTTATGCAGGCGTTTCTCCTGTCACCAAAGAACAATTGAAAAATAACCCAATACTTTTCAGCGCTGTACCAAGCATAGCTGAACTAACAGGTTCTTTAATATCTTTGGCTAAAACACATGACAACAACAACCCAAATTGGATTGTTAATTTAATTCCGCCGCACATGTTGTTGGAGGGACAGTACCAAGATGCTTTGTCAACCGTGGATGGAGATGTTGTAGATCTTTTGAACTACGGCACAACGGGCGTGAGAGATGCTTCGTTGGGCAAAACACAAGTGCTGCTAATGCTTCTGTACACATGCGCAAGTTTTTATGATGAGTTGAAACTGTTTTTGGATTCGTTCGGAAATATACTCGCGGTTGACTACGACACAAACGATACAGTTCCAGACGAGTTTTTACAAACCCTTGCTGATAAATTTGGCATAAAACTACCAAGTTTGTTTTCAAATTCTTCTGTTCAACAGTTTATCAATGCAGAAAATCTTGAGAACGGAGACAGAAGTCTTTTTGAAATCCAAAACAGCATTTGGCGAAGAATTTTGATAAACATACAAGACGTTCTTAACTCCAAAGGAACCATACATGGAGTTAAATCTTTTATTCGTTCTATAGGAATAGACCCAGACAACAATTTCCGTATAAGAGAGTACGGAGGTGCAACCAAAAGATCTCTCATCGGAGCAAGAGAAAAACGAAGCGAAGCGGTCGGAACGTTGAATCTTTCTGGCAGCGCTTTAGCTTACTCTCCTTTCTTGTCTTCAAGCAGAATAGAGCCGGGATATCCAACCGTTCAAGGAACAGCAAGTGATGGGTTGTGGACTTCTGGGTCGTGGACAGTTGAGGGAACTTATAAATTTTTCAGACCTTCTTACCCAACACAAAGCATAGCAAGACTACAAACAACCGGAAGTCAAACATATCTGCTTGCAAATTTGTTGGCATTGTCAGGCACAGGTGTTACCCTTTATGCTAGACCTAATGCCACTGGCTCCGCACCAACGTTGTCAATGTCATTAACCGGGTTTAACCCAATGGACGGACAGAATTGGTCAATTTCATTTGGAAGAAACAGAGGAGATGAATTGGGGCATGTTTCTTCTTCGTATTTTTTAAGAGCAGCACGACAGAGTTACGGAGATATAGAGGAAGCGTATAGTTCTTCTGTGTTTTTTGATGACAATGGTTTTGGTGGTTATGGCCTCAATCTGTTTTCTTCTTTAAACGGCAGTTATAATCCTTCTGGTTCTTATTTGGTTTATGGCTCTCAGTCATTTGCAGCATCAGATTGTTGTCTTAATTCAATATCTGGTGCAAACAGCACTTATACTGATAGTAAAATATCACAAATAAGATTTTGGTCCAAAGGCATTTCAGACAAAGAGTGGAAAGAACATGTAAGAAATCCAAAATCGTTGGGCGTTCTTAACCCAAAAACTTATTTTAATTTCGTCACGAGCGCTTCTGGTTCATATGAACGTTTGAGGCTGGATGTGCCTTGTGATCAAGCTGTCACCTCTTCAAACATTTCTGGTGAGTTGCAGTTGTTTGACTATTCCCAAAACAACATGCACCTGTCGGGGGTTGGTTTTGCACCTAGCGCGAATATCATTTCACCTGAGACAATTTACTACAGTTATTTATCCAGCCATTTTGATGATGGAGCCACAACAAACAAAGTTAGGGTTCGCAGTTTCCAAAATTTTGAGAACATATCAAACGAAGAAAACGATTATGTTTCTATGGCTCCAACGTATGACATAGAAAAATCAGAAGAGCCACAGGACAACGCAAGGTTTTCTATTGACATGTCCGTTGTAGACCTGCTCAATCAAGACATCATTACCATGTTTGCTAGTTTGGATGAGTTGAACAATGTGTTGGGAGGAACAGAGCAAATGTTCGCATCCGACTACAAAGACCTTGAGCAACTTAGAAATGTTTACTTCAACCGTCTTGTGGACAAAATACAAATCAAAATATTTTTTGAGTTTTACAAATGGTTTGACATGAATCTTGGCAAAACGATTGCCAATCTACTGCCAAGAAAAACGAAATTTCTTGGCACAAATTATGTTGTTGAGTCGCACATGCTGGAACGACCAAAAATAGAATATCGTTTCTCTGATATGTATTTGGGAGAAGATACTCGTCACGGATTGAAAGATACGATAACACTTCAGCAATTCGCGGGAAACATCTCAAAGTTCTAAAAGGACCATTTTCCCATGAGTTTCGTTTTTGATGATACCATCCTGCCTCCAACAAAACAAGTTTTAACCACAGATCCTAACACCGATACGTCAGCCTTCGGCAACCTTCGCCAAGGAATAGATTTGAAAAACATGTCTCAACTTTATGGTTCCTCTCAACCAAAAGTGTGGGGTGGCCAAGTTGATTCTTTTGGAGTCATTTCCCATGAACAGAATTTCAATACCATAGGTGATGTTACACCTTTCACTGATTTCTTTGGTTCGGTAGCTCAAGAAGATTTGCCAAAATTTGACATTGTATCTTATTTGACCTTTGGGTCTGACTATCGTTTTCCAATATGGTTAAACGGTGGCCCGCAGCGGCAACAAGAAGCTGCCATAGAACCATTGCCAATTGTTTTTAAGTTGCCGTCTGCTGAAGGTGTCAAACAAACAAGAGGCGTGCACGCCTCTTGGGATTCAGAAAATGAGCAATTTATCACAGGAGAAAGTGTAATGCCTTTTCTTGACGAAGGAGAAGAAAAATTTGGGGATTCTTATGAGGGTGCCGTCTTGGTGTCTGGGTTTGCTTCCAACGATCCAACCTATCAGTCTGCTTTTGAAGATACGACCCAAGAAGCCAACTACATAAATTTTTTCACAAATTTAAGTCAACCATTTGTTGATGCTTATGCTGCGATGTCAGGAAGCAACATGTCATTTGGTTTAACTCCTCCTTTTTCTTCGCGTGGCAATAGTTGTTACGGGCCTAATGCCGCAAGATATCGCACAGATAGTTTTGCTTTTGTTGGATTGTTGAGAGGAAGTTGACCAGTGCCAAGGACAGAAAAAGGCAGTAGAGCTAAATATTTGCCACCAAGATTGCAAACACAATTGGCTAATCAATGGAGACCCGTGGAGGTTGTTAAAAGAGTTAACAAAATGGGAGAACAGGTGTTGGTTTTCAACGATTCTTCTGTTTTGGACTTACAACTAACCACTTCAATCAACATACCATCTTGTTTGCCGGTAGGATCTCAATATCTCACTTCAGAACTAACAACAGGGATTTCAACAACAGGAGTTGTGCAAAGAGGAATAGCAGACAAATTTCTCATTCCAGTTACACCAAGCAGTTCTTCTTTTGAGCCGTTTGATGATCATTGCAACCCTGCCTCTGATGCCATTTCAACCAGAGAGCAATTTTATCTTACCGGCAGCGAAGTTTCTTTGGTGGGAGAAGGGTTTGAAACTCCTCTCTGGAGCAAAACCAAATTTGAAATTGACATCACTCCTGTAAACGATAGCGCATTTGGAATACAAAATTACACAAGCGGATCTTCAAATTATTTAATGTCTTACTGGAATAAAGACACAAGAAGATATGAGGGAGTTGGCAGTGGAAAAGAGTTTTCCACATACATTTCAGAAAGAAATGAAGCAGGGTTGTTGCACTTTTTATCCGAGAAAGCCATTGGTTTTGGTGCGGTTCTTGACGAAGGAACCGTTTCTTCAACAATCGTTAGTGCGTCTTATCTTGTTTGCAACCCAATAAGCAATTTTGGATTTCCATCCTCGGAAAAATATGAAGCAACCTCTTCTTGTCTGATACCAATGAACAGATATATTTCTGAGCCATTTCTACTGGAAAAAGTTGTACTATATTTCAGTGGTGCCCTCAACAACCACACTTACATTGGGTCCTACGCTTGCATTTCAACTTTTTTTATCCTCAACCAACGTGGCGCCCAAATAAACAATTTGGACATTTCTTTGACGTACAACTCAGCAAGTGTTTCCCTGATACCGCTGGTGTCGTCTAGTCACAACTTACACAGCACAAGAGATTTGGTGACTTGGATGCAGATTAGTAAAAATGCTAATTCAGGGGAGCCAGTTTATGATGAAGGGTTAAGAAGAGAAGCGACTTATAACTCGTTGTTTGGTTCGGCTCCGTTAAGGTCTGAATTTTCAAAACAATTTGTGGTTTCTGGCGCTGTGAAAAGTGCTATCAAATATGACCAAGGATATAACTGCATTATCAATGTCACATCTGATGTCAATCAAAAAACTGCCGAATATGCTGAAAGTTTCAATGTTTCTGGTAGAAATCTTATTGGTGACAATGGTCGTAGTTTTTTGAATCCTGACACATCTCCAACTGTGGTTGGAAACGCACGATTTAGCAGTTTCTGGACAAGCCCAATTACAAGGCAAATAAATAAAAGCTACAGCAAAGTAAATCCTTATTTGTTGTTGCCAACAGACAAACTCATTTTTGGTTGGCAATTGCCGTATTCATATCTCACTTTCAATGAAAATTCTTCAGATCTTCCAATGTATCCGGGTGCTGGTCCTGCTTTGACCGCAAGCATGAACGGGGTTCACAAAATTATTTTTTACGGTTCTTTGTTGAGAGACAACAAAGAGTTTCATGAATCATTTGAACAGTCTTGCCCAACAGATGTTGTAACGGTGGAAAATTATGGAATTTGAAGTAGAACCAAAAGAAAGTTATTACCTTTCTTACACAGACAAACTCATTTCTGGTTCCATGTTGCCGAATGGTTCAAGAGGGCTGGTTGGAAGTGCAATATCGGGCAGCACGGAACATCTTGGAGAAGTCGGGTTGTCACAATACTATGTGAAGCTGCTAAATCCGGGTTACAGGTCTTCCTCTTTGAGAGGAATAGGATTCATTAACCAATCAAAAATCATTTATGATTCAATTATGCCTTCTTTTCTTGGAATTTATTTATTGAATTCTGGTAAACTCGTAGCGGCAAAATGGGATGACAAATCTTGGAAGTATTCTATTCCAGCATTGTTTCCGTCTGCTTCTAGTGGATTAGAAGCGCCTCTTTTGAAAATTATCTTGACAACAAACGGTCAATTAACTGGATCCGACGGGCATCCAATTGCCGATAATGTCTGGCCGTGTCAGTATCCTTTTATGCAAAGATACAGCGGAATACCAAGAATAATCAACACAGAAAACCTTGTAGGTGTTTCAACCTATGAGGACAACATGCCTTCTGATACTTTGTATTTTTCGCCTGCCACAGAAATCACTTCTTCTACAAAATACATTTTGTGTTACTCGGATGGCTCCAATGATTCTTTGTTTAAAATAAGCGGATACTATAATCCAAAATTTTATCCAACTGTTGCACAAAGTCTTGCACACCCAACAACAACAACCACCGCATCTCTTGCGGGAACAGATAGAAATGATTTGTTAAAAGGGTTTTTTGGATTTGGCGCAAGTTTTTGTGTGGCCGACATAACGGGTTCATTGACAGAGTACAAATACTCGTACGGTGCCGTAATTCAAGGATGGAAATATGGAATTTATAACGGTATACCAACTTCACCAAAAGCGATCTACAGAATAGGCAAATTTGGTCAACTGAGAGATATGTTGGAGCCGAGGATTTATACCAAAACACTCAACCAAACAACCAACGCTTTTGATATACCAATTTCGGTACAATTCGTTTCTGGCACGCAGGCGTGGCTTACGGCAAGCAATCCATCTTCTCTGAACCCAAACGATCTTGGACAATTTGATAACGAGATGAGATCTGGCCAACCCTTTGTAGATGTTTGATACATATCTGCATGAGTTTTCTAGATCCGAAGACACGAATCTTTGACACCATCTTGACACAAGAAGGTAAAAACCAACTAGCCAGTGGTAAATTGAAATCTGTTTTTTATTCATTCACAGATTCAGCAGCTTTTTATGATATAACAGATACGTTCGCAAGCGGTTCCAAAGATTTCGCCGCGAGGCCAATTTTGGAGGCCAGCAATTTACCACAAGACAGAATTGTTCAAGAAATAGATGACAGTGGGAAACTGCTGGTACGTGAATTGAAATTTCTCAATGGTAGTTCTGTTTGCGTGTTGAACGGGCAATTTTTTTCTGGTTCATTCGGTGGAACAAAAACTCAAATAACAGATTCAACAGAATTTTTTAACGCCACCAACACGGTTCTAAGTTCATCTGTTGACAATTTCAAAAACTTATATTTGCTTGCACCTTTTCTTGAAGAAGAAAGAACATTTGATCTCTCCCCAAAACAAATCACCTACACCATAACGGATGAACGGCCCATTCCGAGTACAGAAGCCAAATCGGCAAATGTTGACATGGTTGAAAGTTTGTTTGCCGACAAAAGATTGTCGCATATTCCAAATTATCAATTTTTACCACCAGTAAACAAACCAAGACAAGGTACAACGGAAACAACTTCGTTGGGGTCTTTTGTCCAAATAAACCAACGTCCAATTTTTGAATTTTCTGATTTGACTCCTGAGCTTGAATCGTTGCACCGGCAAGGTTTCAAACAAGATGTTTTGTTTACAGAAACATCTAAAACCAACAGAATTGTTGGACAAATTTTTGAGTGTGCAGGGTCTCAGATGACAAAATTGGACGTGATAGATTTTGGTACATTTTCGGTAAACAACAATGCTTTCACAGAAGAGGACAAGCAAAGGGCAGAAGACAGAGGCATGACGGCTGCTACCAAACACGTATTCTTTGTTGGCAAACTATTCAGAGACAGTAACAATTCTGATACTTTTGTGAACCTGTTTACTTTGGTGTGGTCATGAAAATAACTCTTAAAAAAGAAAAAGAAATAATTGTGTTGCCAGATGATTTTTCGTTCCTACAAAAAATCATGAACAACAAATATGTTTACGAAATCAAATATTTGGTAGACGTTTCAAGGGCATTGCAAAACAAAGCCACAACAGCCAAGATAGTTGTTTATTCCAAACCAACAAAAACTTCTGTGAAAACTTCTGTGAATCCAACTTCTGCAACGATTCAAGAAATCCAACAAAGAAGTGCCATTTCAAAAAGCCTAGCTGCCTCCCAAGAGAATCCGCAGATTGCCGAAAAGATTTCTGACATAACTTCTGTCATCCCAAACGATAAAGTATCTGCACTTTATCGTGGCGTAGCCGAAGCAAAAACAACACGTACTATCTCCTTGGCTCGGCTGAAAGATCTAAGCGCACAAGGTCTTTCTGTTCCAGTTTACAGTGTTGCAAAACCGTCTGAAGTATCAAGTGTTTTGTCGGCACAAGAGTTGTCTTTTGATTTGATTCACGAAAAACACCAAGATCCTTCTGTTCTTGGAACAAGAAACAGAACAAATGCAACTGTTGGAAGTTTGATGGCAGGCGTTTATCAGCCAACAACAGTTTCACAAAATGCTTTTATCTCTTCTGCAACAACTGCTTTAAATCAAGAAGATATAGTGCCAATTCAAACAACGGCAACTTCCAATTACTATACAATGAATGAAACAATCCTGCTGGATATTACCGCTGTGAAAACACCAGAAGTGTTTGTTGTTATAAATTTGTACAACAACAATGGGGTTGTCATTGAAACCATAACAGGAACCATTGAGCACGCAAAAAATGTTGCTGTTTTGAAAACACCAGTTTTGGCGCCTGTGGTAAAAACACTTGTTTGCAACAAAGAAATGAAGAACACTTTGTTTATCAAACAAGTTGATCCAAATGCTGTGGGTGTGAAAATATTGAAAAGATTATTGAATGTCAATCAATTTCAGAAAGATGCCACCTATTCGTTTGTGGCCGATTTTCCACTTGTCACACGCAATGGCGAACAAAAATTTACCGACACAACATCAAATTATAACCCCGCCATTTATCGCGTGATTCCATATGGCGAAAATGGCGTACTTGCTTCTGAGTTTTCTGGTGTTGTTTGCAGAGCAAACAAACACTCTCTTAAACCAAGAGTTGCTCTTGTGGCAACCGGCGATTCCACAAGTGTTAAATTGGAAATAACTGAAATACCAGCGGGGTTTCTTTCGGTTGCAATTTATAGAAAAACGCCGGGACAAAAGAAAACTTTGGTTGAAACACCCAGACGCCTTGGTGGCCTGCAAACAAATTCCATAACATTTACAGATACAAGTGTCACAAAAAACAAAACGTATTTTTACTCTTGTGAACTATTGTCAAAAAACAACTTGACGCATGAAGCGGCTACAATTGTTTATCAACATTCGCCCGAGACAAGCAGTCTTGTTGAGGTTTCTTACGACAATTTCCAAGTGATATCGTCAGATGACGTAATGGATGTTCGTTTTAAAGTTTCGTTTTCGTTCAAAGAAACCAATGAAACCAGAATCAAAAACGAAATTGACAGGCTTGGTTTGGCCAACCTTTTTGGAGGAGACGTATCTAAGGAAAATTTGCAAAATTTAGTAGCCCACAGAGTAACAAGGACAAATCTCACAACAGGCGAACAAGAAGAATTTGGTCTTCTAACAAACGATTTGTTTTCAGATGCCGAGTTGAGAGAACTTAGAAACGTAAAACCGTTGATGCTTGGTTGCGAATATCGTTATACCATCACTACGTTTTTCACACCAATTACCACCTCCTTGAGCAACTATGTTCAAACGGTAACAAACACAATAAACCCAAATTTGTCTTATTCGTTTTCCCCTGCGAAATGGAAACATCCAATAGTTTCTCTGTATGGGAACATTGGGAATGCAGCTTCAATAAAAGCAAACCACGCTCAAAACGAATACACTTTTGGCACTGTCGGAAAAATCATTTCTGTAGATGCGTCTTTTAAAGAGAGTTTGCCAAATGTCTTGAAAGCATCTGCTTCGTTGTTAAATAAAAAACTGGTAAAAATTCAATGGCGTACACACGGCAATACAAACAAGATAGATCATTATCTTATTTCAATGATCTATCTTGGTAACAAATCAATAGTTGGGAAATGCCATAACATTTCTGATTCTGGCTTGTTCCAGTTTGTAGATGTGCTGGACTCAGGGGAGCGCGGGTCTTTGTTGTATCAAATAACCCCTGTGTTTTATGATTTTTCTCGCGGCAAAGAAACAACAACTAACAGGGTACAAATCTAATGGGTGGTGTAATCAATTTTGGTCCTACAACAAGGAACAACAAAACAGTTAACGTTGGAGGATTGTCAACGAGGGCCATTCCTCCAACTGCGTCAGGCGTTGGAAGTGTTGATTCTTCTGTGCCAACAATGTCAAGAAGTAATGGACCAATGGTGTTGTCGTACATCCCATTCACTTCCCCTACTCCAAAAACGTATCATTCAGACACGCTTACCCTGTCAGAAAATTTCGTTGTAAACAACAGATATACTCCCGTCCCTAGAAACGGGGTTTCTTCTTATAGGCCAGAAATAATCATGTTGTCTGATTATGAGAAACCGTTGGATAGAACGGGTTATGAACTAACCAAATTTGGCAAATTGCTAGACGTGGAATATCAATCAAGACTACTGCGCGCCGATACACTTGCAGGGATGTACTCGGCTATAACGGGTTCCTCTACCCTTGCCCAAGAATTGCAGAATGTTCAGATTGACTACACAAGAAGATTGGGCGTTATTGAATCTTCGCTGGTTGGTCAAACCGCAGATTTTGTAGAACTCACTGAGATTGCCAAATCGTTTGATGTGAAAACGATTCCAGACACCATGTTTGACACTTCTCGGTTCATGACACCTCGGTCATTTTTTGAAAGAGGTATGCAGTACCAACCTTCTTTGTTTTACACGTTCTCCGAAACAAAAATCTTACAACAAATGCTGTTTGATTTCAGACAATCGTTGGAAAGTTACTCTCTTGGTCTGTTTGACACAACAGACCAAGATAGATCAGAAGACAAGAATCCAACAACACTTGACAAAACCATTACGCGTAATTTTACAATTGAAAGTTTTCGGTCAACAAACACCCCAAGAAACATTCTTGAACAAAAAGAATTTTCTTCTTTCGTCGCTGCGCTGCCACAAAATCCAGATGATCGTTTGAAACTTTTGGTTCATTCTTTATCCAAAGAGTTGCGAGTCTCAAAAGGTTTGGCGAAACCAGTTGTAAAAAGAAAACTAACAGACACTTTTTTAGCCACAAGAGATGGAAATCCTTTTGACAACATGATTGGTTTGCCGGGGGACACAATTTTTGATGCTCCACTTGGGACAAGATCTCTGTCAAGTCTATTTTATTCCAAATTGAATGAAAATAATTTCGTGTTACCGTTTGAGAGTAAATTCATAGACGACAACCAGTCTACGTTTATTCCCGGCGTTCGTTATTATGTTGATTCCATTGTAAATCTGACAAATAACGGGGATTTCAACGTTCAGCCGTTCATTGACTATGCAAACAAATTTGCAACATCAATTGGTGATGTTAATCTTGTTTTAAGAGAATTGTTTGAATTTGAGAATTATTCAAACAGTCCTGCAAGCATTCTAAAAAACGCTTTGACAGCTTGGGCAACTTTGCTGGAAAATCTTTCCAATAAGCGTACAGTTCAAATTGAAGATGCTGTTGGATTTGCTTTGTTTAGGTTGAGTTCTACAGACAAGCAACTCAGAATGCTGCTGTTGAAATTTTTACTTTTATTAGGAGCAGCATCAAATGACACAAAACCAATATTCACAAGAGCATTAAATGAACAAAACGACAAAACTCTTCTGCCAAACCTATCTTCTCTGCAAAGAAAAATAAATTCCTGTTCTGAAGAAATAGAAGCCCGCGTTTTTGCTATAATGAACCCAGATGCCAGAGTGTCTGTTGCGTCGTTTGGAATCGTACCACAATCAAATTCCGATCCAGACAAAACCACCATTCTTGTGGAAAGAGGGGCCATTTCAAGAATACTAATGCTATCTGTTGGTTCTGTTAGAAATTCAATTTTCAAAGAATTTATCAATTTTTGCAATGATGTTGATCAAGAAGCGATGTTGAATGGAGACGAATTTTCTTATCTACTGGAAGACAACAGCGGTAGGACAAAATTCAATTATTTGAGTTCATCTTACTTGGTCGCGATGTTGTATGAACTCTTTGGAGCAATATCAAAAAGATATGTTTTTGTAGATTTTGTAAAAAACAATCAAATTTTATCATTCAATGTAGAAGTCAATGTGGTTGCCAACCACAACACAAAGATGATTTTCAATCAATTTTCTTTGCACAAACCACCAACCGGAAGCACCAGTTCAACTCCGTTGCCAGTTGGTGCCAAACAGTTGAATCAACAAACTACAAAAACAACTGCCAGCAGCGTTCTTGAGGTTGTCTTAAACAACATTTTTGAAAAACTTGAAAAGGAAGAAATATATGTGCAAAATGTTATGCATATATTGTCAGTTTTAAGCACACGAATCACACAAGCATCTCGTAGGGCAAGCGTTTATTTCTCATTAGAAAAAGCACAAGAGAGAGCACCAACTCAAGTTCCATTGGGCCAGTTGAAATTGGCAAACTATATTTTTACCAAAACCCCAAAAACAGGTTTTAGTGGCACCAAACTAGTCTCAACCAATGAGCGCAATTTGATTTTGTCTTTGACCAAAGAGAATCCATACAAAAACCAGAGAGTCAAGTTGTTGGTTGTTGGCATTCCAACTGGTTTTATTGACAATCTCACCAATCGTGCAAAACGCAACAAAATCAACAACCAAACATTTTCAAAAAATGATTTGGACACCTTCAAAATTGTTGTAAACAAAAAAATGATGGAATTTGATGACGTTGTGTTCAAACCACAAAAATTCCTGTTTGATATGTCTTTGTTTTACAATCAACCAACAGGTTTTGACATCACTTTAAACACTTCTTATTCAAGGGTGTTGGATGCTGTTTCCTTGTTTGATTTTTCTGATGGAACTGCCAGAACAATTTCAAGAAACAGTTTGCTTACAAATCAGAAATACGATTCTTTAAGCAGACCAGAAAAAGAATCGCTATTCAAAAATCATTTTGAATCGGGTTTGCTATCTTCTTATTTGCTGTTGGCTGCAAGTTTGCCAACAGCAGAAGAAACATTTGTTCTAAACGATCAGGTAAAAACAGATATAAATCCAGCGGTTGACCGTTTGGTGAAAAACTATTTTGCTGTTGTGAAAAACACACCCATTCCAACCACGGGCATTATACCGAAAGAACTCGTTGACGAATTGAATTTGATATCTTTGTCAAGTGGATTGTTTTCTGACAAAACATTAAACAAAAATATTCTTGGTAAAAAACTATTTGATAGAGTTTTCATTATACCTGTTGACGTAGACGATTTCCCAATAGATGTTGAAACAACAAAACAAACTTTTGCAGGTACAACAAGTTACGAAAACTCAAGAACACAAAAGAGAATTAAACGAGTGGGAGACCAAGAATACATCTCAAGAGACAATGAGGACTCGTTTGTTTTTGATGACCTATTTGTCTCTGTAGAAACGGTGAACTAATGGAAACCTCTTTGCCATCCAAAAAAATTGTTATTGTTGATTTGCCAGATGTGAAAAAAATAGATGCCTTATTCTGTTATAATTTTTTTGTCAAAGACGAAAGAATCAACACCAAAGGAGACATATCCGTTTCAGAAACGATTCCAAATAATTTTGTTGATTACAACAGAAGAACTCCAAGATACATCGCGCTTACTTGGAAACCAATTGTCAACAACAAAAGAACAGATTTGATCAATAAAATTTCCATTGAAGCTAATGCTGGAAAAATTATAGACGAACGAGAGTTCTCTACCGATGCTTTTTCTCATATCTTTTTTCAAGACAGTGGGATAGATGGCAGGATTGCTTTTTTTGTGCAAAAAGCAATCTCAAACATCGGGCTCCACCAAAATAACGATTCTATTTTGGGGCACGCCAGAAATGTAAACTCTTCCACACACAAAGGTGTTACAACAGAGTTCTTGGCCAATGGTTTAAACAACCCAAATGCGTTGGGTGTCTCGTTTGCAGACAATCCAAATGGTGTTTCTCTTTTAACAGAATTGAAACAAGTTGGCCTTAATACAAAAATAAACAGTAAATTTTTGTATCAAATGTTAAACGAGGTACAGCAAGATCCTTCTTCCCCGTTTTCTGATGAAGCATCTTCCATGCTTGACAAAGCACTCATCGTTTCAAAACAGTCACAAACAACGCATGATTCTTCTGTTTTTTCAGTAGAAGATTATGAAACCATCGTGAGAGATTACATTACCGTTAAAGCAATCAATTCACAAACATATGATCCAATTATTCAGCCTGTCGGTTACATTGTTGAAAAATGGGAAATTGTAGATGGAACTCTTGTCCCGTTACCTCCGATATATGTTGAAAACCCAAACATTTCTTATGTCGCAGATCAGCAGGTTAAATACGGAGCAAAATATACCTACAAAATCAAAGCAGTATCATATGTTGAAACAATCGCACAAGACACAGAAGAGAAGCAGCAATTGATTCTTGGGTTTTTGGTTTCATCTACTCCTAGTCCTGCCGTTGTGGTAGAATGTTTTGAATACGTCGCCCCACCACCACCATCTGACTTTAAAATTGTGTGGGATCACCAAAAAGAATGCAGCCGTTTAACTTGGTCTCTTCCGCCAAACTCACAAAGAGATGTAAAACAATTTCAAGTGTTTAGAAGAAGAAACATCTATGAGCCATATCAACTGATAGCAATGTACGATTTTGATGACAGCGAAATAAAAACACCTTATCACGAAACACCGGAACCATTCTTGGTTCAGAAAGTGGCGGCGCCAGTTTGCTATTTTTTTGACAAAGAATTCACCAGAGATACCAGTTACATTTATACCCTCTGCTGTATAGATGCACATGGAATTTCTTCAAATTATTCCATGCAGCTTCAAATCGCATACAACAAAACAAAAAACACCATTTCACAAAAACTGATATCTGTAGCTGGAGCACCAAAAAGTTATCCCAACGCGTTTCTTAACGAAGACACGTTTGTTGACACCTTTAAAACAGAAGGTTACACTAAAATGTCTGTTTATTTTAATCCTGAATTTTTGTCGTTAACCGACAAGGAAGGACGCGACTTGGGACTTCTCAAAACAGGAGTAGAAGATACGTATGTGTTACAGCTTTTGAACATTGATTTGCAAAAACAAGAAATTGTAAGAATCAACGTTCAAACTAGGAATTAAGAAAGAAAAACATGGGTTATTTACAAAATGATACAAATTCTGTTCTCGTGGATGCTGTGTTGACAGATCTTGGAAGACAGTACATTGCAAGAAATGACGGAAGCTTTTCTGTTGTGAAATGGGTGCCCGCTGACGATGAAGTGGATTACACCCTTATACAGAAATTTGGCAGAACGCTTGGAAAAGCCAAAATAGAAAGAAATACCCCTGTTTTTGAAGCAATTACAAATCAACAGTTTGCTCAAAAATATCATTTGGTTTCTGTGTCAAACCCAAATTTGGTAAGACTTCCAGTTATTTCTATGAATGGTGAAGGAGTTGATTCGTCAACTAAAATAGTATCAATTGGTAACACAACAGTAAAACGTAGAACCATCTCTGTCTATCAAGATATTTTGAATGAAACATCCATAGATGTAGAACTTAGAGATCAAGGTTTTGTTGTTGAGTTAAGTAATCAATTTTTGCAGATACAAGGTCTGGCTCCTGACAACATAGACGGCAATCAAAGGGCCACATACACTCTGCCAAGAGATCCCGGCGAAACTTCTGTGGGAGGTTCAAGACTCACGTTCACCATTGCAACTAAAGCCATATCAGAATCACAGTTTCAAGTATACGGGGCAAGAAATAACAAAAGTCTGATTAGTACATTTGTTCGCGTCTCAGGTTTGCAATCGGGGTCTGTACTTGAGTTTGAAGTTCAAATAACAAAAACAAACTAAGAAAAGAAAAGAAAATGGGAATATTCCACGAATTCGCACCAGATGAAATCAAAACGGACAGAGATGTTCTTGATCAGGCAATAGACTTTTTGCAAAATGATATTTCTGGCAGCACAACAAGAAAAAAGTATCAGCATTTCGTATCAGGTGGATTGGGACCGGGGATTACATCCTCTTTGTGGCACACAGTTTTTGACCAAGATTTCACTTTACAAACTGCCAATGCCATTATGGACATATCTTTCGGAATTTCACCAAACAGCAGTTTGGTTTCTGGCTCAAGAACTTACCTTGACAGCACAACCGGAAAATCCTATTTCCCATCTCAGTCGGTGATGATGAGAGAAAAAATGGATCTTTACAGGCAAATGGCTCAACAGTTGTTGGGTAATGCCAATAGAGAATTTACTTTGGTGAGCGGAAGTACAACAAACTACATTCGTGAACCATTGTTTCTTGGTGTCAAGCGTCTGTTGGGTAGAGACCGTATCAAACGAGAAACGTTAGGAATACATTTTTATCAATCAGCCGCTCACATCAATGGTCCACCACAAGGATCAAAAATCTACACAGATGTCGGATCCTCTGCGAACAAAGAATTTTCATTTGGCGGACAAGTCAGCACAATTGTTGACAGCGCCAACACTTCTTATCCAGTCGGTCTTTTCTATCTTGATCGCGGATTGGCAGTTCTTGATAGCCAAAGAATTTTTGCCGTTTCTCAATCGTTTTCTGGTTCTATTCAAGCTGTCAACGCTTCAGGAACACAAACATTTAACGGCACAATAAACCAGTTTTTTGTTTCAGCTTCAGTTGATGACATCCTTGATCATGTGTGTTCTGTCCATTTTTCAAACAGCACCTCAACAGCAATAGGGCTTCAAAGTGAAACCGTTTTGAACAGTACCATTTATTTTTGTAGGTTTTTGCCAGACGAATACAACTACTCGTCTAATCCAACCTACACGGATGACAACAACAGAATTGTTGTCATAGACCCCGGTCAAGAAGACTCGCAAAGAGCTTTTACTTTTGTCACTTCAATTGCTGGATGTGATGCCCAAGGGAACACTCTGTGGGTTGCCAAGCTATCAAGACCTGCTTTGAAAGACTCTCAGCGTAGCTTCACAATTAAAGTCAGACAAGATTTCTGATTCCCTAAACTTCTGCCTTATTTGTCAGAAACTACTTAATCTGCAAGTATGGCAATAAAACGCATTCTGCCAGAAGATGTAGAAACATTTTCTCTGCAAACACACCCCACCAGACATTACGTTTCTAGTTCTTTTGGCAATTCCACAGGAAAACTAAATGTATTTCCAAGGAGATCTCCAAGAGAAAAAGAAGTCGTCCCTTTGGCCATATATTCAAGTTCTTTTTTCCATGATCTTGATCTCAACCAACTGTTGCGCTCCGCTAAAAATGCATCAGACATCAGTGGCAGCAACCAGATGCACATTACCGACTACTTGTCTGCACTAAACAATCAGCAGATTTCTGCAAGGTTGCAACAACAGGTGGATGTCATAAGATTTACGCCGGGGGTTTCTTTGGACCAAGACGCATTGCGTAAATCTTCTATTTTAAACTCTTTGTATCCCTACTACAGAACAAGTTACCCAAATGCCCATTATGGCTTTACCAATTATCACTCTTTGAATTTTTTTACCAGTTCTTTTGTACCAACCGGCAGTTCTCTTTTGTATGCCAATCCAATCACATCTTCAGTGGATGGTACAATATCTGGTCCCTACATACCGTCTGGTGCTTTTTCGTTTGATTTTTGGATCAATCCGAAATACAGTTCAGATGAAGATGTTTCCCATTTTCACGCGGGAACCATATTGCATCTCTCCTCTTGTTATGCAGTTTCTCTTGTGACCGGCTCATCAAAAGACGGCTCTGGCAAACCTGATAAATTCAGACTTTTATTACAACTATCAAACAGTGCAGATTCTAGCCCCTCTTCTCTCTCTATTGGTGGTCTTCCACAGTTTGCTTTCGCCTCCAATGACAATTGTCTGATAAAGAATAACTGGCATCATGTAACAATTCGTTGGGGCTCGCTTGAATACAACTTGGGTTCTGGTTCTTTTGTAGTTGATGATGAAGAGGTTGGCAGTTTTGCGATTCCTTCTGCTTCCATAATACCACGCACATTTTCCCCCACGAAAGACGATCCATGTGTTTTGTGCGTTGGCAACTACTATGAAGGATTGAATGCTGGTAGTGCTAGCATGGCTTATTTTTTTAGCACAGATACAAGCACCAGAGAAGGATTGCAAGAACTAATTGTTGATTCTGGATTTGCTCCTTTGGGTTATAGGTTTGCTCATCCGTTAAATGCCGAAATCCATGATTTGAAAATCTACAGCAAATATTTAACATTAGACGAAATAGCAGATTTAAGGGTATCTGGTCCAAAAAACCAAAATGGGCTGTTGTTTTATCTGCCACCTTTTTTCACAAAAGAATCACCCACCAGAACCTATTACAACGGTTCAGGAGGTGTGTTGGAAACACCTTTCTACACTTATGATGGCACCACAGATATGCCATTTGCTGTTGGGATGGCTTTCTCGGTTGGAGGTCATTACACGAACCTTGAAAACTACACAAGAGAATTCGTGAATGGCGCTTACCCAAGACTTTGGGAGTTGTCTGGTTCTGTTATTAGTACAACTTCCGACATTCCACAAACGGCCAATGAAATTCTCTATGCAACCTCTTCTGTAAGAAAGCGCAGTTTAACTGTGCTGCCATGCGACAACGGAACTTTCTATCCAAACTTCAGCGGCTTCTTGGGGCCTTTAAATAAAAGTCAGTTTGTAAATGATCTTGGCAACCAAGATATTGGGAATGTATCTTTGCGGCATGTCATTCCAACCGGAAGCTTGTCCAAAGGAATGGCTGAAGATACATTAACAGGTTCAATAGTGTCAAACTTGCAAGGGGCGGGGCCAAGTGCCTTGACACTTCCAGTCGGAGAGACATATACCATACTTCAAAGAACAAGAGATGATTCATCCAATCAAACCGTTTTCTTTGACATAAGCAACCTTTATTATGGAGACAGAATCAAACCTCGCTCTTTTGTTTTGACAGATTCAAATCTATCCGGCTCTGGCGGTAAAGTAAGAATGACCATCAGAGATGACGGAGAAGGTAATTTGTACAGGGCAGATTCCACTGGTTCACACGCAACTTGGGCATCTGTTGGAAACATCTTCTACAATGAAGGAATTGTTGTTCTGAAACACCCACAAACATATTTCTTTGGCAAAGAAGAATTTTCCATTGATTTCCAAGGGGACAGAAACATTCATGTGTTGCATTTTAGTTTGTTGGCAAACCCCTATGAGCACGTCTCTTCTTCAAACCCAAGTTACATGCCAGTTAGCGCATCTGTGTTGGACACAGATGTAGACAAACGTTTTTCTTACATAACCGGAATCAACATTCATGATGACAACTTGAATGTCATCATGCGTACTTCTTTGGCACAGCCTATTGTGTTGAGAACAACCGACAGAATCATGTTTAAAACGCGTCTTGATTTCTGAACGGTATTTAAGAACATGCAACCACTTTTAGATCTGCTTGTTGAACGAACTCTACAAGAAGAGTTGTTGGACGAAGCTGCGTCTTCGGCACAAGACGCAATAAACAACGGTTTGGCTTTGTATGTTGATGATCAGAATGAATCCATCAGAATGATCCTTTACGAACCAAAATTGATAATTCCAAGAATTCAACAACGTGAGAGCGTAAGCAGCACAGAACTTGTTGTTGGAAGTATATTTTTTGAAACGGATGTAAGCGAGTGTGGTGCATGGGAAATCACAACAACGGTTGCACAAAAAGGATATGGCCCTTTGATGTATGATTTGGCCATGTCTTACATCGCTCCAGAATTTCTTATCTCGGACAGAAGACGTGTATCTGCATCTGCTAGGAAAATTTGGAACTACATGTTTACCGTGCGTTCTAATGATTACAACATCAAACCCGCCGGTTGTAGTTTTTACGACAAAAACGGTTTGGGAAAACCAGATTTTCTCAACTATGCCTTCTCAATCAAAAATCCGATTGATTACAAACCTCTTCTTTACACTCATCTTGATTGGCTTAAAAAAGCGGAGGATATGTACATTGAGGACCAATACGCGATGACCTTGGAAGGTGCTGCGGAAGAAGAGTTCAACAGAAGGTGGTCATGAAATTAAATCAACTCATAGAAAATGTGTTGTCGGAAGAAATTCTTGACGAAGCAGCAAAAACCATTCAGCAATCAGACCAAGAAAAATTGGCTTTGCTGTATCATAAAGATGGTCTGGGGAAACAGTTTGTTCTTTATAGACCAGAGGTATTTGCTTGGTCTTTCAAATCTGGCACCCAACTTTTAACAGATTCAATTGTAGGATTTATAAATATCACTTATAATCAAAACTGTGATGTTTGGTTTGTTCAATATTCCGCAGCATTAAAAGGTTACGGTCCTTTGATGTATGATATTGCGATGAGTGCTATCGCACCTGATTATCTTGGAGCCGATAGGAACTCTGTATCACTACAAGCTAGAAGAGTTTGGGCTTACATGTTGACTGTTAGGGCACACGATTTCAACACCAAAAAACTACAAGGTAACAAATGTTTAGCTGGTTACCAAGAAGAAGAATTAAAACGTGTATTTTCAATCAAAAATCCGATTGATTTTTCTTCTCTTGTGGCAAGACATGAATCATTGATGAAAAAAATGAAAAACACAAATGCCACAAGAACGCTGCTTAATTCGGGAGATCATTTTTTTACCGTAATGTCAGGTGAAACATGACAAATAACATAATTCGTACACTTACGGAACAAACACTAGATGAAGAATTTCTTGATGAAGCAGCCGTAGACATTGGTTCCGCTATTCAAGAAGGTTTGGCACTTTGTGTCAAGAAAAACAACACGGAAATTTATATTGATCTGTACAGCCCCAAAGAGTTGGAAGACCTCGTTGAAAACAATGACTACTCAGATAAAGGATTGAGCAACATAATTGTTGCGACAATGTATGCGGAGTTTAAAAACACTCTGGACGCTTGGGTAATAGGTGGTTCAGCAGCGGAAAAAGGATTTGGACCTTTACTTTACGACATCACCATGTCGGCTGTTTCGCCGGGTTATCTTACTTCAGATAGAAGCAGTGTTTCAAGTTCTGCTAGAAAAGTTTGGAACTACATGTTGACCGTAAGACCAAACGATTTTATCATTAAACAAATTTCTGACAACAGGGATGAACCTGCTTTGAATCATGCCTTTGCAATCAAAAATCCGATTGACTACAGCAAGCTGTTAACAAACCATGTAAAAACTGTAGCGATGTTAGACAGAATATACAATGTGAAAACACCAACAGTTTTGCACGCAATTGAGAGAGGGGGCAATAAATATTTTGAAATCAAATTTAAACCAAATAGTTGACAAAATCATTTCAGAGGCAATGTCGGAAGAACTGTTGGACGAAGTTGCCAAATCCATCGGAGATGCCAGTCATCTTGCTTTGTATATTTCACAAAACAACGAGACAACATTTGCCTTGTATGATCCCAACATTCTTGAAAACATGATTATAGACGGGTTTGCTTCAAGAAGCAACAAACTCTTGATGACCATTGGTACGATTGCAGCCAAAAAAAGCAACAATTACAAACACACATGGATTGTGACTGGTTCTGCGGCAGTTCAAGGTTACGGTCCTTTGATGTATGATATTTTAATGTCATACATCAAACCTGATTTTTTGCGTTCTGATTTGTCATCTGTTTCCAAGGCTGCAAAGAAAATCTGGAATCACAACCTAACTTTAAGAGCGAACGAGTATGAGGTGAAACCATCTCCTGCTCCACTCCATCAAAATGAACCTGCTTTGAATCATGCCTTTGCAATCAAAAATCCGATTGACTACAAATCTCTTGTTGAAAATCACAACAAAACAATTGAATACTTAATGAAGACATATTCGTATCCGATTGAAGACTTACAGCAAATTATTACCTCAAGTGAAACAGAATTCTTCAACGAGAAGTACAGGACAAGAGAAAAATGAAAAAAAACAAGATAATACGATCTCTTGCTGAGAACGTTCTTTCAGAAGAGTTGTTGGACGAAGCTGCAAAACAAATTGCAGATTTGGATTTTGAGGACATCGCACTCCTAGTGGAAGATTACGGTAGAGGAATCTGCAAATTCATCCTGTACAGACCAGACGTGTTGAGAGAGAAATATAGCGAAGGGTATGAGGCTGTTGCTGAAGCCGCGATTGTTGGCTATTTCAGCATGGCCAAAGACGACGACTGCAATGCTTGGGTTACGAAAATGGCAGGTGCAGAACGTGGCTATGGTCCTGTGTTGTATGACATGGCAATGAGTCGTATATCCCCGGAAAGTTTAATGGCCGACAGAAGAGACACCTCTGAGTCTGCACGAAGAGTTTGGGCTTACATGCTGACTGTAAGAGCAAATGATTACAACATTCAACCCGTCGGGCAAAACTGCAAACATGGAAATGAAAACGGTGACGCTGCAATGAGATACTCGTTCGCAATCAAAGATCCGGTCAACTACAAACCTTTGATTGCGAACCACCAAAGATGTATACAAAACATGGTGAATGACGATGGATTGAACGAAGAAAACATTGCAGAGCTTATTCAAGATGCAGGTTTCATATTCTTTGGATTGAAAATTGGTGGATGATGAGTGTACAGCAAATTGTTGAATTCTTAACCGAAGAAACAATCAAAGAAGAGATACTGGATGAAGCAGCCAGATCAGTTGGTGATGCTCTCAACGAAGGTTATGCTTTGTTGATAAAAGACGGAGGAGCTACCAAATTCATAGTTTTGTATGAGCCAAATGAATTTATTTCTTTGATGAATGAACAAGAATCAATAGAACCGGAATATGTTGTCGTTGGTTATATGGCAATAACTTCTTCTTACGAAAAACTTTGTGGTGGTTGGGTGGTTTCCTCCATTGCAGCAAGGCAAGGCTATGGTCCTTTGATGTACGACATTGCAATGAGTATCATAAGCCCACAATTGCTAACGGCAGACAGAGAAAACGTAAGTAAACAAGCTAGAAAAGTTTGGAACTACATGCTAACCGTAAGAGCAAACGATTACATGATCAAACAAGTTTCACCAAAAGGTGCTTGCTGGCACGACGTGCAACCAAATGACAAAGCTTTGAACTACATGTTCGCAATCAAAAACAAAATAGATTTTGGTAAACTTGTTGTAAACAACAAACAAACAATGAGGAAGTTGTCTGAACCAAAACTAGCAGAAGAAGAATTGGTTGAACTGGCAATGAAATATTTTGAAGGACGTTATTTTTCATGAAATCATCCTTGCTTTTAAAATCATTGACAGAATCGGTTTTGTCGGAAGAGTTGCTGGATGAAGCTGCTGTTTCTGTTGATTCATTGGCATCACAAGGAATTGCTCTTTTTGTAGATGATGATGGCACAAACCGAGATTTCATTTTCTATAAACCAGAAACACTGTTGAAATTTGTTACAAACAACCCAAAAGCAAAAGAAAAAGAATCTCTAAGGCAAGCTGCTCCACAAGTGATTGTTGGTTACATGGAAATCAAAAACGAAAACTTGGCTGAGTTTGGTGCTTGGAATGTTGGCTATGCCGCGGCCCTGAAAGGATATGGACCTCCAATGTACGATATTGCAATGAGTTCCATATCACCAGAATTTTTATCCTCTGATCGCAAACATGTGTCTCAGTTTGCACGAAGAGTTTGGGCTTATTATCTCACTAATCGGGCAAACGAATTCTACATCAAAAAGATGCCATCTGAAGGTTCTTTTTCCGATGAATCAAACCTTGGAAACGATGAAAATTTGAACTATGCATTTGCCATCAAACAACCAGTGAACTTCTCTTCCCTTGTTCAAAAAAACGAAGAAACCATGAAAACACTACAAAAAACAAATACTGAAATTTATCGCATGTTTGATTCAGTGATGATAAGAATGGCATTCCAATTTTACAGTTCCTTGAAACAATGATCTCCTATTGGTTAGGTTCCATTACATGAAAAAGAAGAAGAGAAAAAGTAGATACAAAACAGGAATCCACACAAGTGAGAAACTTTCCAACGGACCTATGCATTACAGGTCTGGATGGGAGCTCGTTGCTGCAACCTATTTTGATCAAGATCAAAATGTAGTTTCCTATTCATACGAATCCATTGTTATTCCCTATATTTCCAATTTGAAAACTGGTAGAGTTCGTAGATATTACCCTGATTTCCTAGTTGTCTACAAAGATGGAACCCGTAAACTGATTGAGGTAAAACGAGGAGACAAAATAGCCAACGCCTTGGTGATTAAAAAAAGCAACGCTGCTAGGGTATGGTGCGAACAAAATGGAGTTATATTTGAAATATGGGCAAATCACACAATCAAGAAGTTGAACGAATTGAATTCCTTGCAGAAGGTCCCTACGACCTTGGACTTGACATCTCAACAAGTTGCACTGGCCTTGCTCTCCTCACCTCTACTGGACAACTGGCCTGTCTTAAAGCTTTCCAGTTAGGTCCAAAATTCCCAACTCTCTGGGATAAGGCAGATGAGATGGAGAGGCTTTTACGAAATCTGCAAATTCCTACAGGTGGCGTTAGAAGGATCTTTGTGGAAGAAAATGCTAAGAGGTTCTCTGCTCAAAGCAGCGCCGACACGGTACTCACACTTGCCAAGTTCAATGGGATTGTTTGTTACTTGTCAAGAAAGATTTTCGGTTGCGAGATTCAAGACGTAAACGTTATCTCGGCCAGATCAAAGCTTGGCTACAAGGTCAAAGGAAAGAATCAAAAAGATCAGGTTTTCCAACAGACTCTCGCCATGCATCCTGAGTTTCCTTGGATCACACATATAGTCAAAGGACAGACCGTATACAACGCCATCAACAAAGACATGAACGACTCGTTTGTTATTGTAAAAGCCGGTCAATTGTTATTTCCTTCACACAATTAAGGAATAGGACAGGTGATGCATCCATGTTGAGACCCATTACAGAACAAGAACGTTTGAGTTATACCATCAAGATGCAAGCCGACAAAGCAACGCAAGAACTGCTTTATGATTTGTTGATCACACAAAAATATGATGGTTTTGTTGACATCTGGCCTGAGATTAAACCAAACAAAAAGAATACCTTAGTTTTGGAAATAAAAAGCAAAAAGGTAAGTCAATACACCTCCTTAACAAACTCTCACTCCACACGTTACCACATAAGTCAAAAACATGGTGGCGTGAAACAGTTATAATCATCAATTCCAACAGTCCAAGCTGCACCCTGTGCATACTCGCGGAGAAGTAATCTCTCATCTAGAAAAGATCTTTGGACACAGCAAACTGTCAAACAACGGTTTGAATGCAGCTTTTTTGTGTCCTGTGTGCCATGAAACATCCGGTGAGCAAACCAAGAAAAAATTGGTGATTAGGACAGATTGTTTTTGGGCACACTGTTGGGTTTGTCTTTACAAGAGTCGCAGTGTTCTTGGCTTGATAAAAAAGTATCACCCAGATAATCTTCATGAATTTATGACAGAGTTTGCGGATATGCTGCCTTCTCAAGAAGAGGAAGGACACAGCAAACCATTTTCTGCCACATTCAATGATCTTCTTGAAAAAGAAGAAAATCTGCACGAGAACATCTCTGTATCTTTGCCAAAAGGATTTGTACCTCTTGTTGGCACTAAAAACAAATCTGTTCAGATGCAAGAAGCAAGGGATTACCTTTTCAACAGAGGGCTTGAAATAGAAGATCTGTGGTATTACAGATTTGGTGTTGCAACTCAAGACGCTGAATATACCGACAGAGTGATAATTCCTTCGTATGGTACAGATGGGATTTTGAATTTCTTTACATCAAGAGCCATCAAAAAGAAAATCAAACCAAAATATTACGGTCCCAAGTTTCCAAGAGAAACGGTTGTGTTTAATGAAATAAACATAGACTGGACAAAAGAGGTGCTTCTCGTAGAAGGTCCCTTTGACCTTGTAAAGTGCGGTCCCAACACTGTTCCTTTGCTTGGCAGTGATCTCACAAAAGACTATTTATTGTTTCAACGTATCATTGAAAACAACACCCCTGTTTTACTCGGTTTGGATAATGACGCCAAGGAAAAAACTTATAACATCACCAAACTGTTGTTGTCATATGACATTGAAATAAGGCATTTGGACATTCCCAACGAGTACAACGATCTTGGCCAGTTAACTAAAGCCCAAGTGAAACAGTTGTGTGAAACAGCCAAACCAATAACAACAAAAGACCTTTTCTTGTACAGGTTAAATCAATGTTAAAATATTATCCCAATGTGTGTAATGCTGTCTCATCTGGAATATTACAAACAAATCCCAATGCAACCGAGACAGAAAACATGACCAACAAACCCGGTTATTTGTTGTGGATGATAAAAGAGATGCAATCGTTCACCGATAACGAAAAAGCTGCTAGGTGGATTGGATGGATAATTGCCCATGCAGAAATGTTGGGGATTATGGACAATACTGAATCAAGAAGGTTGGTCAGAATGGATGTAAAAGGTACATGAAAATAGCACACATCAGCGACATACATTGGCGCGGTCTCACGCGCCATGCAGAATATGTTGACGCTCACGAACAACTGTGTGAGCAGTTGAAAAACATTAAACCAGATATCATCATCAACACAGGTGATACTTGGCACACAAAAACACAAAACATCACACCAGAAGCAATCACAAAAGTTTCTTGGTCTTTTAAGAAACTTTCAAACATTGCTCCATTGTATGTTCTCCTTGGTAATCATGACGGCAATCTTGCGAATGATTCAAGAGAAGATTTCATCTCTCCGATCATTCAAGCAATGAATGATCCAAGAATCATTCTTCTTAAAAAAAGCCAAGTAACAAGTTTGTCTGAGTGGATGACGGAGGAACAGTATGACTACGATTACGAAACCAAACATCCGAGCGTTCTTCTTGGAAACAAAGTTCATCTTTGTGTGTTTTCTTGCTTTGACAAAGATGGTTGGCAAAACGTCAGGCGTGTTCCAAAAGAAGAAAACAAGATAAGAATCGCCCTGTATCACGGTTCTGTTGCAGGTTGTGCAACTGATTCAGACTGGAGAATGACTCACGGTGAAGAACAGTTGGATTTCTTTAGGGAGTATGATTTTGCTTTTTTGGGCGATATCCACAAACAGCAGTTTCTTTCCACAAGACCAGATAAAGATGGGGTTGCGAAACCTTGGATTGGTTATCCCGGTTCGTTGATTCAACAAAATTATGGCGAAGATGAAACCAAAGGATTTTATGTTTGGGATATCAGAGCCAAAGACGATTGGGATGTAGAATTTTGTCCTCTACAAAACAAAACTCCATTTATATCAATCCCTTGGATGGGTTCTGTTAGAGCAACGCTTGCAACCGTTGAGTCTCTTAGGGGAAACAGCAGTTTTGTTCCGGGCACTCGCGTTAGAGTTCTCGCCAATACTTTGATTTCCCAAGTAGAAAAAAGACAACTTTATCAAGAGATCAGAGAAAACCGTCAATGCGAAGAACTGTCTTTCAAAGAAGACGTGACAAGAAACAACTTGCAGTCCATACAAACTGGCAACGTCACGATTTGTAAAACAAGTCTGAGAAACGATGTAAATTCTCTTGTATCGCTGTATAAAGAATATGTTGCCTCTCATTTGGCAAAATTGGAGTTTACAGAGGCGCAGTTGAAAGAAGGAGAAGAACTTATTGCCAAATATGTGCAAAAGTTCAAAGAACAAAACAACGAAGAAAGCGCTAGAGATGTCATTTGGGCGGTTAAGGAATTGGAGTTCTCAAACCTGTTCAGATATGGAGAAAACAATCGTGTCAACTTCAACAAACTTTCTGGAATTGTCGGCGTGTTTGGGCCGAATAAAACCGGCAAAAGTTCTGTTGTTAGCGCTTTGATGTACGGTCTGTTCAACACAACAGAACGGGAAATTGGAAGAGCCGTTGGTCATTACATCAACAGATCTAAACGCTCTGCCAAATGTAAAGTAAGGTTTTCTGCAAATGGTACGAATTACGTTGTTGACCGTGCTCTTGCTTTAAAAGAAGTTAAAAAAGGGCAAGAGGATGTCATGGCAACCACAACCACTCTGACATTTAATCGTGTGGATGAAAATGGTAAACTTGTTCCTTTGGGAAGTGAAAACGACATCACAAGAAATGACACCGACAAAGTAATACGCAAAATAATTGGAACTCCAGCGGATTTCCAGTTAACTGCGTATTCAAGCCAAGGCGACATTTCAAGATTCATAGACCAAGGTGCCACACAAAGAAAAGCGATTCTAAACAGGTTCCTTGACCTTGATATTTTTGGAATTCTTAACAAATACGCAGATGACGATTACAAGGCCATCAATGCCAGAACTTCCAAATACAGCACAGTTGAATGGGATCAGGCAATTACAACGACCGAAGTGTTGTTGGAAAATAAAAAAGTAGATTTGGTAGAACTGGAAGATACCATCAGGGAGTTTCGTAACGAGGTTGACAAACTGAGAGTTTGGTTAATATCAAATGCGCAACAGGTGAATACGGATGAACTAAAAGCAAAACTTGTCAAACTTGAGCAAGAATTGCAGACGTTGACGAATGTTGATTTGAAAAAAGCTCACAAATTACATGAAGATGCTGTAATGTTGGGCGCAAAACTTGCTTTGCAGCTTGAAGAAAGCAAAACAGCATTTGAAAAAATCAACATCAAAGAGATAGAAAAACTCAAAAACAAACTGAACAACCACAAGGAAAACCTCAATAAAGTAAACTTGTCTCTTCAAACAGAATCACATGTCTTGAAAGAACAAGATAAAGCAGTAAAGAAACTTGAAACGGTCCCTTGCGGCGACATGTTTCCTCATTGTCGTTTCATTAAAGATGGACACGAGGACAAAACCAAAATCCAACAGCAGTTGGTGTTGGTTGGCGATTTAACAAGCAAACGCGATCAGGAGAATTTGCAGATTGTTGAATTGACAAAAATGGGCATAGACGCACAACTACAAACTCATGCCACCCTTGCGGCTTCTATAACGAATCTTGAAAGCAAATTGCAGCAATGCAAAACACAAATAAAATTGGGTTTGTCTGAAATTTCTGCAACAAAAGAAAAGATTGCAACAAAAACCTCTGCTAGAGATGAACTGGCCATTGCCGTTGCGAATGCTCCTGACACTTCTGAGTTGGTCGCCAAAAACCGTGAGCTTGCGCAAGCCAAAAAATTGCTTGCAGTGGCAGAATCAAGTAAAAATGATTTGTTAATGGAGATAGGTCAACTTGGTGCAAAAATAACTCAGCTAACTACAGAACGAAAAGAATACCAAGAGGTGTTGTCAAAATTAACCATTCTTGGAAGCGTGCAAGAGGCGTTTAGTAAAAATGGCATTCCTGCAATGGTTTTGAAAACACAGTTGCCGATGTTAAACAATGAACTTTCAAACATCCTGAACAATGTGGTAGACTTCAAACTCGTGTTAGAAACTGAAGTTTCCTCCAACACTTTGGACGTTTACATAGAGGATGGCCACTCAAAAAGAATTATTGAACTTGGTTCTGGAATGGAAAAAATGATCGCTTCTTTGGCTCTAAGAGTAGCGCTCAACAATTTGTCTTCACTTCCAAGACCAGATATGTTAATAGTAGATGAAGGCTTTGGAGCCTTGGACGAAGACAGCATTCAAAAATGTTTACAATTGCTTGTCATGTTGAAAAACCATTTTAAGTTGATATTGGTTATTTCACACATTCCGCAAGTTAAAGAAGTGGCAGATAAAATGATAGAAGTAATCAACACAGGGCTAGAATCAAAAGTAGAAGTATAAGGAAAAAAATGCACAACCAAATGACAACAAAAATCATTCCCGCCGACTACGACCTTTACAGCAGGATTTACAAAATGGCGGATAACATCTTCGCTGCCGTTCAAGATCCAACGCACGAAAACCAAACGAAAGCAGGTCTTTCGTTTCAGACGATATCTAATAAACTTTTCCCTAACGAGTATTCACAACTCATGGAGGCGTGGAGCGCGGCTAATCTTGATCCGACAAATGATCAACTGTTGGATCATCTTGAATCAACGTTTGATTCCTTGGCACAAAGAGCACATGCAGACACAACATTCTGACGAATGGTTGCCTCTTGACAAACAAAGGGTTGCCAAATTTGAAGAAAACTTGGTCGTTGTAAAACCTGTTGACAGCGACGTAATTGTTCCTCTGTTCTGTCCATTTTGTGAACTGCCACTAAGAACCGCCGACGATGCTTTGTCGTATCGTCAAGAGCATGTCTGCTATCTTTGTGATCTTTTCTGGATCAAGCCACATGGGGCCAGAATAAGAAATGGTACTTTAAACCCAAAGACTGACATGGCCGACAAATGGAACGAGTATATTGCCTCTAGAGAGAAACAGTACAAAACAAACATTTCACTTGTTTGATTGCTATTTATGAGCACGAAGGTAAATTCCGTGCCAGAAATACACATTCCACAAAAACCAGTTGCAGATAAAGCTACATTTGATTTGCTTGCGACTGTAATTCAGCGCACATTCGGCAAACAATCAAGTTTGGCTCGTCATCATTATTTGAGTTTTAAGCTCTTGGATGACAAACATGTTTCCGCCACATTTGTAACAATTTGCACGGTGAATCAAAAACATCCCATGCATCCTCTGATGAAATCTCACAGAGAAGAAGCTCTGGGTTTCATAAAAGACGAAATCAAAAAAATCTCAGAAGAGTACAAAGCGGAACGTGCAAAACGTGTTAACGAGGAGTCCAAAAAGACCGTTTCGTTATCCGTTAACAATGAATCAATTCATGAAGAGTTGGAATATACCCAAACAACGATTCATGCTCATATAAAAAAGGCATACTATAAACTCAATTTAAGATTGGAAATTGATTAGTATGTCTCAGAAGAAAAGATCCGCTCAGATAGATGAGATATTAAAATGTGGCCAAGACCCATTGTATTTCATCAGAACCTACCTTGAAATCCAACACCCAACCAAAGGTAGAATTCAGTTTGAACTATACCCATTCCAAGAAGATGTTATCAACAACTTCTTGACAAACAGATATAACATCATTCTAAAAAGCAGACAGTTGGGGTTGACAACTGTTACGTCCGCCTATTGCCTGTGGTTAGCGTTGTTTCACAAAGATAAAAACATTTTGCTCATCGCTGACAACTTCAGAGGTAGCAAAAACATGTTGGCAAAAATAAAAGTAGCTTGGAGAGGCTTGCCAGCTTGGATGTTAGAAGTTCTTGAACTCACGGCTCCAAAAAGTGAGAGTGCCACTGTTCTTGAGCTAACCAACGGTTCTAAAATAGAAGCTTTTCCCACCACAGAAGACACGGCCCGTGGTCAAGCAGCATCCTTCGTGGTTGTTGACGAAGCTGCAATCAATGCCAAACTGGAGGAGGGTTGGAAATCTATTCTTTCTACCACCACAGAAGGTGGGTCCATTGTTGTTTTCTCCACCCCAAGAGGTAAGACGGGTCAATTCTACAAACTGTGGATTGATGCGGAGGCAAAAAGAAACAACTTCGTCACCATGAAGCTTCCTTGGCACGTTCATCCATTCCACGATCAAGCGTGGTTTGATGCCGAGTCAAAAAACATGGATGACAGACAAATGGCGCAGGAACTTAATTGTGTTGGAGGTGATACCAAAATACTCACACCACACGGTTACTCTTATGCCAAAGACATTTGTGTTGGCGACGAGGTTTTAACCCACACCGGCACATTCAAACGAGTCAAACAAACGCAAGCAAGGCACTTGGAACAAAGAGAAAACCTGTATCAAGTTTCCACACCTTGCAACAGACAGGACATATTTTACATCACTGGTAACCACCCAGTTTTGTCTATCAAAACAAATGTCAGGTCAACAGGCGGCAACGCATGGGATCAAATTAAAATCCAATGTGTCCAACCAAGTTGGAACACATTGGATGAGTTAATCCCATTTGATAAAAATGCAAATAATCGTGTTTATGGATGTTTACATCCAATTAACAACAAACAACTTATTGGCAACATACAACACACACTTGACTTGGCGTCTCTTCCGGTGGCATGTGCAACAATAGGTCCAGAAAAAGTTAGCTATTGGCGACAGCGCACACCAGCCATTCCGAGATTTGTTAAAATTGATGAAAATCTTGGTAGATTTATCGGGTTAGCTGTAGCTGAAGGGTGTATCATCAAAAACACTTCTCCAAAAGGTGCTGTGACAGAAACGTTGCAACTAGCTTTTCACGTAAACGAACTTGACACTTTGGGTAAGTTTGTTGAATATTATTTGGATGAATTGGGGGTTACTTATACCAGACACATCCGTCAACACTCGGAATGTTTTACGTTGAGTACGTGCAATAAATTCATCATAGCATGTTACAGACATTTCGTAACAGATGGCAAAGCACATGAAAAACGTTTACGTTTAAATCATGTACTTGCATGTTCAGAAGAGTTTGTACGCGGCTATCTTATTGGCCATTATGACGGAGATGGCGATCACCCAACTGCCGTTAAACACAACAACCAAGGCAACAAACTAAAATTGGTTAGTGCCTCTTCTAAACTGCTGCAACAGGTTAGAATTTTGCTTGGCATGTACGGTCTTTATCCAAGAGTATGGTATCATCCATCTGGCAACTCGTATATTGAATTGGATGGTTTAGAATCATTACAGACCAAAACCATCCAAGAAGTAATGCGTGTTGGCAAGGAAGTTCTTGAGAAACCAACCAGTCGTACAAGAAATTTTGATGACTATGTTGTCGGCATGTTTCAAACCAAGCAAGTTGCGCACAGTGTTGTGAATGGCGTGGTTTATAACATTGAAGTGGAAGAAGACCACAGTTATGTTGTCCAAGGATTGATTGTTCACAACTGCTCGTTTGAAGCCTCTGGAAATACTTTTTTCAATCAAACAACAATAGACGCTGTATCTCAAGGCACACAACCTCCCGTCATGTATGGTGGTCCTCATCAGAAAGCCCTGACAGATTTGCACATATGGAAGGTTCCAGTACCAGATCACAAGTATATCATTTGTGCCGACATTGCAAGAGGGGACGCAGAAGACTTCAGCGGCGCCGAGATCATTGACATGAACACTTGGGAGCAAACATCAGAGTATCTTGGCAAAATACCGCCCGATAGATATGGCGAGTACCTTGTGGAATTGGGCTACAGACACAACACAGCTTTGATTGTTCAAGAGAAAAACAGCATCGGCCTCGCGACTGCGATCAAATTAAGAGATCTAAAATATCCAAATTTGTATTGGCCAGATCTCACACCAGAAGAAATGATGCTGTTAACTCCAGAAGAGTTGGCAGAAAAACTTCCGGGGTTTACAACAAAACCCGGAACACAACCCGGAAGCAGAGAACAGATTCTTTCCAACTTAGAAGAGATATTGCGAAATAAAAAACTGAAAATCTACTCCGCAAGATTCGCAGAACAAATGAGCAGTTTTAACTGGACAGGAAAACGAGGACAGGCTGCCAAGGGCAGATCGGACGATCTAATCATGGCTCTCGCAATCGGTTGTTACGTTGCTCCACCGCAAGGTTCTTTCCAAAGCAGCGTTGCAACAGAGGGAACAATAAGCGACTGGCACAAGGCTTTTTTGGCTTCTTTCTCAACTTCCAAGAGATCTATCAACACCTCTTTGGCTGGATTTGGTCAAGAGCCTCAAACAACGCCTGATCCATTTACACCTCAACCAACTGTTTCCAATCAATTTATGGCGCCAAGAACAGAATCTTACAACGGAGTTAAATTAAAACCGGGTGTAAGACGCGACCAAGTGGCTGCGGATCAATACCTGCGCAATTCTTTTGCTTGGATGTACCAATAATGATAACATGATATTGCCGCGTGGTAATATCGTTCTATGAATCAAAAACAACCTGTCGTTTTATTTGTTTCACCGTCTGACCCTTCTGGCGAATACGCAGCGGAAGAAAAGATCTGTGGTCAACATTTCGTAATTGTTAATTCTCGTATGAAAATAACAGGAGGCGATTTGGTGATCGGAAGATATTCTGTTCTTCCGATGTACCGACAACTTGAAGCAGATATCAAACATGTTGGCGGAACTCTTGTCAACTCCTACAGACAACATCAATATGTGGCTGACCTGCAAAATTGGTACGCAGACATTGAAGACTTAACATTTCCAACTTGGTTTAATATTCCGTATCTGCCAGACAACTGTGGACCAGTTGTGGTAAAAGGGGCTACAAACAGCAAAAAAGACAGATGGAATACACACATGTTTGCGAACAACAAACAAGAGGCAATCCAAGTGTCAAATCGTTTGTTGGATACTTGGATTGGTGAAGAGCAAACTCTTTATGCAAGAAAGTATGTGCCTCTTGTTCAATTTGCAACAAGTTTCAACGAACAACCAATCACATTGGAATACAGGTTTTTTTGTTTGTACGGTAAAATCATGGCCTCTGGTTACTATTGGGCCGCTTGGACAGAAGAATTGAAAGGTAAATTACCAGTTTCCATTCCAACAGAAGCTACCCAACTGGTTGAAAAGACTTTGGAACGGATTAAAGAAAACGTTAATTTTGTGGTTGTAGATGTTGCCCTTGCACAAAATGGAGTTTGGTACGTGGTTGAACTGAATGATGGTCAAATGTCAGGATTGTCTGATTGTGATCCAAATGTGCTATATTCAAACATGAAACACGAGACTTGGGGCAAACACTTCAAACCAGTCTCTTGATCAGTTAGAATAGCTTTGCTTGTTTCAAACTTCTGATAAGAAAGAGAATCACATGGGCGCCGAGAATCTGCCTCCTACATTTGCCGCTATCACTTTTCAACTTGCCAAAATGTCAAAACAAGAAGTGGAACCACTTGCCAGAAAGGTGGCAATTCTACACCCAATTCTCAAAGAGGCGACAGAGACACTTGCCAGAGAACTGAAATCACCAACAGAGCCGACAGTTGGAGAAAATGTCATGCACATCAACCCCATGATTCCAAGAGCTTTCAACGGGCTTGAGGAAATGACGAACAATCCAAGGGCAAGTCTTGATGAATATCTTGACATGGTGATTTCTCTTGCAGAAAGCATTTCTGCAATCATTCATGCAAACATTGGACAGTTTCACAGCAAAGCCGTGAAAGAGCATTGCAAAAATCTTGGCATGGGACTTGTCACACGCGGACGCGTGCAAGAGATCGTTGGCGCAATTGCCAACACTTACAACAGGTAATCAACCCAAACCACAAACAGATGGCAGTCCGGTCAAAGGATTGGGGCTACCATATCCAAAATCACTGGAGTTGGCACTGGCCGACAAAACTCCTGCCGCAGCGGAACCTGTTAAAGTGGGGAACATTTTTCTCCTCACCATTGTGAGTCCCGCTTGCACTTGAAAATTGCAACTTCCGCCAATTCCCAACAGATACAAATCTTTAACGCGCCAATCTCCTGTGTAAGAACCGCTTGGCGCTAAAGTAAATCTGTCTCCACCTTTTATACCATTTGCAGTCCAGCCTACACCGAGATAGTTTGTTCCAGTGTTGGTAACTGTTAAAAACCTTGTAACAAAAGGAAATGCTATTTGCAACGGAACTGTTGTTGAAGTTACAACAGAAGAAGTCGCATAAGGCAAACCTGATATTTGATATTCCCCAACAAGATTGGGTCCTGGCTCTGGCCACTGTGTAGTCATGATGTTTTAATTAGCCTTGCCGATCAAGATCTGGATTGCTGCCTATTACTTCAAAGTGATCTGAAGATATCCAAGCAATTTGTCTGTAGTTTTCCCAATAGACTGGATACAGATTTACATAATCTGCTCCCATTGCGTGTGTCTTCTCATACCCTTTAAGGCTGCTCTTGGGGGTTTTGCAGGGATGTCCATCAATAATGCCACAACTACCCGGTTTGACACCTCCACAAAACTGCGGATTAACACAACCCGAGTTGTCAACCACGTAACGATTTTGGGAATCAACCGCAACGTTGTAAATTGGAATGGGTGATTCTCCATGAAACAATCTGCCCAACTGAGCTCTGACTCTATCACCTTGCGCCATTGTTTTTCTCCTTTAAAGTAATGTTTCCGAGGTGATCTATTAAATAATCCACTTCCTCTTCTCCTTCATATAACCGGCATTCTCCGGTCCAAGTCATCATTCGCGGTGTTACTTGTTCGCCACACAATTCAGACAATTTGGCAGCGAATGATTCGGGCGTAAGTTTGAAATAAGCAAACAAGTCTTCTGCCGCCTCGGGCGTCATTCTTACAACTTTATTCGCCATGAACTTCTTCCTTGTCTTCGTTCAACACAACAGCATTGCATGTTAACATCAATCCAACAACACTTGCTGCGTGTTCAAGGGCAAATCTAGGAACTTTCACAGGGTCAATAATTCCCCACTCAACAAGATCCCCATAACGATGCTTGCTTGCATCGTACCCAAAATTGTAGTTTCTCTCAAACTTATCCGGTGTTGTGTCACCGAATCCTTGGGAGTGGGTACAGATCATGTTTCTTGGATCTACCAACTCGTGCATTACAACACCGAAATTTTTACCAGTGTTTTCAACGATTGTTGCAAGAGGCGCTTTGCAAGCATTGACAACGACCTGTATGCCAGCAAATTCATCATCTCCAAATGAAGCTGGAGCTATCTTTTTGGCATCGGCTGCAAGATCTGTGGCCGCGTAAAACAAAGCAGTTCCACCACCGGGGATTATTCCTTCTTGCACAGCGGCAATGGTTGCGTTCAGCGCATCTTCCACACGATCTTTCTTTTCAAGAATTTCCGTTTCGGTAGAGCCACCAACCCTTACAACAGCGACGCCTCCTGCCAATTTCGCAAGACGGCGTTTGTAGTTGTGTCGTCTCAAATCGTCCATTGTGAAATCTGTTGCTAACGCAGAGCGTAGTTGTGAAATTCTTTCATCAACAGATTTTTTAATGGTCTCACTTGAATTGCCAACAATGGTGGTTGCGTTTCTGGTGATGATCACTCGTTTACAAGTTCCAAGCTGAGAAAGATCTGCGTTTTTTAATGCTTGAGGATTTGAAGCATCAAACACCTGACCACCTGTGACCAATGCGATGTCTTGTAAAATGTCTTGTCGGTTATCGCCATACGAAGGAGCTCGTACCGCGCAGGCGTTCAAAATACCTCTCATTTTGTTGACAATTAAAGTGTGCAAGGCTTCTGCTTCAATCTCGTCTCCAATGATCAACAAAGATTTTCCTGAATTGGCAACCTGTTCCAGTAAACCAACAATTTCTTGAAGTGCAGAGATTTTTCTATTTGTTATGAGAATAAATGGATCTGTTGCTTCAAAAGTATTTTTTTCTTGATTGGTGATAAAATAAGGAGAAACGTACCCTGAATCAAACTGCATTCCTTCAACCACCTCCAGTGTTGTAGCAAAGCTTTTTGCGGCTTCAATTGTGATGATGCCATCTTGGCTTACTTTTGAGATGGCCGAGGAAAGCAACTCTCCAATTTGACGGTCGCCATTTGCTGAAATAGTGCCAACACTTACAATATCATTGTCGTTTCTGATTTGAATCGCGTTCTTTTTTAAATGCTCAATAATGTTCGCTGCCCCAAAATCAATTCCTCGTTTCAAACCAATGGAACTTCTGCCGGAAGCAATCATTTTCACGCCTTCTTGAAAAATGGCGTGTGCCAAAACGGTTGCCGTTGTTGTCCCATCTCCTGCTTGTTCGTTGGTTTTTGCGGCAACTTCTTTGAGAAGTTCTGCCCCAATAGAAGGAAGTTTTTCTTTAAGGTTGATTGATTTGGCCACCGTAACACCATCTTTGGTGATAAGAGGACCACTCATTTCTCTGTCAATAATAACATTGTGACCAGAAGGTCCCATTGTTGATTTAACAGCCAAAGCCAATGTGGTTGCACCCCTCAACATGGCGTCATGAGCCTCAGAACCAAAAACCACATCTTTATTTGATTTTGCACTGGCGACAATGGAAGATAATTTAGTCATGTTTATACCGCTGGAACCATTCTGCCGTCGGGCAATTGAACCATTACTTCGTTGCTGTTGTTGGGTGACATTTGAGATGCAATTTCATCAAACAACTCTTCTCCCGGTGAACCATTAGATTGTTGGGTTTGATTCTGACCCAACAAATGTCCATACCATTTTTGTGACATTGTTGTCGCGTTACTGCAAGCCTCATCCAAAATCTTTGTGAAATTGGTCAAAAGATGATCTCTAACCTCATCCACACTGCTGAAAACGTCTGTGTCTATTTTTGACAAATCAATTAGTTTTGCTTTATTTGGTTCACCAATCAAAACTTTGTATGTGATTTGTTCACCGTCAATTCGTTTGCAAACATTCTCTTCATGAATTATCGCAGGAACAATCGTTTGATTCTTTTTGGAAATAATATATACAACTTGTCCTATTTTCATGGTTTCACTGTGTATTCTGGAGTGCTTTCATGTACTCCTCTGTTAGAATCAGAATGGATTCTCCGGTGCTTGTGGTGTATGGAGTAAAATCAAGATTGAAGAATGCATTCTTCAACTTGGATTCATGCGTATGCCCACTGTATGATCTGTATAATTCCAGCAGTTTTTTTACTGCACCATTGTTGAGTTTCATGGGAACAATGTCATCTACTGGTTTCCCTCGTTGTGTTCTTTCCAACAGAAACAGTTCTGTTTCTACCAGCACTGGTGCGGACTCTTGTCTTGCATAAACAGACAATCTCACATCAGAAAACGATTTAATCAGTCGTGTTTCTTCTGTGTAACCACCTTGATTGTGACAAATGGTCAACAGTTTAACAATAACGTTTGGGTGAAGTCTCATTTGCGAGCCTTTCTTTTGTCTTTTTTTGTTTTACGTTTCTCTGAAGCAGATTTAACAGCTTCATACGCTTCTTGCATTTTGCCAATGCGTTCTTGTTGAGAAACCTCGGCCGCGGTGCGTAGTTCTTGCTCTTTTCCAAGAACTCTTTCCATCACTGCCGCACCATCTTGCTCTGCTTGGTTCTTTGGTTTCATCCCCAATGAACATCTTACAATGTCGTGCAAAGAAGGATCAAGACGAAGAAACAAATATTCAAGATCAGCATATCGGTGAGGAATTTGATCCACAATTTCTGCTGGTTTTCCTTTGCTGTCTGGCTCATATTCTCCCGTTCGTTTGTATTCAAACACAAACAAAACAGGAGGCATTTCTTTTGTTTTTGGAACATCAATATAAGGGATAGGATTTCCTTTCCCGCCTACGCTCGGTTCCTCGTAAAGAATTTCTGGAATTGTATCCCATTTATATTGTGGTGGGATTGGAGTTGGTGTAAGTGTCATGTTAAACAACCTGTTTCAAACAGTCCTTTCAAGGATCTCAACCAACAGATCGTAAGTTTCTTTGTGTTGTACCTTTGCTTTGAGCGCAATTGTTTTCATTGCCAACTGCAATGTTTTGGTATCAAGTTTTTCTGAAAACTCTGTAACAAGCGCTTTCTCATCTTCTTTGAGAAGTTCTTGTTCGTTTTTCAACGATTGATATCTTTTGATAAACTCTTCAACGATCGGCTGGAGTTCTGTGATTGACATTGGTTGCGCGTTGGCAACTTCTTCTTTGTTTTTCTTTGGGCGTCCCATGTTCTTGTGGGATATTAAGGCAGTTTTGAGACGCGGTGTATAAACGAAGAAAATAGATTACGCAATTTTGAGAGAAGAAATCTGAGAGATTGCTTTGGTTATTGCCGTCGCAGCACCGGGGGCCATAGTTTTAAGTTTTTTTAACATCTCAATATAGTGTTTTTGATAATCTGTTTTTATTTTTACCAAAAGTGCTTGTTTGGTGTTTGGAACATCATTTGGTGTTATTTGTTTGGAACGATAAGAAGCGTTTAGTTGTTGTTGTACAGGCGACAAAGATCCTTTGGTGTGCTTCAACAGTTCCTCAAAAGTTGGAATTGCCAAAAACTCTTTTACCTGTTCAACGATAGAACCTAGTATTTCGTTTTGCACGCTTTTCACTTCAGGCAACTCCAAAAGTTTCTTTGCCACTTGTGGGTTGGATGCCATTTGTAGAATCTGCTCATTCCCTTCTCGGATGAGTGACTCGTGTTGATATAGTTTTGGTCCGAATAAACTGTTCATTTCTTTACTGGTGTACAAATTTGTTCCAAGCCCGACAAGTTCCAACAACCCTTGAGCTACCGCAGGCGTTTGCTGCACGAGTTTTGCTCCAAGAAACAAAGAAGGGTCCAACAAAAAAGCCATACCTTGCAAATCGTGGTCGTGCAGATATTCTATGTTTCGTTTGAGAACTTCCGTGTATTTGTTCTCAATTGCTTGTAGTTTGGCGTTTCTTCTTCTCAAGAGAGATTGATAGTCCTCTGTGTTGTAAAATGGAACCAAGAGTTTTGGTACGTTGACCAAAACTTGCCGAACTATCTGTTGCGCCGATGCAGACAACATTTTCAAGCCATACATTGCAGTATGGTAAATGTCCGTCAAGGGTTGAACAAAAGTTTGGTACAAAGCATTACCATAACCATGCCCACTGCCACCTCCACCGTAACCCATAGAATCGTAATAGTCGTTATAAATCCCAGACGGGTATGCCCCACTGTCATCTCCTCCGTCATCATCTTCTAACAGCAAAGACTCTTGAACCATTGATTCAATGAGTCGTTCAAGTTTTTTCATTTTTGGATCTCTTTCTGTTGTATTCAAACAATGCCCAACCTTTTGGTTTGTAGACCCAATTGGAGTCATGAGAACGTCCATCTTGAATGAATGGACGCACTCCCGTGACTTTCTCCCAGAATTCAATCACTGCTTGGTCATGATCGTTAACAAAGTGTTTTTTTGTTCTTGGGTGTCTTCTTGAAAACAAATCTCTTTCTTCGTTTTCAATACAGTGCAAAATCTGGTTTTTTATTTGAACCCAATCTGTGCAGTCGCTACCGATGTATCGGGCGACTTCTACGATCTTTTGTTTCAAATTTTCTGACAGCATGGTAGAAGTAAATATGGTTAGTGGAACCTAACCAATAGGAGAGAAAAGAAGAATGATTATTGGCTACGTAGGCGGTGCTTTCAAACCTGTGCATTTAGGTCACTGGAGTTTAATAGAGAGCTCCGCTTCCGTTTGTGAAATCACCAAATTGTTTGTTTCAGATCAAGATCGTCAAAGACCCGGAGAATTTTTTGTTTCTGGCAAGAAAATGAAACAAGTGTGGGAAAAATATCTTATTCCCACACTGCCACCATCGGTTGTTTTGCAGTTTTCCACAACGAGCCCTGTTAAGGACATTTATCTTGCTTTGAAAGAAGAAGATGATAAAAACAACGCACATTTCATTTTCACAGATGAAATAGATGCCAACAGATACACCTGTTCTAAAATAGCTTTGTTTGCACCGAATCTGGTTAGCAAAGGTTTGGTGCAGGTGCATATTGTTCCAAGAATTACTTCTGAATTTTTATCAGGAACAAAAATGAGATTTTTTCTTGCATCTGGACTATTTGATGATTTTGTTGCAGGCTTGCCTGTTAAAGTCCGTCATTGTGGTAAAGAAATTTGGGAGCTCCTTCTCAAAAACTAAAACCCATGCGGGCTAGTTAAACCCGCATGAACACAGCAAATGAGAATTTTTATCAGCGATTAAACAGAATTTTTCGTTCTGGTCCTGCTTTAAGAAGAAAAATTAAAAACCAAAACCTGAATCAAGAGTTAACGAATGCTCAAAGCATTCATCAAACAGGTCAAAGTTTTTATGGAGGTAAGGGTGGCACGCCTTTCAATATGCTTGGTGCATATGCTGCAATTGACCGAGAAGTAAGATACAGAGAATACGCAGAGATGGAATATGAAGGGGCAATATCAACTGCCCTAGATCTGTTTGCAGATGAATCATGTTCGGGAGATGAAAACGGTCGTTGTTTTCATGTGTTTTCAGACAACACAGACATTCAACGTGCTCTTGAAGAGTTGTTTTATGATGTTTGCAATGTTGACTTTGAGTTGCGGAGATGGATTCGTAACTTGGTTAAGTATGGAGACACGTTTTTGCACGTAGAGGTAATGCCCGATGTGGGCGTTTCACTTGTTGAGACGATCAAGATAACCGACATTGAAAGACAAGAGGGATATGATCCAGAAGATCCTTATGCTGTCAGGTTCAAACTCACAACAGGTGGTGCGGGCAAATATCTTGAAAATTGGCAAGTGCTGCATTTCAGAGTCGTAAGCAACGACATTTTCATTCCGTATGGTACATCTTTTCTTGAATCGTCAAGGAAAATCTGGCGTCAACTGGTCATGTTGGAAGACGCCATGTTGGTTTATCGCCTTGTAAGATCTCCTGAAAGAAGGGTTTTTTATATTGACGTTTCTGGTATTCACCCAAACGATGTTCCAAACTACATGGAACAGGCCAAGCAAGCGATTAGAACAAACACTTCAATAGATCGTTTAACAGGAAGATCCGATGAAAGACACAACCCAATTGATGTTCTTGAGGATTACTTCCTTCCAACAAGACCAAACAGCGCGACCAAAATTGATTCGCTTGCTGGTGGTCAACACGTAAGTGCGATAGAAGATGTTGAATATATTCAAAAGAAACTCACGGCGGCACTAAAAGTTCCGAGAGCGTATCTTGGTTATGAAGATGGTTTGTCTTCCAAAGCAACTTTATCTCAAGAAGATATTCGTTTTTCAAGAACCATCACTAACCTTCAGAAGATCATCATTGCAGAGTTAAATCAACTTGCAGTTTTGCATTTGTATGCAAAAGGCTTTGATGGAGAAGATCTTCAAGATTTTGAATTGAAGCTTTCCAATCCAAGCACCATTGCGTTGCAACAAAAGCTTAACATCTGGACGCTTCGTTTTGAAAACGCTTCCAAAGCCAAAGATTCTGAGTTGGTTGATGAAGAGTGGATTCAAAAAGAAATTCTTGGATTCAGAATGGACACAATCAACAAGATACGTCTTGGTCGCGAGAAAGATGCTTTAAGAAAGAAAACACTTGAGGCATTGGAGCCCCCAAAGAATGAAAATGGAGAAGATACGTCCAGTTCTTTGGTGGACGTGTTTGATGCGTCCAATTATCAAATACCAAACACAAAAAACAAAACACCAAACAGCAGCAGCAATCAACAGCCACCCGCCACAAACAATCCGCAGATTGCTCCAAGGCCGTCTCCTTTGCCTTCTGAGGAATCAGAACAGATTAAATCTGCAAATTCATCAATTGGTTCCAAGGTTCCAATCAATCCCAACATGTCTCCTTCACGAAACACAAATAAAAAACGTGATGGTTCAACATTCAACCTCGTTGATTTTAGAAAAATGTTGGATATGAACTTGGAAGAAGATGGATTTTTGAAGCGTGAATCTTATCGCGATGGCAGAGTTAAGAAGTCTGGAATACCAGAGAGTCTTGGTCGTAATTTAATTTCAAAGTTGCAGAGATTTGAAAAATCACAAAAGAACAACAAAATGATGTTGGACATTGAAATCTTACATGAAAATGAAGAACCAGATGATGAGTTGGTGCTTTTGGACTTGTTGAAAGATGCAATGCACCAAGGCACTATTTAACAGTCATGAGTTACAAACACAAAAACATGCAAAATGTTGGTTTAATTTACGAAGCTGTTACCAAGTTAATGGCTTCGCATATCGTTAATGGCAGAAAAAACGATTACAAAAAAACTAAAAATATTGCATTGAAGTATTTCAACCCACAAACACAGTTGGGTAAAGAGCTACAGTGTTTTAACATTCTGCACAAAACAAACACCTCAACACCTTTGCCGATACTTGAAAGAGTAAAAACAGAGATTTGTCAACTAGATGACAAAATCCTAGTAAAAGAGAAAAATGATTTTTGTGATGAAATGAGAAAATCATTCAAGGATAGTTTTACAGTAGAAGCCAAAGACGATGTTGTGGTTGCAATACAAACGCTGTTCTTTGAATGGAGAAAAAACAGAACTCTCAAAAAGAGCACTTTGCTTTGTGAAGCAAAAATCATAGAACACATGGCAAACCACAAAACTCCTGTGACACCAAACCTATCGGACTTGAAAACTCCCGGTGTCAACTCGTTGTTGCTGAAAGTGTTGGCCGAAAAAATAAACAACAAATTTGGTTCTTCTCTTACAGAGAATCAAAAAGAAATCATTAAATTAAACGGAAACAGTGAAGCACTTTCTTTAAAGTTGCAGAACGAAAGAAAAAGAATTCTTCCTTTAATAGAGTCGGCATTGCAGGATGATGAGTTTGATCAATCGGTCAAAGAGAAACTTAAAAACGTCAAAGTGTTGCTTGAAAAGAAAACTGAGCCAACAACAGAGAATGTGAATTTCTATTTATCTCTTGATAAACTTGAGAAAGAATTGAGGGATAGTTGAATGAACGAAAAACCAGTATATCTGTTGAAAGAGTACAGGGCATTTGAATATGACCATGACACGATGGAAACTCGTGAAGATGGTGCAATGATTGTGAAAGGCATTCTTCAGAGAGCAGATGCAGAAAACCAAAATGGTCGTGTGTATCCTTATGAAATTTTGATGCGTGAAATAGAAAACTACAAAAAACTCATCAGAGAAAACAGAGCTTTTGGAGAGGTTGACCACAGCGATACTCCAATTGTTAACGTAAAAAATGCTTCTCACCGTATTTTGGACATTTGGGCCAAGGGGGCAGACATTTATGGAAAAGTGTTGGTGATGCCTGCTCCAACATCGGGTGGCATCATCCAAACTATTTTGAAAACAGGTGGTGTTCCGGGTATTTCATCAAGAGCTCTTGGTTCTGTCCAAAAGAAAAATGGAACAGATGTTGTCCAAGATGACTTGCAGATAATTTGTTGGGATTTTGTATCTGAACCTTCAACACACGGAGCATTCATGCGCTTGTCAGAAGCAAAACAAATTGATCCAACAATTTTGAAACAAATCTTCAAAAAATCAGATAGAGTAGATCGTGTTTTGAATGAAATACTTGGAAGTGGTGCAAAACTAAAATGAAAATCACTCGCTCTGAATTGAAAAGTGTCATTAAAGAATGTTTGAAAGAGTTAATCACTGAAGGTGCTTTAAACTCACAAATGCCACAGCAACAAATGATGATAAATCCTATGGCACAAAATAGGATTCAATCGTTGGCTGGTGGCAATCAACTGATGGAAAACGTTCTGGCAGAAACGTTGATGAATTCTGAACCAGACCCACAAATGTCCATGATGCAGCAAATGCAAATGCCCATTCAACAACAGCAAATGAAGCCCGCCATTGGCAATCGTTGGGCAGCCTTGGCTTTCAACACTCAACCTCGTGTCATGCCCGTGTTTCCCGGTTGAAGGCATACTTACTTCTTGAAAGTAAGAATACATGCCAACCACCAGACAACTAACCGTTGCTGTACCAGCAACAACATTTGAAAACGGCAGATCTGACAGCGCGTCTCTGAGAACAAGTTTCGCAAGTTCTCCCGTTTATGATGGCTCTTATTCAACAGACGAACAGGTGAGACACGCCTTTGAAGCTCCCGAGGAATTGAGAGATGGTGTTTTGTATGACGGCGGGTATGCGTTTAACAGCGTAAACCGCTATTACCAAGATGCCCCAGACCTTTCAACGGTAGAATTGGGAGGAGGTGGACTTCCCGGTTCACCATATGCTCCAAACATCGTTTCACCGGGAGAAGGTCACGGAGATGACGCCTCCGCTATTCCGGCAACAGGTGTTGCTGCAACTGAAGCAAACCGAGGTGCCGGTGGCGCGTGGGCCGGAAATGGTCTCACGTCTCCCAACACAACCGCTCGCCAATTATTTCCTCGCAGGATTGGGGATTCTCTGACATTGGGTCGCGCGACACGTATCTAAAGGAAGTAACAAATGAATAACTCCAGTCCTCTTTACGATGAAGCACTTGTAGAAGTTGGTCGCTACAAGGAAGCAGCGTTTCATCAAGCGAAAAATGCAATCATTGAAGCCATAACACCTTTGATTGAAAAAGAATTGAACCAAAGCCTTAGCAATCTCACAGAAGGGATGAATGATTTGCAGGAGGAAGAAGATCCTTTTGCGGACGTGACAGGAGATGCCTCGGCTCCTCCTCCTGCTGCTGCACCTCCGGGTTCTCCACCCGCTGTTCCTCCTCCTGCGCCTGCTCCTACCCCTTCCGCGGTGCCCACACCAGAAGCAATGCCTCCCGCTCCACCACCAGCGGTGCCTCCTGCTCCCGGTCCAGTTGCGCCCGAGGCTGGTATGCCTGCCAACATTGGCGCCCCCTCCATTGAAGGCCCCGGAGCTCCAATCAGTGTTCCATCAGCAAGCCTTGGCAGCGTTCCATTGCCAGACGCTTCGGGACAAATTGTAGTTTCTCTTGATGACCTTTGGACACAAATGAGTGCAACAGGGCAAGAACCTGTCTTGACGGGTGGCGTGGGGGTTGGAGAACCAACTGAACCAACAACTCCAATTGGAGGATTCCCATCTGAAACCCCTGCACCCGTTGTGGCCACAGGGGAAGACACAGATGCTTCCATGCCTCCTTTTGGGGAAGAAGACACACAAACAGAGGCAATTACATACGAAGATTTCAAGGAATCCGTCAAACGAACACAGAGTCATATTTTGTTGAACTCCAAACCAACAAAAATGCAAAAATTTGCAATGGAACAACACCTCTTTGGTTTGTTGGGGAAATTGGAAAAACTTGTTGAAAATAAACTTGTGCCTCAACGACTTGGACGCCTTCAAGAAAATCGTCTTGAAGGTTTATACAGACAACTTCAGGAATCTACGGAAAACACCAATAGTTATCCGTATCCGAAGAACAAGGACACGAACAAAATGAGTAGCGAAAACTTGAGAAAATTTGCAAGAGGTCTTTTTGAAAATGCACCTCCAACAAAAGGTAGCGCTGGTTTCGGTGATAGTACCGAGAAACCAAAAGGTGATGCAGAGCTTGACACCGAGAATGCCGCTGGCAAACACGCGATGAAAGCATCTGAATCAAACATTAAAGATCCCGGCAAAGAAGATTCACTTAAAGTTGGTGGCGCTTCTGGGTATCTTGAAGAAGACATAGAAGCCATGCAACTTGAAGCAGAACTTCGCGAAATGTTTGGGGACAGCGAAGAGTCAGAGCCAGCAATGGGCGAAGCCGCTGAAATCCTTGGCGACAAAGTGACAGATGGCATGGACAAAGTGACACCCGGCAAACCCGTAAACACCAACGCGGTTGCTGTAATGGAAGCAAAGAAAAAGTTTGCTGCAAAACTGAAGGCATTGAAAGAAGCCGCAAAAGCTCTCAAAGAGTGCGGTATGCAAGCAGAAGAGCTTGGTGCAGGTAGTGATGGTGGTGTTACTGTTACCATCAAGGTTGACAGCAACGGCGGCGTAAGCGTTAGCAACCCTGTTGAACCCGCGATGGCTTCATCTTTACCTTCTGACGAAGAGGGCGATGATTTTGGTGGAGCTCACAGTGAACCAGATGGTGACGAGGAATATGAAATCACCAACGACGATGGTTCTCCTTTGGCCGATGATGAAGAGGAAGAAGAGATTTCACCTCCTGTTGCAGAATCACGCAAACCAGTTGTGAAGGAATCTGTTCAACTTCGCAACACAAAAAGAGAATTGCAAGAGATGAAACTGCTTGCAGCCAAGTCATTGTACTTGAACAAACTACTTGCTCTTGAGTCTTTGTCTGTAAACCAGAAAAAGAAAATCACTGGTTACATGGATGAGGCTTCAACATTCGCGGAAGCGAAAGAAGTTTATTCTCGTGTAAAGAAAGTTCTTGACGAGCACCGTTCACCAAAGAAGGTCACAACCTCTGGTTCATCTTCTACAACAGTGAAATCAGGAAGCGCTCCTTTGAATGAGAGCACAAACGTAACAGAAAATAAAGAATACGCTCCAACAAGAGAACGTTGGATGCGTTTGGCAGGAATTAGCGCTAGCAAAGTCTAGTTAGAAACAAGAAGAAATATAGGGAGCACAACTAAAATGGCGAGACAATTCACACTAAACCAACTTGCGGAAGGCGTGAGCCGACGCGGGCTCGGTCATGACACAGCCCGCATGACGGCTAAGTGGGCCGAAACAGGTCTTTTGCAAGGACTTTCAGGAATCAACCGAGACAAGATGGCAAAACTGCTTGAAAACCAAGCGGTAGAACTTCTTCGCGGGCCAAGCGCTCGTGAAGTTCTTCAAGAGGCAAACGGCATTTCAACAGGTGGAGCCGGTCTGGCTTCTTCTGGTCAAATTGCCGGTTTCACAAACGTCGCATTCCCAATCGTGCGTAAGGTCTTCGCGGGCCTTATTGCGAACGAAGTGGTTTCAGTACAGCCTATGAGCTTGCCTGCGGGTCTGCTCTTCTATCTGGACTACACTTATGGTTCAAACGTTGGTGGAGACGCTGGTCTTTCACTTTCAACAAGTTCTGCCAATGAGACATATACTCGTGGCCAGTCAGTGTACAACCTTCCAACAGGCGCGAACATTCGTTCAAGCTCATTGGCAACAGGTGGGCACTACGGTCTTGGTGGTTCAACCTTCACAAAGGTACACAAGCAAGCCCTTAACTTGATTGCCCCAACCGACTCAGTTGGTTTCTGGTCATCAGGTTCAGTGTGGACAACCGGAACAACCGCCACAGTGCAAAGCACAGCAGATTTCGTTGGCTATAACGCACGCTTCGCTGATTTTGATTCACAAATTGAAAACGATCTTGCGAACAACGTGTTGGACTTCTGCTTCGTGCACATGTCAGCTTCAGAGCTCACAAGCAAAATCGCTGGTGCAGACCTTGAGACACTCCACGCAATCGCCATTACTGGTCTTGGTGGAACTCCCGGTGGTGCAACAACTTGGGGTACAAACTATCAAGGTGGCACAGGGGTGATGAACCTCCGTACCAAGACAAAGCGTGGTTCGTTTAACCCAATCACAGGTTTGTTTACACCCGATGCTCTTGGTGGATCACACGTTCAGTTCTTGGTTGCCTTGAGCAACACAGGAAACGCTCCTACACTTGGTGATGCGACAACTCATGCTCTCACAGCTTCAACTGTGATTTCAGATGCGTTGTCAGTCAACAACGACGGAAGCACACTGATGATTCCTTCATTTGAAACTGACTTCGCTTTGGACTCAAGTCCCAAGATTCCTGAAGTGGACATCAAGATTGAATCAGTGGCCGTAACAGCAACTTCACGCAAGTTGAGAGCACGCTGGTCGCCTGAAATGGCACAGGATTTGACAGCCTTCTACTCAATTGACATTGAGGCAGAACTGACAAACATCCTTAGCGAAATGGTTACTTTGGACATTGACCGCGAGATTCTTAGCGACTTGCTTACCCAAGCGGCTGCTGCGAACTACTTCTGGTCAAGAGCTCCCGGTCGTTTCGTGAACAAGTGGACAGGTACAGAGGGAACTCGTCAGGGAACACTCTCACCCGGCCCTGCATTCACAGGTGACATTCAACAGTGGTATCAGACACTTTTGGAGACCATCAGCGACGCTGCAAACGTCATCCACAAGAAGACATTGCGCGGAGCAGGTAACTTCCTGATCACATCTCCTGACGTGTGTACAATTCTTGAACACACAACAGCCTACAGAGCCAATTACAAGATTGACGCTGATGGTCAGACAAAAGAAGGAATGACAGTCGGTGCAGAAGCAACAGGAACTCTTAACAACCGCTATGTGGTTTACAAGGATCCTTACTTCCCAACCAACAAAATCCTCATCGGTTTGAAGGGTAACACCTTCCTTGAGACAGGTTACATCTACGCACCTTACGTGCCTCTGATCCTCACCCCTGTCATCTATGCCCAAGAGGACTTTACACCTCGCAAGGGTGTGATGACTCGCTACGGCAAGAAGATGGTTCGTGCGGACTTCTACGCAACAATCACCATCCTTGACATGGGCATCATATAGGGCCTTTGACATAGGTCAGTAAAAGAAGGGAGAGAGACGAAAGTCCTCTCCCTTCTTCATTTTCTGCCTCATTCGGTCTTCACATTGGGGTCTTGGCGCTGTAAGATGAAGACATGAAATTCATTTATGCTTCGTTTGGCAACGAGGGTGGCGTCTACAAACTTACCAACACAACCAACGGTAGGTTTTACATTGGTTCAACCTACCGTTTTAAGAAACGATTTCCTCAACATCTTGATTCGCTGTTGAAACAACGACATGCAAACACATTTCTGCAAAACGATTTCAATAAATGTAAACCGGAAGATTTCATCATTGAAATTCTTGAGGTTGTGCAAGATTCAAAACAGAGACTCTTACGAGAACAGTTTTATCTGAACCTTTGGTACGATAAACAAACACGCTGTTACAATTTACGACCAGACGTTTGCGATACACGTAAAGGCAAGAAACAAAATGAACCTTGCAATCCTCTCACCGACAAACGCTGCCAACCACATGACGAGCAACACAAAGCAGCAATTGGTCAAGCAAACAAACAAGCGTGGCAAGATCCTGCTCTCCGCGAACAAGCAGCAGAAGACGCCAACAAACGGTGGAACAACACAAAGTTTCCCACCTATAACCTCATTAACAACTTAACAGGTGAAAAGGTTGTCCTGTCATCCAGTCTTCGTAAATGGTGCATGGAGAGAGGATTCAACTATAAAGCAATGCACCTCATGGTATCTGGCAAAACCAAAACATCTTGTGGTGGGTGGAAACTTGCTAGTTAACATTCATCATGACCAAACGTTCGTTATTGACAAATCTTCTGTTTGAAGCCGTTGAGTTGCCAGAAGATGTGATGGTTATTCCAATGGAACAAGCCTACAAAGGCATCATGAATGATTGGTTTGTAGCCAACTATGATGAAATACCATCCTATGAAGCTCTTGTAAAACTAAGCCAACTAGAACATTCAAAAAATCCAAATATTCACTTCAAAAGAATTGATTTTCCAGAGGAGACAATCTACTCCAGTTGGGAAGGAGATGACTATAGAAAAATCAATCATTTCCTTTATGTTCCATCAGGTGAAGATGGTTATGAACGAATTGGAGCGGCTAAATGGTTGGACAAAGTTATTTCGTATGGACATGAGTCTGAATATACTTTGAGTGATCCAGACGAGCAATTTAATAAAGAGTTTTGGGAAAGACCTGTGAATTTGTTACACGGAACAAATGACCTACAAGGCGTATTGTCTGTCGGAATTCTTCCGAAAAATGACACAAGAGGCATGACAAATACAGGTGTTGGTGCAGCAGTGTTTGCAACAACAGAAGAAAGTGTGGCTCAAAGCTACAACTATGGTGGAAGTGGCGGAATTGTTGTGATTGATACCAATGCCATGAAAACAGATGGTTACATGCCAAGGGTCAGTCAAGAACCAGATGTTGTGGAATATGACATGAAAATGTCTTTGGCTCACACTCTTGGAATAGAAGACATGCACTTTGATGTTGAAGAGGGTATAGATCCGAACACGGTCATCATTTATGGGAAAGTGCCACCAAAATATGTCAGTCAATACAACGGGTGATGTACTATGCTGTGTGGCATGACAATAATTGAAGGGCCTTGGCGAAAATCCGAAACCATCAGTTTCTATCCAACGCCAGTTTGGAGCAAAGAACCTGACCGACTGTTTGCGTATGACGAGAACTTCAAACGAGTTGAGTGCAAAGAACAACCTTTGCAATCGTGCCCTGATGTACCAAACAACAACAAAGATGATATTCGTTTGGACAAAGAACTACAAGCTAGATATGAAGAATACAAAAACATACCTTGGCAGTCATGTGAGATCAAAGGGTTTGATTACTCCGATGAAGCAACTCCTGTTCAAGAGCCCGAAGGTTTCCTTGGCACACGTTTCTGGTCAAGAGCACCCGGCAAGTTTGTTGACGTAGAAACTGGTTTTGAGAAAACAGGACTTTCATTTGAAGGAACTGTTCAAGATTGGTATGAAACGTTGGTGGAAGTTATCTTCAACGCGGGTAACCTCATTCACAAACGGACCATGAGATTCAGTGAAAACAGGATCACTGTGAACTATGACACAAGAACAATTCTTGAACACACAAGGCAGTATCGTCCTGTGTTTGTCAAGGGTGAGCCGTTCATTGAACAAACAGGAGGAGTTGTCGGTGTGCTTTGTGACAGGTTTCAAGTTGTGCTTGATCCTTCTCAACCAAACGACATCATCAAGGTTGACACGGCTGATCATCCAGAAACCTGTTGGGTGGATGTTAAAGTGTTGGATTTATGCTCTTTCTGAGAGAATCTTCAGATTCATTTGCGCAGTTCTTAATCAATCTCTTCTTCTCAAACAATTCAACAATCTGCACATTCTCCTACGTGTCGTAAGGTTATCTGCCAGAGGTCTAGTTACGGACATGGCAAATTTTAATGAAACGCTGAGACCTACATCTTGGGGTTTTTGGGACAGTGACCCAATCTTCCAGTTTGATGCCGACAGAATGGTTACATTCGTTCTTCGTTCTTTGGGAGAAGATATCCTTGGAGTAGAACTGACCAAGAAGATCATCTGGAACTTTTTTGAATCATCTACAAGAGAGTTTCAAGGGCAGATCATTGAATATCAAGCCAAATCCAATCTTGCTTCTTTGCTTGGAATTACTACTGGTTCAATTGATACTACCAATCCTCTAAACCCGTCCAACATGAACTTGACGAACATGTACGTTCGTCAAAATCTTGAATTCCTTGACAGAATGAGTGAAGCATATGCTGGATTCATTGGTCTTGGTGGGGTGCAAGACTCATATTCTGGTTCTATTTCCTTGGTGCAAGGTCAACAAGATTACAACCTTTACACAGACCTTAAAGATGGAAGCGGTAACGCTTTGTATGATCTACAACCCTTGGGCTCAAAAGGGAAACTGCAAATTTACGAAGTATTTCAGATTGCACCCATCAACTACCTGTTCTCTGGTAAGGTAACGGCCGGTATGCAAAACTCAGAATTGGTTGGTTTGGGTGCTTCTGCTGCGGCGGGCGCAGGGGTTCATTTGCAGGTGTTGCCAGTGTTTGAAGACATTTTAAGGGGTGGCGAACTGAAAATGAGCCAAAAAGTTAGAAGGTCTCATTACAGCTACAAAATTTCAGGTAGAAACATTCGGGTTTTTCCGATTCCAACAAGTATTATTTCAGGAGTAAATGATAAACTTTGGATAAGAGTTGGTTACAAACAACAAGCTCTGCCATCTTTAGCAGACACTCTTGTTGCAAGTGGAACAATGGGTTCCGCTTCTGGTCATGGATCTTCTTTTACAGATGATTCAATTTATGGAGCTTCCAATCCTGCCAACATACCATTTGGAACACTTGACTATAAATCATTAAATCCTTGGGCAAGGAATTGGATTGCGCAATATACCTTGGCTCTATCCAAAGAATTACTCGGCAACATCAGAGGTAAATTCAAAGGTATTCCTGCTGGCGATAAAGAAATACAACTAAACGGAGATGATCTCGTAAGCCAAGCCCGTGAAGACAAAGAAAAACTAATGACAGGTTTGAAAGAAAAACTTGAAAGTTTGACTTATGACAAACTTGCAGAACAAGAAGCCAGCCGAGCGGAACAGATGGTAAAGCAACTTTCGTACGTGCCAATGCCACCTCAAATTGCCATATCAATGCGATAAGACAAACGTCCCCTCTCATAACATACTTCTTTTCATGCAATTCAATTACGATGGAAGCTCTCTCAAATCAGGCGTCTACAAACTCACCAATACAACCAACGGCAGGATTTACGTTGGATCTTGCAAAGAATTTAAAACTCGCTGGAAACAACATTCAAAATCATTGGAAATGAACAAACACAGCAATCGTTTCTTGTTGAATGATTTCAACAAATGTGGAACAGATGCGTTTGTGTTTGAGATATTGGAAGTTACAGAAGGAACCAAAGAAGAACGTTTGGCACGAGAACAGCTTTACTTGGATCAACATTATGACAACCAACAGCGGTGTTATAACTTGCGCAAAGAAGCTATCAGCAGAGAAGGTTATCGTTCTTCAACACCAGAAGAAACCCAACAAAAATGTTCCAAAGCTGCCAAAGATAGTTGGGCAGATCCAATTCAAAAAAACAAACGTTCTATGGCACAAAAAGACGCCCAAGGCACAGAAGAGGCACGAAAACGTGCCAGCGAAAAATTCCTGGCTCTTTGGGCAACACCAGAACACCAACAGGCAATGTCAGAATGTAGGAAACGTCGTTGGGCTTCCATGTCCGAAGAAGAGCGAGCAAAAATCAAACAGACGCTCACTGGTGGTACTGATCCATTGGCACACCGTAAAACCGCAACAACTCGCAGACGAAAACTGGAAGCCAGAATTCCAAGCGTCCAACAAGTGTTGGATTACACCGGCAAAACAACTTCAAAATCAAAGATGTTTTTAAAAGCGAACCTGTTATCTCCCGCAGGTATATTGTATCGCAATATTTACAACCTGAGAGCATTTTCAGAAGAACAAGCCTTGGATGCTTGGAAGTTGCAGCAAGTTATTGAAGGTCAAAGATGGTCATATAAAGGTTGGACCAAAATGCTTGATCACAACTGACATGAGTGTCAGTGGAACCTAACCAATAGGAGAGAAGAAAAGACTTGAAATGAAGTTGAATTTACTGATTGAAAACATGGTTATGGGGGTTCTTCAAGAAGGACCATATGGGCAAGTGCTGTTTGGTCAAGAAAGAGGAAAACCAGATCCAAAGAAACCAGAAGTTGATACCGCACCTGAAAAAAACCTTTACAATGTTGTAAAACAACATCACATAGGGGATATGGATGCTTTGGGCATGAATGCCCCATCCTTGGCTGCTTTGGCTAATCGCGGGGAATACCAAGACATCTTAAAATCACCAAATGCTTACGCGTATAGATTTTTGTTTGGTGTTGATGAAAATGTTATGTCAACAATAACTGGACAAAGTATGTTCTCGCTTGAACATGTAGAACAATCCCAATCTGGCACTTTTACCCCCAAAGGAAGACCCCATGCCTCTTGGACTTTGTGGGGAGACAAAGAAAAGCTTGTCAACCTTGCCAAAGCACTTAACTCTGGCGGTTTTTTGGATGTAGACCAAGGCAAATTTGCCTGTCTACTTGTTGCTGCAACAGGAGACAACCAAGGTAAATTCATTTTGAATCCTGCTGGCATTGCTGAAATACCAGAACTAAGGCACTACGCTGAATCAGAGAAAGAGATCATCTCAGTTGGGACAATTAAACTAAGAAGAGTAATATGGTGCGCCTCTAATGAAATAAATGATGGAAATGTTGAAACTATGACACAAGCCATCCTACAGGTGTTGTAATGGGAAGATTATTCGTAGGCACAAAGGAAATACAGTTTATCAACGACACGGTGAAGGAGTTGGTAAAAGACGTGATAGGTCAAAGGATTTTTTATTATGCCATTTCTGTCAAACACACCAAGGTTGATCCTGTGTACGGCGAAGCTGTTAACAAAATGTTTGAAAACCCTGTGGCTTTGAGCGTTATGGCAGGACAGCCAAATTGGGAAACAAAACAAAACATTTTTGGAAGAGAGGCAACTGCAAAAGTAGAAATATTGGTCCAAGCTCGTGATTTATTGGATAAAGGTTTGAATCTGAATGAAGGAGATTACTTTACCTATGGGGACGCGGTGTTTGAAGTCGTGTCTTATTTGAACATGAACAATATTTTTGGGCTAGAGGAGTACGAAAGCGCTTACAAACTAATTGGTAAACTTGCCCGCGTTGGAGAGTTTGATCCAGCCAAAGTTTACAATCCAACAAAAGACGATGGCACTAAAGAGACGGGTGTTGAAATTGACTTTGAACAGCAAAGAGGACTCCCAGAAAATTCCAAACACATGCCAACTGGCGATGTAAGGCAAATGAGAGAGCGGCTTGGAGATGATATGGCTTCACCAGCCTTGGGAGAAAAGCCGGTTCATTTTGTACCTGATGAATCTGGTAAAGGCAATAGATTCAGTTACGACGACTGAAAGAACTATTTAACCACATGTCAATGATTGAGTTTTTGATTGAAACCATTATCCAAGAAGAATTTCAATCAGTTTTAAAAGAGAAGATAAGATCCGAAACGTTTCAATGGAACATTTTTAAATCATTGCCAACTCAACAAGAGAAATACGACTATGCCAAGAAGTCACTTAAAATGATTTCAAACGAACAAGATGGAACTTCAAGGGTTGTGTTTCTTTTGTCAAGTACCAAAGTTTTGAAACTGGCCAAAGTGAATAATTTGCAGGCCGGTATAGCACAAAACAAAACAGAACAAAAACATGCTTCTCTTTATCCCAATTTGGTAACAAAAGTATTTGAAACAGCAGAAGATGGCTCTTGGATCACAGAAGAGTTGGTTGGTCAATTCACAGATGAAAGCCAATTCGCACACGTTTCTGGGTTTATGTTTGGTGTTTTGAAAAGTGTGGTAATAGAAACTGTACAGAATCAACTTTCTTTTCAACAGGTGGTCGCCAAGAGTCAAAGGTTTAAGCAAGTCTTCGCAGAAATGAAAAAATTCCAACAATGGAATGCGTTTCAAGAATTCATGAAAGCCATTCATTCGGGAGACGAAAGTTTTGCTCCTTTGGATGTAATGGTGATCAAACATTGGGGTAAAACGGCAGACGGACGAGTGGTGTTGTTGGATCATGGGACAACGCTAAATGTCCTCAAACAATTTTATCCAGAAAAATTTGGTGGTGGCTGAAATGCAAAAACTCATTGAAAAACTTGTACACAAAACTTTGCAAGAAGATATCTACAGCGTTTTGAATTATGGGGAAGCACCTCCCACGGAACTTCAATCTTCAACCTATGCTAGATTGATTGCTAACAAAGTAAACAATCTTTATGACCGACTTGGCGTGAGACTGGAGTTGGTTCAAGAAATAAAACAAACGGTTGAAACAAAAACAAAAGAAAAAATATCTTTTGATCAATCCTATTTGGACTCTTTCAATCTCGTGTCTTTGTCCAAAGCTGCTCTAACCGAGTACCAAGAGTTTGCCAGAAAACAAACAGCAGTTGCTTTTCAGCAAGAGTCTTTAACGTTTCCAACTGTTGCAAGTTTTTCTCTTGGAGCCGCCCAAAACCTAGATAAAAAACTTGAACTATTCAAACCAATCGCAATCAATTTTAAAGCAGTGCAACTAGAACATGCAATAAATTTAGCTTGTTCTGTTTTGAAAACTGTAAACAACAAAGCTGTTTCATGGATTCCAACTGACGTGGTTTCTTTGTCAATCTACAAGACTTTGTGGGATCATGGATTCCAATCAAGCAAAACTTTTCTTGGGGATCAAGATTATCTTGGCAACAAGGACAACGCGCGAACGAAGTGTGAAAGCTTGTTTTATAAAATGGTTTTGGTTGCCAACATTTATCCTGCAATTCGTATTTTACTTTCTGTTCTATCTGGTTATCTTCTTCAAGCTGAACTAAATCCACAATCTGCGGATTGGTTGAAAGCGATCCACGACCATTTTGTAAATGGCTAGTTACTTGTTGTGACTACACGACAAACCATCCAACAAGATCCAACCTCAACTCAATCCCACATGCCAACGGGATATGGCAACACAGAAGGCTTGGTAAGTGATTACCACGTTCCTTCTTGTGATCTGACTGATGTTGACGAAGCTGTGTTTAATCTGTTTGAAAAAGAAATCGGCTACACACCCAGAGAAATAAAAGGCAAACAGAGTTTTCTACAGTTAAACAAACCATTTGTTGTATTTGCTGGAGGGGAAAGATTTGCCTCTGTAAAACGTTTGAGACCAATAAAAGACACAAACGGTGCTTTGGTTCTTCCTGCAATTGCAATTCGTAGAACAGGCATAGAGCAAACGGACGAAGATATAACTGGAAGAGGGATTAACCAAATGACTGGCAACATTGTGGTTAAGAGACGTTTGAATTCCAAAGACAAAAAATATCAAAATTTTCTTAACAAGTTTTCTCTTGTCAACACAAGCGATGGCGATAACTCAAGGAGAGAAAATGATTTACCTTCTTTGGCTGCAAGACAAGGCATGTTGTTACAACCAGACATAGCAAACAACATTTTTGAGATAATCACCATTCCTTCTCCACAATACTATACGGCAAATTATGAAATAGTTTTTTGGACTTTGCATCGTCGTCACATGAACTACATGATTGAAACAATGTTTGCCAACTTTTTGCCACAAAGGCGCGGATTTGTTGTTACAACTGAAAAAGGATATTGGTTTATCGCAGATGTTGACGAAACTTTCAACAACGATGGTAACGAAGAAGACTATACAGAAGACAAAAGAATTGTTCGTTACACTTTTACTTTAAAAGTCAAAGCTTACATTATTGCAACAGACGCTCCCGGTACAGCACATGCAGTTAAAAGTTATATTTCTGCGCCACAAATATCTTTTGATGTTTTTGAAGGAGCAGATGTACAAAATGAAAAATCACTGAATAAAACCAAAAAATCATTTGATCTGACAGAGATACAACCGGACGAAGAAACAAAACAACGACCCACCAGTTTGAGTGAACGAAGTATCGCAAAAGAAATAACAGATCCAATCACAGGTGAAAAACAAATTAAATATATTCAGTTGATCAACACCCCAAGAAGGCAGGGGGAGACAATTTATACGGCTCCTGATATTGAAACGCTTGATTCGTTTTTGCTTTCATTAAACAAATCAAGATAGCCAAGGTATTCGCAAAGCGAAGCGGCTAACTATTACTGACAGATAAAATAAGAGGTGCAAACGATGACTCAAAATTCAATATCACCGGGGTACTACGATCGTGAGATAGATCTCTCAGGTCGCGTTGTTACGCCAACAGGAATTCCTTACGCACTTGTGGGACCTTCAGAAAAAGGTCGTGCATTTGTTCCCATGACATTTGGTTCCACAGAAGATTTCATTGAGTCAAATGGAAATCTTGATCCAAAATATCCCGTCGGTTACGCCGCCAAACAAATTCTTGACAGAGGCCGTGCGGTGACATTTTTGCGTGTTCTTGGCGCAGGAGCCAACCGCACGAGCGCTCACATGGAAACAACACGTCTTGCTGGCACCGTGCGCAACGCTGGTATGCAAGTAACTGGTTCGGTTGTTGGTTTGCCGGATGGCAGACACGCAGGCGCAGTGCAGTTTTTGGCAGCACGTCACATTGTTAGCGCATCAGAAGCGTTTTGCTATCCAATGTTTACCGACAACTCAAGTTATTCATTGGCTGGCAGTGTTGCAAACCTTGTAAGAGCAGTTTTGTTTACAACATCAGATGCACGCTTTATGGTGTTGGACACAAACGAGACTTTCGGTCCGCTTGTGGACGATGGTGCATCCATTGACGACACATCAACCAATGCAACCTACAGAAAATTCAAATTGGTTTTGTCTTCTTCGGCTGGTAGCACGTTTGCCACAACAGATGGATTCGCTGGAGTCAAGATCTACACCGCGTCGCTGAACCCCAACAGCACAGATTATGTTGGTAAAATTTTGAACACAGATCCAGAACGTTTTTCTGTTGAAAAGCATTTGCTTTATGCTGATTTCGCGGTTGACAACGAAATAGCCTCCGTTGCGTCAGGTGCAATCCCAGACGCGAATGCCGTGTTGATCTTGTCTGGAACAAGTTTAACTTCTGCCACTTCCGGCCTTGGTTCTCTCACAATGAGAGATGCATATGGTCGTTTTGATACACGTTTCACTACCCCAAAAACACCAATGTTTATTTCTCAACCCTTTGGTGGAGTGGAGTATGATCTTTTTAGAGTAGAAGCGATAGATGATGGGGAAGCGGCAAACGGAAAATACAAAATTGGTATTTCTTCTTTGAAACTGAACACAGATCCACAAAACCAATACGGAACATTTTCTTTGATTGTCAGAGATTTTTCCGACACGGATTTTGACCCAATTGTTCTTGAGCAGTTTACGAACCTGTCCATTGATCCAAATTCTGACAATTACATTGCTAAAATTATTGGTGATAAAAAAGTTTACTACAATTTTGATGTGGACAACGAAGATGATCGCAGGCTTGTTGCTACAGGCAAGTATCCAAATAAATCCAAGTTTATCCGTATTGAAATGACAGATGCGGTTGAAAGAAAACAAGTACCTGCACCCTGTCTTCCATTCGGAAACAGAGGAGTGAACGTGTTGAACACGAACACCTCTTTGACCGACACAAACGTTGCAGCAATACCAGCTAGACTCGGCGTGTCAGGATCATTTTTGACAGGAGCCAAGGCGGTATTAGGTTCCATTGTGCCTCCTCTGCCTTATCGTTTCAAAGTTACAAGAGGAGAGGTTAATACATCACCTTCGTTTACGGGACATCCCGGCGCAGGAGAAATAGTAGATTCAAGACTGTTTTGGGGCGTGAAGTACGAAAGGATTTCCAACATCGGAAATCCAAACGTTGCAAACGAACCAAACCCATTGGTATCTGCCTACACAAAATTTCTCGGTATAGAAAAATTGGATGTGTTGGTAACAGGCTCTTTTGCCGACAGTTTTAACGACAACAAATTTACGTTGGCCAGAGTGGCTCTGTCAACAACAAGTTTTGCGAACCTCACAGGTTCAGCGGAACAACACATGAAGGAAGCCGCTTATATTCGTAACGGAGTTGTAAATCCTTCTTCTTACACCATAACAGATGGTGTTTGGGGTGATAGATTAACACTTGCTTCTCTTGCGGCTTACGGCGGTTACACCAACACATCTCAGATGGCAAATTTTAACCGTTTTTCTGACTACGCGAAATTCACTGTGCCATTGTTCGGTGGATGGAATGGTTACAACATATTTGACAAGTCTGCTGCAAGATTTAATGACCGTGCTACTTCAACTGAATCTAGTTCTGCTGGATACGGTTGTGCTCACGCAAGTTACACTTCTCCCGGCGCAACCACAGGTGTAAACTACGGCGGAATAGGGATAGACAACAACGCCGTGTCGTCTTATAGGGTAGCTTGCAACATCATGGCAGATCCTTACATCAACAACGCAAACATTTTTGCAATTCCGGGTGTAAGAGATCCTCTTGTTGTTGATTATGCTTTGGACAAAATCCAAACAGAACATCAATTGGCGATGACTGTAACCGATATTCCATACTATGATTTCAACAGTATCCGTATTTTTGATACAGAAATTGGTAGATTCATAGACGTAGAAAAAACCGCAGAAAGCTTTGATAACCGCGTGGTTGACAAAGACGCAAGCGGATTTTACTTCCCAAACATCGTCATGGATGATGTTTCTGGTGGTAGACGAGTAACCGTTCCTGCTTCTGTTGGCGCGTTGAGTGCTTTGGCCTATAACGACAAAGTGGCTTATCCTTGGTGGGCTCCTGCTGGATTCAACCGCGCTGCTCTTGACTTTGTTCGCATGACACAAACTCGTATCAACAATGATGAAAGAGATAGGTTGTACGAATCAAGGATAAATCCTATTACCAAATTCCCCGGAGAAGGATATGTCATTTCTTCTCAAAAAACAGGTAAATTGGCAAAAAGCGCTTTGAACTCAATCAACATTAAACGCATGGTGTTGGAAGTAAAAAGAATTGTTGTTTCAGTCGCTATGAAATTGGAGTTTGACAACATAACACCAGATCTTTATGATCGTTTTACAACAAACGCTGCGGCTGGTTTGTCAATGATTCAAGTCAAACAAGGAATTGAAAGATTTAAAATCATTTGCGACGACACGAACAACTCTTCTGTAGATGCCAACAACAACAAAATGAACGGCAGAATTTCCTTTGTGCCGGTTAGATCAATTGAAAGAATTTTCATTGACTTCATTGTGACGCCCTCTGGCGTTACCTTCATCTGAAACAGCCAAAATTGTTGAGACGGCAAAAGCCGTCTCAACAATGTCTTTTTAATCTCCAGCAGCTAACTATCTATAAGGCAACTGGAGCAATTGATGTCTCAAACATTCCATAGCGCGGGGATAACAGCACGCGAAATAGATGAAACTGGTCCTACACAAGCAGAGCCAACTGGTATTCCTGCTGCTGTAATTTCAACAACACTTAAAGGTCCTGCATTCGTTCCAATCACAGTTGGAACAATGCCAGACTATATGACTATTTTTGGTCCTCCTCAAGATGGATCTAAATTTGGTCCCCTTTCAGCTAAGGAGTGGTTGGCAACGCAGAAATCTTTTCTTCAACTTAGAGTTTTGGGAGTTGGCGATGCCACAGCCAGAACCACAAGCGGCAACAATGCTGGCAAAGTAACAAACGCTGGTTTTGTAGTTGGCGCACAACAGCCACAAGCTTCTTTGTCTGGTGCACTTGGTAACAACGCATACGCAACACTGTCTGGTTCCGCTGGTGGTTTTGGATCTCCCGGCAGAACATACATGCTTGCTACATGCATGAGTCAAAGTGTTTCATCTTCTCATTTTACAGATGCGGGTCTTGGAGCTACGCCTGTCATTTTGAGAGGAGTTTTGTTTGCTGCGTCGGGCGTAATCCCGGCTCTTTCTGCCACAAATGTCAGTTCTGTTCTTGGGGCGATTGACACAGAGGGCGCAGAAGCAGGATATTTGCAAGGATTCCACTCTGGTTCTGTTGATCTAACCAATGGTAAGCAAGAGTTTGTTTTGCTTTTCAATGGTCACAAAGGTACGGCCAGATATCCAAGAGTTGTTACAGCTTCTTTTGATATTTCATCTGCAAACTATTTCCCAAATGTTTTGAACACAGACCCTTATTCAATGGAAGAGGCGGGCCACTTGCTTTACTCTTGGTTTGATATTCATCCAAGTGTGGGCGTGGTTACTGGTTCTGGTTATATTCCTGCCCTTTCTGGTGCCGTTCACTCAAACGGTTATGAAAACATTGCATTTCTTGCAACAAGTTCTTTGAATAGAAATGTTGGTTCTGCAACAGTTCCAAACTTTGAAAACTTTGAAGACCGCTATAGGACTGCAAGCTCTCCTTGGGTATTCTCGCAAAATTTTGGTGGGGCCAAGGAAAACTTGTTTAAAGTGTGGCTTACAAGCGATGGTGCCAGTGAGCCGGTAAAAATTTCAATAGAAAACATTGTTCCATCAAACACTGACACATATTTGTATGGGTATTTTGATTTGATTGTTCGTTCGTTTGGAGATGTTGATTCCGCTAAAACAATTCTTGAACCTTGGCGTGGCCTGAGCCTTGATCCAAAGTCTCCAAGGTACATTGCGAAAGTCATCGGAGACCTTCACACGTATTTCAATTTTGATGCCTCTGAGAAACGCCAGAAGTTAATCACAGATGGTGATTATCCGGTTCGTTCAAAATATATTCGCGTTGAGATGTCTGAAAACGTTAAAAACGGTGAAACAAACCCAACTGCGTTGCCAATGGGATTTAGAGGATCTCAGCACCTTGTTACTTCTGGAAGTGCTGTCTTCGCGGCGATGTCCGACGCAGCCTATTTGGATGTTTCAGACCCATTGAGAAAAATGGTTCAACCTCCTGTGCCAATGAGACTCAACTTGGCCAAAGGATTGGGCGCTTCACAAACAACAGATCGCAATCTTTATTGGGGTGTTCAGTTTGAACAAATCAACAGTGCTTTGGAAACAAACGCAAGCACACGCCCAAACACAAGTCTTGCTTCTTTTGTGAAGTATTACCCCAACTTCCAAACAATCTGGCAAAACATGGTCGTGCGTGACAATGAAGGGGTTGCGGATACAGCAGAAAACAGCATCCTTGACGCAGATCGTTTCAACAACAACGCTTTCTCTCTTGAAAAAATTAAAGTGGTATACAATGCCACAACAGATTTGCCTGATGTTGGTCAGTTGCAAAACTGGTCTTATGTTAGAGCGGGAAACATCACAAGAGACACCTCTGCTCTTACAAGAGGTTTGAACATAACAGACCTGTTGGACCCAAGCGTCAGACAGATCGCCAAGTTTTCATTCTTTGTTGAAGGTGGATTTAATGGAACTTTGTCGTTCAACCAGAACGCGAATGAATTGAACAACTCCTCTGTCACAGAAGAGATGTCATATCCATCAAGAGGTCAAACAAACGGACCTTCTGTAAAAGCATACACAAAAGCATTAGAAATATTGTCGGACACTTCCGAGGTAGACATTCAGCTTCTTGCAATGCCGGGAATCAGGCATTCACAACTGACAGATCTTGCGATCAGAACAGCAGAAAATAGATTTGATGCTTTGTACATAATGGATCTTGAAGTAAGAGACATAAACAACGCAGTTGTCACGAGTGACACACAGTTGCCAAGCGTGAAAAACACTGCGGCAAGTTTCAGAAACAGAGGTTTGAATTCAAGTTTCGTTGCAACATATTTCCCAGATGGAAACATTAGAGATTCTTACAACGGAACAGTAACACAAGTTCCACCTTCCGTAATGGTTCTTGGTGCTTTCGGTATCAATGATTCTGTTGGTCACCCTTACTTTGCACCTGCGGGCTTCACTAGAGGCGCCTTGCGAACAACCGACAGTTTGTCTGTGTCTTTGTCAAGACAGAACATGGACACACTGGCTTCGGTCAACATCAACCCAATCGCTTCTTTTGCGGGCGAAGGTATCGCGGTGTGGGGACAGAAGACCCTTCTGGCTAGACAGTCTTCTTTTAACAGGATCAACGTCCGTCGTCTTCTTATTTCCATCAGAAGACAAATTAGAAAACTGTCAAACAAGATTGTTTTTGAACCAAATAAAGATTCTACTTTGGAGAAGTTCAGACAACTTGTAAACCCTGTGTTGAAAAACGTCAAAACACTCAACGGCATTGAAAACTACAGAGTGGTCATAGATGACAGTCTCACAACTCAGGCAGATATAGAAAACAACACAATCAGAGGAGAAATTTGGATATCTCCAATAAAATCTGTTGAATTTATGTCACTTGACTTTGTACTTACAAACGCTGGGGCTATCTAAGGATAAGGAATAGGAAATGAAGATCACAAAAAATCAACTGAGAACAATGGTGAAGGAATCCGTTGCTCGTAACACCGCTGGCAAGAAAACAATGAAAATTACTGTCAGTGAGCTCAATGAACGTGTACGCGAAATTGTTAAAAACAAACTTGAAGAACTCAGAGCTCCTGCACTGGTTCCTTCAAAAGAGCAGATTTCTGAAGCTCTTGGGTATGGCACAGGGACCAAGGTTGGAGTCCCTGCTAAACTGGAGCTTAACGAGAGGGAGTTGCTTGTCCTTTCGTACGCCTCGCTACTCTCTGGTAAAGGTGGGAAGACTGATAGCCCAGCAGCCCTTCAAGAGAGCGTTGAAGCTCTCAGAGCCGTGAAGACCGTTAGCTCACTTGTAGAGGAAGATCTTGAGAAAGTTCACGCTCCTCTTGTGGAATGGGCTTCCAAGAATGACGACTCCATCACCGATGCAGCCAAGATCCTTGTGGAGAAACTGTTGAATGAGGGAATAGATCAGAGCTTTGATGTTTTTTACACTGACGCCAACGGTAAGCAGGGAAGAACAGGAATGCGAGTTCCAATGACACCACAAGGCACAGCCGATGAAAAAACCATATCATCTGCTGCTGTTCAAGCTGTTGCTAGGTTTGCTCCAAACTGGACCTCTATTGACAAAATTCAAGATGACTATCAAAGAGACAGGTTGTCGCAGCCCATTAAAAGACAGGGTTGATTCAGGCTTGCTACCTAGTTAAGAGAGAATAAACATTATGGCAAGAGCAATACCAGTTGGGGACATGAACCCCGCCAAATTTCAACCAAAGGCGAAAAGGCAATTCCTTCTTGCCATTGAAGGTCTTGATGCCTTCTTGGTTAAAACAGCTTCAAGACCTTCTTACACAACCGAGGAAGTGCCAATCAACTGGATTAACTCAACAAGATACGTTGCAGGAAAAACCACATTCGGCACAATGACCGTTACATTGCACGATCCCGTTGCACCTTCTGGCGCTCAACAGGTTATGGAATGGATCAGGTTGCACTATGAGTCAGTGTCCGGTAGAGCCGGTTATGCCGATTTCTACAAAAGAGACATTCAACTGAGAATGACAGATCCAGTTGGAACCATTATTGAACTTTGGGATATCAAAGGCGCTTTCATCACAGAAGCAAACTTCAACGATGTGACCTACGAAGGTTCAGACTTGGTGGAAATCTCTCTTACGATTCGCTTTGATAACGCCGTTTTACAATACTGAGCAGTCAAAACTCATAGTGTCTATACAACACAGCCTACAGGTCTATTCTTCATTCCATGAAGATCAAATGCCCTGACTGTGACAAAAGTTACGATTCCCTCCTATCAACCTCTATCCACTATAGAAAAACCCACCAAAAATCTTCTAAAGATTTTTATGTTGCACATTTTCTTTTTGGGATAGAGCCAACCTGTAAATGTGGCTGCGGTGGAGCAGTGAAATATCTTGATATAACCCGTGGTTTTAGTGAATATCAACAAGGTCATGCTTCTCGTGTTAACAACAACTGGGGACACAACCAAGAAGCGCTGCTCAAGAGCCAAGCCGTCAGAAGAGAAAACTGGAACAACGGGGTCTATGTTCCTTGGTCCAAAGGTTTAACTAAAGAAACAGATGAACGTGTGGCTGAATCAGGTAGAAAAGCATCCAAAACAATCAACAACAACCAAGAAGAATGTTTGGCAAGAAGTGAAAGAATGAAGCGTAACAGAATGGATGGCACCATCCCAACTCTCCGTAAAGAACAGCATTCACAATGGCAAGGAGGAATAAGTCCGTTGAATCATTTCTGCCATGCCAATCGTAGGCTTTACAACGATTGGAAATATCCAAAGTTGCTAATGGCAAATTTCAAATGTTCCATATGTGACAATTCAAGGGGTCTTGAGGTACACCACGACGGAGAAACTTTCTCTGAAATATTGAGAAAGATTGCCTCTGCATTTTGTTGGTCAGATAATTTGGCAACATCTCTTGAAAAAGACAATCAAGAGCTAATAGCGTTAAAAGATAAAATCTCTGATGCTGTTGCCGAATATCACATCCAGAACAATATCTCCGGCATTGTGTTGTGTGAGTCCTGCCACAAAAACCAACATGACAAACTGAATTTCTGAGCTATTTAATCGGCATGGCGACAAAGAAAATTACCCTCAAAGAATTCCGTTCTCTGCTTTCATCTCTTATCAAAGAAGAACTTGGTGAAGCGTCTCAGCGTAAAAACATGGCCAAGTCAGAATACGGTGGGCACGATGTCAAAGATGACAAAGGCGAAACCGTAGGATGGTTTAAAAACAGAGAAGATGCAAGAGCCAAAGTGAAAGACCTTGGAAAAGGCAAATCATCAAACAAAGATCTTGAAGAAATTTCTCAACGTAAAAACATCTCCAAATCAGAGTTCGGTGGGCATGACGTTCATGACGATGAAAAAACCCACCAAGGTTGGTTTAGATCTCGTCAAGATGCCAGAAGCAAAGTGAAAGACCTTGGCGGAAAATCAAAACCCAAAAAAGTCAAACAAGTACAAGAAGCTGGTTTTGGTGGCATTGATGGTCACGGAGACGAGATTGATCAACAAATGGCACTTGATTCAGAGCGCGATCAAGCAGAATTTTGGGGTCAAGATGACTTTGGTGCTCAAGCAAATGTCAACCAAGTTCAAGGTCATATGCTTGATCAATTTATTCATATCTTTCATGAAATTGCAAGTTCAATGGGTATTGATGAGGAAGACATGCAAGAATTCATAAAGAGGAAAAAAGAACACATTTTAGCAAAACTGGATCAAACCAACGACCCTGACAAAGTAGCGAGCAGACTTGCTATGCAGCTTGCTGGTATTCAGCAGGTAAACTCAGCACAGACCAACGAACCACTGCCTCCTCTTTGAATCCGCAGATTCTTCCTTTCTGAATCCACCATACTTACCCTCATGAACATCTCTGAGCTTTTATTTGAATCTGAGGATTATCTCGTTGAGTCTTCAAAAGAAGAACAGGCCAAAGCGTTCAAAGATGATCTTGAGCGAAACAACCCCGAGCTACACGCAGACCTTGAACGACAAGCCAAACTTGCTTTGCAGGGAGTTCGCAACAAGCAAAAACCAAAACAAAAGGTAAACGTACTGAAGACGTTGTTTAGTTGGAATCAAGAACTTGACCCAACCGAATCAGGCGACACGTATGGAGTCAGGGCTTTCATTACTGCGATGAGTAGAAACAAGAGAGAAGCAGGAAAAGCCAAAAGGTTCTACGACAGAACCATTGATGCTTTTTTCAAGAATTTGTATGGGAACGAGCACCCGCAAATGGACACTCAAGAGGAACCGGGCGAACCATCAGAAGATGTCAACTCTCAAGACCAAAAAGACGAAACTCAACTTTAGATTCTTTATGTTCTTTCAGTTTCTTTTCTAGTTCCGAACTTTCTTTGATACTGTAATCGTTATTTCTTGTTTGTCAAGAAACGATCCCGGTTTAATATCAGAAAACTCTTTTTTATCTGCATCAAGCAAATGTTTTGTAATATGGTTTTCCATTGGCTTCTTAACCAAGTCATTGCGTGATTTAAATTTCAACAACACTTCAAGTGGTATGCCATCGGTTTTGTAAGAGCTTTTTTCAAAATTCTTTCTGAACCAAAGAGGTGCTTTAAGTACAAGTTTATCCAATTCGTAGATTTTGGTGCCAAGGACCAAATCAAGTTTATTGAAATAGTTCGCTGCTGCGACTGCTAAACGCTCTGAGAATTTGTAATATAAAATGGGCTGGTATTCAGTTTTGTTCATGATCCTATCATGAAATGGACGATAGCAAATTGTCCAAAAAGGAATCCGCCCAACTTCCATCTTGTTGACGATTGTTGAGAACCCATCCTTGGAAAGAAGATGCTTTACCTTGATACATTGCCATGACAGGCCCAATCATGATTTTATCTGCCTGACAAACCAAGGCCAGTTGCTTACGTGAATCGTCTCCGTGAATGGTTGACATGGTTTTGGCATACCAATCATCAACAGAGCGGCACAGGATAGCATAACCTTTTTTTGTTGAGACAAGCTTTTCTTGTACCAAGGGAGTGACAAGGCCAATTGCATCGTCATCTTTGCCAGAAAGTACAAGTTCAAGAAGCCGACGAGGAGATGCAACCGCAGAACTCTTGATGTTTCCAAGAGCAAGATAACCGGGATTCTTCACCTTCACACGGTTGAAGTTGCTGTCAATAACCACAACACCCTCGTAGTCACAAGCAGAACGACTTGCCACAAACGACAGAACGTCATCAAGGGTTCCAAGAGGGTGAAATACAACGGTTGGAACCCCATTCAGTGTACCGTTAAACAAACGCTCCTCTTTGGTGGTTGTGCGATCAACAACTGCCAGAAGAGTAAGTCGGTTTTCTTGATAACGAACTACCACTTGATTCACTGGACTTGTGATTTCAAAACAGTAGGTGTAATCCGTACAAAGTTCATTGGTGAACTGCTGAAAACACTCAGCATCCGACATTGTGCTGGCAAGCTGAAGTGTTTCGTTCAGGCATTGCTCAAACAGACGACGGAAGGTGTAGTCACCAAAACCGTCAATGCAATAATCAGCTTCGGGCGCTGCACGAGTTGCCACACACCACTCATCAGCGAAATCATCAAAATACAGAATTCCCAAAGTGCCATCAAGTTTTTCCATGACCTTGGCGGTTGACCAGTCAATTTGAGCAGCAGGCTTCTGCCCGTAGTTGAAGAAACGCTTCATTGGAACAGCAAGAGCGACGGTCTCACCAAGTGGCTCTTCTGGGTTGATTTGGGCTCCATCTTTGCGGGCAAGGACCAAACCGCGACATTCAAGCGTAAATGGATCTGAATCCTTGGATTCAATCTGATCGTAGTTGAGCGAGAATTTGTAGCCAGTTTTGGTTGGACCAAAACCAGCATAGATTCCATGTTCACGCTCAAGATCTTTGAGGGAGTGAGTGCGAAGATATTCTTGTACTTGGAGTTGCATGAATCTACTCTGCTACACAACAGAGAGAGTGTGAAACTATTGCTGAGATCTTGTTGTTATGGAGGCGAAAGAAACAATGTTACTTTTTGTCTCTTGATCAAAGACCGCTACCGCAATCTTGTGATTTGTTTCGTCGTAAGACTTGGCTGCAATGGCAACCGCTTCAAGAAAATCATCAGTTTCTAACAGAACGTTCGTTTCAGATGACTTGGCAACATATCTTTTGGGAACCAAAGAAGTTACAAGTGGTTTTTTTGTAGAAACTTCACGCAACTTGTGTCTGGCTAGTTCTTCTGCCGCAAGCCTTTTCAAATTAAGATCATAGTTTGCCACTTGTGCCCTTGGTCTAAAATGTGTTGGATTGATTAACATTTCAGGAAGATCACTGTCTTGGGGTGTTGGAGGAGGAGAACTCCAACCCTTCTCACACAGTTTTACCAACTCTTCAATTTTGCTTTGTGGTAAATCACCATAAACGTTTCTAATGTTTGTTTTTAGATCTGCGTCGGGATCTACTTCAAGAGAGTTTTGATACAGTTTTTTAAACAGTGCTTCTTCAAGTTCGTTATTTGTGCGAATTGCCATGATCAGTAGTTTTGGTTGGAAATGGGGTTGATTGTACACCCCTGAATGTTGCAAAGTAGATGCAACGGAACAATTCCTCTACCCGGAATCTGAATGTTGCTTATTGCAGAACAGCGATGGTAATCACTCGGCCAACGATTTCCAAAATCTCTTGGAGTACAAACAATTGAAAGGTTGTTTACAGCAAACACAGAGTTTTGACTTGCCCATTGTTGTGCTTTTGCCTGAACCCGGATTGTGTAAGCGCCTTCGCGGTTGCTTGCATTCACGCAGCCATTGTAAGAAGCGCCCGTGACCAAAGAGACGAAGATTGCCACGATCAAAACAATAACGGTTTTCATCGTACAGCCGTATTGCTAGGCGTTGGAGTTATAGGACTGTCGTTCGCAATGAGAATAGGAGGTTGTGACAGACGGAATGGTTGGTCGCTCAGAGCATAAAGTCCATTCCACTCATGATATCCGCCGCTTGGATCAAACCAGAAAATACCTTGGGGGTTATCTCCGTAAGAGCCATCAAAGTCAGGACTTGCTACAACGTGTTGTTGTGTGCGGGTGTATTGCCCACCACAACCGGGACAATCGGTTGTAATCACCTGATCTGGTGTTGTCAGCATTGAATTGAGAGAACTCACTTTACCACGCACAGGACCGTAGAAGATTGGCTGTCCGGTTGAAGCAAGAAGATAAACCCAAGAAAGACGGTTGGGATCATTTAGCGCTTCAAGACGGCGCACAAGATTCCTTCTCTCTTGTGAGTCAGAAAGGTGAGGAGGAGGAACTTGGCGAACAAGTCTTTGTTGGTTCGCTTCTGTTTGCTCCATTTCAGTAACGGTTGCAGCACCTGTATTTGGTTGGTGAGTGTCGTCTGGTTCGCACGCTCCAAAAAACAGAGCACCGGCAAGAATGGTAGAAATGTAGATTGATGTTCTCATGATGATGTTATTGTACCTGTTTTGAAATGGGGTTTGGAACTATTGTAGTGAAGGTGGAAGAGAGCCGCCGAGGAAAATGCTGCGATTTGCCATGCTTGCATGGGCGTTGTAATCTGAGACCACAGTTGAACGCATGGCCCTGAGACCACTGAGTTCTGTTTGAAGCTGAAACAGTTCCGCCCGATCTTCTCTGGTCCACTGAGTACGATCTTGCGGAAGGGAACGTTGCATTTCTGTTACGCGCTGTTCTTTCTGATCAATTTGCCGTTGATAGTTTTGGGCATTTTGGTATTGCTGGTGGAACCACTCGTAGTTGTAAATCACGTTGTCTGCGTTTATTGTTCGCTCCACAATTTGTGCAGCTTGTTTAACTGGTTCAGACGCGGTATCTGCGCATTTCACACACATACCGATTGCACCAAGCCCCAGAACGATCAGCAGGACTATGACAATTGTAACCAACTTTGAAACGATGTCATCTCTGTCTGAATGATAATAACTCATTTGAAATGCTCCCTTTGAGAAATTGTAGTTGTGTTTGGTTGTTCTGAATGAAACACATATCCAGAAACACCAGCTACAACAAACGCAAGAATCATTAAAATGTTTCTCATTGCATCCTTGTTACAAAGTTCAAAACATCAACAAACAAACCAACGCACGCAAACAGTCCAAGCAGCGAACTAACAAGTGCGAAGAAAAGCCAGCCACCAATGGAACCAAAGAAAGTTTTTGGAGAATCAGCACTAACTGCACCAAAAACACCAAAGAAACTAATCACAGACAGAACGCTTGTGATGAAAGAGGCAATTGCGAACGCAACCCAATGCGCAAGAAAAAATGGAATCATGATTGTGTGTTACTCCGATTGATGTGAATCATACGTTTAATGATCCTACCCTAACACAATTCGGGATGGTTTTTAAGTATCCAACCTCTAACATGACCGGGACAAACCATTCCGTCGTTTGTTTTCTTCCACTGACCTATTTCAAGGGTGTTCCAATCTCTGCCGGTAACTTCTGAATGATTTGTTAGAATTTTATGCCTGTTGGGCTCCAAATGACTATGTGGCATCCACCAATGATGAATTTCCAGTTTTTACCATTGATCTATATTGTTCTTGGCTTTTCATGTTAACTCTTTTTTTGCTGTGAGAGGGAAAAGATCTTCGCACTGGTCAAGCATGAATTGCATTTCTTTGATTTTGGCTTCTAGTTGAAATCGCAAAATCTCTCGCAGACACAACAGTGCTTCTTCTGGGGTTGTGCCAAACCCCACCGCTCCAACAACAGATGGTTTATTGTCAAGATGGCTATTGGTGCAAATTTCCGCCGTGTACTTTGCATCAAGGTGACTATTGAATTTTACAATAATGTTTTGAGTAGTTTCTTCCTCAAACATTATTTTAAGATAAAGCTTTACAGCTTCATCCGTTATTTTGTATGGATCTTCCATGAAATCTTTGCAGGTCCATAACTGTTTCTGTTTGATTAACAGTGTAAGGATCAGCGGCACAAGTGCCAGAATGATAGTGACCAAAAATTTTCTCAAAATGGTAACCACATCTTCTGGTTCCTTTGTTGAGAATATTGTTGGCAACGCTAGCCCAATGCGTCAATGTGTTGCATTGTTTGACACAACAAGATAAACCAAATGGTATTGTGTTTTTGTTGTTGTTGAAACTCGTTTCATAAAACGCAACTGTTACCAATGAAACGGTTGGGTGTACAGAGCATACACCTTTTTGATCATTGGCAACTTGAGACACCGACGCAATTGCTTCTGCTACAGGCTGTAATGTCTTTGGTTCACGGTGAGGTGCAAGGTGCATCATTAACGCCAAAACATAGGCTGTTAAAGGACTCATTTGGAAACAGCCTCATGAAAATTTACTTGTGAACAAGTTACAGGTTGCAGATTTTTCGCACCATATCCACAAGTTTCACAACCGCTAGACGCTTGATATTCGGCATTGAGATTGATTTTTCGTGTTCCAATAAGATCAGACAATTTCGCCAGTTCTTCAAACGAAACATCAGTGTGTTTGTTTGTTGTGTTGATATCAAACGATAACGTGTTGTTTGTTTGGTTTTCTGTGTAATTCTCAATTATTCCAAATATTGCTTCAACACGTTCTTTGAAAACTTCTTCTATTGTTTCTGTGGATCTATATTTCTTTTTCATTTTAATGAATATCCTTTTTCAACCCAAACAAATCCTGATTGCTCAAGGTTTGTTTTGATTTTTTTCAGGGTGATGAACAAGTAAGGACCAAAGATCTTTACTTCATCAGCCAGTCCCTTTATGTCTTTGAGTACACCACCCAAAGCCAATAGAGCATACGCTAAAGATTGGAATTTGTAAATGCCAGTTATTTTACCAGCTAATTTACGAATGATTGTGTAGTTGGTTGTTGACATTACCAACTAAATAGCTTGGTTGGCGTACAAGGATTTGAACCTTGACAAATGTTGGATTGCCCAACACCATATCCCGTGATATATTTACGCCAATTTCAGATTGGTCAGGCTGCTGTCGTGGCGTCGTCTCCGATATGGGCATCAAGCGCGGCTTGAGCGCACCGGCTAACAATCACTCTTGGATCTCTTGCAAGAACATTCAGGATGGCTCGGATTGGCCGGTCCGTATCAAGCTTGGCAGTGCCAGCAAAGTTTCCTGCATGGTTTGCAAAAAGTAGGTTTGCAAGACGACCCTCGGAAATCTCGCGTCCAAGCTTCTTCGTGAACCTGTCACCCATACGAATAGGCATACCAGTGCTGTCGCATGATGGTTGGCAGATCGCGAACGCAAATGAAACAACTCGCGAAGTGGGTGCAACGTGTCGGGCAACGGTAATTACCCGGCCCGAGTTCTTTGGGTCTTGAAGATAGAGGAATTTGGTGTTTGGGACTGTGTTTGTAATTGTGTTTGTCATTTGTTTGTGACTCCTTGTCATTCGGTTATACATTACAGAGAGATGAGAGTGGAAGATTTACGTCTGGGCTTGATGTCAGGACCAATAAATTCTGAGGCTTTGATAAACTTCACACCGGCTACTTCCATCTCTTGCAAAGCCTGTTCCGTGGTTTCCTTCTTCACGCCCGCGATAGCATCTGACACCACTTTTACAGTGGCACCTGAACAAGCTGTGGATGAAACGAGTGATTTGCACCAATCAACCAGTTCAAGGGCGCAAGCTTTAACACAGTAATCTGTTGCAACACCAAAAACTATGAATTCAATCTGTTCTGTCCTGCCTGTGTCAAAACGATAGGGTGCCGCTACCAACATTTCCAATACTCCATAAGCATTTGGGTTGGCAAACATGGAATAAACTTCTTTTTCAAAGTAAACCGCCTGCATGTCAAAACGGTAGTAGTCATTAAGTTTAACTTCTACATTTGGCACAAACACAGACTTTGGCGGAAGAGTGTCGGCTATTTTCAGCCAACCCCAAGTACCCTTCTCGCAGTGTGGAGGAAACCTTGGATTTTCGCCATTTGGTCCTTTGTTGGTGTTTGTGTTGAACTCCCAAGCGTCGTACGTGTGGGTGTCAACAGAACCAAAAATAAGGGTTCTCTCCTCAACCGCATAACCAACGAGTTTTTTGATTCTGGTTAAAACCATTGGGTCCATAGGGACACTCAAAGATCCGTCTTCAGAACAAAAATCATTTTGAGTGTCAACGTCAACAAATATACGTCTCATGTGTCTTGCCCCCAACGTTTCATCCAGTTGTCTGTCATATGAATCATAATGATTAACCAAGCCACCAAAGCAAACCAGTTGTTTTGTCTGGTTGCGTATACACACATTGCAAAGCAAAACATTGGTGCGAAATAAAAAAATGCATTCCAAAGAAACAAAGTGGCAGAAAGCAAAAATTTTGAAAGTTTGTTATTGTATCTCATCTGACGTTATCCTTGTACTTGAGGTAAATCTCGTATAGTTGATCTTTGGTGGCAGAAGTTTCTTTGTGTAGAACAGGAATGCCGCCGTCGTTCATCCAGTGTTTCAGGTTCTTGAACCTGTCATCAATTAACACTTTTACTACACCTTCTTCTTTGAAGGCATAAGCGTTTTTGTCTTCTGTGCAAATGAAGTTGAATGCAAACTGATCTGCGAAATGATGAGACATCCATTGAAACTTTTGCTGTCTGCATCTCAGTTCAAGGTCGTTCGCATCTTTGCCCATTGGAGCAGTTAGAATTGTCGGAACAGGGTCAATCGTTTGACCGAACGAAAGAAGCTCAATTGCATCTTCATAAGGTCTCAGTTCTTTGAAGAAATAATGAGGCAAACATGCTTCTTTGAAAGATCTGAAGCGTTGCCTTGCTTCTCTATAGGCAAGATTGTATTTTGATGGAGCACAATAAGTGTCCATAAAATCACAAAGATGCATTGGATATTCTAGTCGGTCTACAAGACCAATCCAAGGCATTCCGTCAAACAGTTTTTTGTCTTGCTCGTGATGCTCCAAGAGTTCGTCAATGGCCAAACACTCTTTGGCGTCAAGACGCAAAAATTCTGGGTTATTCCCCAAGTAATAGTGACACCTTTCATCCCAATCTGCCAATACACCGTCCATATCCCAATATAACTTTATTTTCATTTTTACCTTAGTGTTACGGTGACAAATAAAGCAAAACCAAAAGCGTACAGGCAAGGGCCTGTAATTGGCAGTTTTTTGCTTTGTCCATCAAGGGTTTTGTCAATGTCTTTCTTGAAAAGAAAAGCACCCAAAAACATTAAAACAACAGAAACAGCGATTAGAATCTTTTGTCCGTTATCCATTTTGAAACTACATTGTCCGTTACTCCTAACATACGTGCAGTTTCACTTCTGGTATATCCAAGTTCACACAGTTCATTCGCTTTGTTTGGTTTGTCGCTTGCGGGTATATCAGAAAAAGCAAAACCTGCCCTGTTGCTTATAGAAGTGATGCCCAAAACATTCACAACATAGGAGCGCGGTCTATTTAAACGATTGGCAATTGTGCTAATCGTCATTCCTCTTGCAAAATACAGTTTTATTTTTACTTTTGTAAGTTCTTCATTGTTGGTCATAATGGCGGTTCCAGCGGGATTTGAACCCGCGACCCTTGGGTTTAGAATCCAGCGCTCTAGCCACTGAGCTATGGAACCGGGTGAATCAGAGTTTTACGGTAAGGATTGTGAGGATACATCGGAGCGATCATTCGCCCAAAAGAAAACTTTTTCTCTTCTTGGAAGAAGAGATTGTGCATTGAAACCAAGAAATCTTGGTTTTTCAAAGGAAGACGTTTGTAAAACACTTCCGATGGCAACAAAGTATCAAATCCACAGGTTTTGTGGATTCCTGTTTTTGCCCCATTAAAGAATCCTTTTGGTCCTGTGTCTTCTGTTCCATACACAACCTCTTCAAGAGACACAAGACGTTTACATCGGTAGCACGCAACATGCTTGGCGTTTTCAAGAAGGTGTTGATTTGCCCTTGAGTAGTAGGACAACATCAGCAAATACCAAGGTTTATAACGCATGTGCATGATGGTTCTATTTTATGATCCCGCTGACAAGCTTTGAAAGATTTCTTCAACCCTAATTCTAATCTTTACAGCCAAAGCTTCCGCTGTCCGCTGAACATCCTTGTCTGGGCATTTAACCAGAAGTTCTCCGGCAAGCGGGTAGATGGATTGCATGGTTTCAAGGCACTGCTTGCGTTTGAAACCATCGTCGCAACCTTCCATGTCACGAAGGTTATCCAGTCTGTCGCAAAGTTTGATAAACATTGCTTGCCAAGAGCCATATGCCTTCAGTCGTTCGTAGTAACCTTCTTTTGGCACTTTGGACAGAGACTTGATCCACTTCGTCACTTCCGCGCCAAAACAATCCTCAAGAAGTTCTGGCGTCATTTCACTGTCTTCAAGAAGATCATGTCCAAGCGCAGTGATGATGAAGCTTGGGGAGTAGATTTTGCACTCATCCATGACAACAATTGCGACGCGCCTTGGATGTTCAAAATACCTGATTGGTTGACCATCAAGTCCCAACTGTTTTCTTGTCTGGCTCCTGTGTCCGTCTTTGGTTAGGATGTAGGCAAGTTCAATTTTACGAAGCTCGCTTGGAGCAAGCATCGGCCTAAGCCTTGCCATGAACGTTTCTTTGTTTTCCGTGGTCATGCAATCCTCACATTCTTGGCTTCTGTCCACCAATAGCCATCGCGATCTGAGACGTAGAACTGAAAAAACTGGTAATCTCCGATCATTACTTCTTGACGGATGTAGACAGGAAACTCTCCGCGAACGTGAACTCCATCATCGTCGCACAAGAAGTCGTTCTCAACGGACTTACCGTTGTTGTCCCAATGCCTGTCATCGTGTAGAGAAGCGATCACAGAGGTGAGATCTTCGTCGTACATGCCGCCGATGAGAAATCCAGTGTCGCTGCTGTGCTTGTGATAGCGGTTGCAAAACACGTCTTGTGGGGTGCGCATAAACCGATCCTACCACACAGCAGGAAGGTTTTGAAAGATTCAGCAGTGAAGCTTCTTTGCCTTGTATTTGATCTCTAAAATCATACTTTGATCCCTACTTTCATGATCACAAGCACCAAATTCGCATTCAATCAAAACTGGTTTTTCTAACTCGTAGTAATACAAGAGGGTGTCATACTGAGCCATCTGTTTGATGTGAATGCTCGGATCTGGTGGACTTGATGTTTCGTAGCTGGCTCTGATCCAACCCATTAGATTAACAGAGCCATCATCTGAGATTGGATCTTGATTGATGGAAACCGTGATAGTGTTCTCTGATTCGTTAAAAAGAAACTTTTGTTAGCACGTAAGCGTCGCAACCACCAATGGCCAGAATGTTGGTTGTTTTTATAAGTGGCATCATGGTTTGTTGTGTCTTGAATTAAAGATATCTTTGAAAGATGGAAGTTTTTCACCCCCAACATCTCGTTCAAAATCGTTCTTTCCACGCACGAGTTCCACACCTCGTCCAACCCATTGATCAATGATGTGCAACGGTATACGAAAAATTGCCGACAGACGTTTTGGTTGAAAACCTTGCTTGTACATTTCTTTTACTTTCTCTTGTCGTTCACCAACAGGAGTAGAAGCGCGCACTTCTTCTGAAAACTCTTGAAACAATTCTTTGACATAATCAACAGGAACACCAGTTCTATCCGCTACTTCTTCCCTTGATAAGTTCCTCAAAAAAGCAATTTAGCCCACGCTCGTGCCTTGTCGTCCAATTTTGTGAAATGCGTTTGTTTTACTTTTTGTAGCACTTCAACAACTTCATCAATTATTTCTTTCAACATCTTGGGTAACTATCAGCTTGTTTGGTATAAGTTCAGATCTCATCCAACCGCCGTGTGTCGTCACATGGGAAGGTCTCACCCACTTCGCTACACTCTTTCTGAAGTCACCGTAGCTGAATGAATCAGCCAGCCGCACAACGTAACCTTCTTGCACGTTAGAATCAATCTTCAGATTCCTTGTATTCTTTTCGTCCCAGACTCCTCTGTATATCGTTGGGACAATGTGCAGATTCAATAGAGAAGCCCATTCAACTGTTTCATCCCAACTCAAACAAATGTTGTTCTCGTTCCAAATGGAAAAGAGAAGAAAGAAGTCTTTGAGGTTGTTATATCCAAGAGAATGTTTGGCAAACAAGTTCTCTCCACAAAGTCTCCAACCTTCTGGAATGTCGTAACCAATGCGACCTTGCAAAGCTTTGATCCAATCTCTTGATGGATGAGATCCACTCTCTACAGATCTTGCATGAGAATAAGTTCTTCCGATGGTTGTACACTCTCCATCCATCTTCTCTGTGATGACAATTTCTTTTCCAACGAAGCAATCTGTGGAATCAAGCACCCTGTCATCTTTGCCAACACCCGGACTCCAAGGAAGATGAGGAGTTCTGGGATATTTGACCTTCTCAGAAAACAGATGGAGAACAGGTTCAAGAACCTTTTGAACAGAGAGATCATAAAACAGGTCTCCCTTCAATCTAGTTCCGTTTGGGAGAACAGGATTGCCCCATTTGTCATACTCTTGGTCATGGTACAGATGCAACGGAAGAACAATGGTTTTGATTCCACATTTCTCTCTGAGAGCATCGCAAGACAAGAGTGTTTGTTCTGCAAGTATGTGACATGGCTCGCAAACGCAGGCGCCGTTGTCAACGAAATAGCCTCCAAACTCTGCTTTCGCTGTAAACAACCTTCTTTCTATGATGTGATGAATGTCAAGGTTGTCAACCTCCCCATTTTTATCGTAGGTCGCTGGTGCCCCACAATTCACGCATTTGTACCCATCTCTCTTCAGGCACGCATCTCTAAAACCATTTCTAGTAAGCAGTTTTGATACCATTTCTTCTCTCCTATTGGTTAGGTTCCACTGGTCACTTTGACCCAACCAAACAGAAATTGACAAATTCCTTTTCCTTTTTTATCAATCTGTTTCCATTTGATTTTGAATCCATCGGAATTAAACCCTCCAAAAAGTTGCTCATTTGCATGGATCTCGGCCAATCCAGAAATCAACAAAGAAAGAGCAGTTTTCTTGTTGCGACAGAACTCAGGAATTTCTTCTGATTTGAGCAAGTGAATCTGCATGTCTCTACGAATGAGCTCTGCAATCTCTGCGTCATCCGAGATAGACAGCCACTCTTCGTAGCTAGCTTCAGCGTGGTTGGGGTAAGACGCTTTGCCGTCTTCTCTCTCAATTCTCACTTTTGGTTTGCCACAATCGTGCATGGTTGTGTACTTCGCCAAAGTAAAGTCACTGCAAATATCTTTAGATATTTTGGCGCTGTGTTCAAGAAACCAACTTGGCAAACGCCATTGATACCTGTAAGATCTTGAAGGATCTCTCATGGTTTCAAGAAGATCAAACAATCTGTCTTTCACCATCAAACCATGCTCAAGCATGTTGATACCTTTGGTTTGATAACAGGTTTGCATCTTTTCCACCAAATCCCAAGTTTTTTCAAGTCTCTCTTGAGCCAAAGGATTGACGTATTTCCCACACAGAGGAATGCCCATACAAACTCTTTTCACCATTGGATTTGGAACAATGGCTAAAGCTGTAAGAGCCATTCCAACATCAGGTTCGTAAAAAGGAACATATTTAAGTCCTTTTTTCTCAAGGAGTCTTGAAAACTCCCAAAGAGCTCTTTCGTTTTTTGTTGCAAGTGTGATAATGGAATTGGAACGCGAATGCCACTTTTGATACTCGTCTGGGAATGCAATCCCAAACTCAAGAGCAGCGTGCATTGTTTGAGGAATGGCGTACTGGAGAGTTAGATCTTGGTGCGTGATCACGTAGAGTTTGCACTCTGTGTCTTCGCAGCCATTGTCAACTAAGCCCTACATTTCGTGATTGATGATGTTGTCCATGTGACTATAGTAGCAGTCAGAATTGGAATTGTGAAAGGTTAGGCAGGTAAAAAATTCAAAGCGGCAGTTGAACTACGATAGAACCACCTGATTCCATCTTGCATCAGCACTTTAAGAAGGTTACCGTTTTCAAACTCTTGAACAACTAAGAAAGTTGAGTTTTCTGACAAATATATTTGAAATTTGCTTGTTACGTTTTCTTTTGGTATTTCTGCTCTAACCATGAAACAGTTGGTTTTGTGATGTACTTTATAGGCTTCGCCAACTTTCAGTTCAGACGACCTCACCAATCGTTCTCCTGATTGTTTTGAGCTCTTTGGAACTCAGTTGCCACATCCTGATTGCGTAAAGCCTGTAGTTGTTGTAGTAGGTGAACGATTCTTGTTCCGACAGGTTTCTGAGCTCTTTGTCAAACAGTACGTCTCTGCCGTCTTCATAGAACTTCTCTTCTGTCTTTGTGACGACCAGACAACCCTTGACACAATCCCATTCTCTTGTGTAAATCGTGTGTTTTGTTGGTTCGGGTCTCTTTGCCAACTCAATTCCCCACCAACTTGTGACTCGTACAAAACTGCGAGTTTTGTCAGACCACTTACTCTTGGTGACCAGACGATATTGAATCAGTTTGTTGTCAGGTAATGTGATAAGCGTCACTTGGCTTTTCTTTGTTTCTTTCTTTTGTCTTGGACAAACACAAAGAATGCCCGTGTTGGGATTCACGTAAAAACTGTCCCAATGACCTCTGCTCATCAGTGGCCGGTTATCGTTGTAGTAATATTTGACAACAGAATACGGAAGTCCGTCTTCCCCCATTTCAACATCTTGATGAACCGCATGTTTGACATGCACAAGAATGTGTCGTTGCAGCGTGGAATCAAGAGAGATGTTTTCACAAATCTCTGAATACACCTTGTTCCAAGGTCTTCCAACGTTGCTTTTCAAAAACCGAAACAAAGGAGCGAGGTTGTCAGACAGGTCTTTACGATCAACTCCGCGCCCTTTGGGCCGAATGGTTTCTTTGTTGGGAGCCTCTTCATCATTTGATTTGTATTTGTTGCGCTCGTGTCCATTCTCCCAACTTTTGTGTCTGGGTCGGTCAATGAGCACATGTCGCATGTCGTTTCTCATTTGAAACACGCCTCTTTCTTAAATGCCAATTTTCTCTTCCGTCTTCACAGCTTCGGCAATTTTGTTTGCCACCTTCGCGTACGTTGCACCGTGTTGGCCATACCAAGCAAGACAAGTGTACAAAGGTTTCCCAAGACCAATGTTAAGCAAAACTGCCACTACTTGCGCTGTCGTAAGATCATTGTCATCTGTTTCTAGCATAGAACAGACACAATTTTCCAATCTGTCAAACAGAATCTCGTACTCTTCAATGGTTGTGCCAGAGTAAGAGACGAAATTCTCTGGTTTCCGTTTGATTTTTGGCAAATACATTTTGGCAAAAAGCACAGCTTGCCGAATCAGCAAAATGGTTTTTTCTTTTTCTGTGAGACTTGGTACAAGAAATGTTTTTTTCATGGTAGTTCATCCGTAAAGGGTATCAAAACCAGATTTCTCGGCACATCTGTAACAGAGATACAACAGTTCGTCAATTTCGCTGTCTGTAAGTTTACCAAAGATCTCCAAGAGATTTTCTTTGGTCATACCATAACCACAAGCAGCTTTAATAAGACAATTTGCAGTATCTTCTTTGTAAGTTGAAGCCATCCTTCACCAACCAAAGTCTGTTGGAGCATAAACTTGCTGTTGAGTACGAATGACGTTTCGTAGATCACGCTCAGGCGGAGCAAAGTCTGACTCCATCACTCGCATGAGGAAACGCCACTCTTTTGTCGTTGCCTGAATGCCACGATGGATATCCCACCAATCAAACTCTGTGACAGCGCAGCTTTCAACAGAAAGCTTCTTGGCATAACCGCACTCAATTTCTTGGTTAACCTGCTTGCTCATCCTGTTGTAAATCTGAGAATCCTGTTCCTCATCCACCATCATTTCCCAATTCGGATTGGCAAGAAATTCGGTGAGGCAACCAACTCCTGTAACAAGCAGGTGATAACGATGAGGACGAATACTGTCCCATTCTTGAGCGAACAGATCCGGGTTTCCGTGATGAATGCTGTCTCGTTTTGGGCCACGAGGCACGCCATCTGTGTGCCAACCCGGAATTGCAGGAGACATACCGGGAATGAGCATGTGGATCTTCGTGTCAACCACAACATACTTCCTGTCGTTGTGTAGTTTCACAGCACCAAGAGCGGCCCGAGTCAGGTCACCTCCGTATTTCACAGTATCTTCAGGAGAGGCGTTGAAAAGCCCAAGAGTGTTTTTCACAAGCTCCTGTGAAGGTTGGTCAATGCGGCCTGTAACTACAAGTGGATTGCGATTGAATCGGAGGGATTTCATAGATCTGTTCTATCACACTTGGATATGAATTTGAAAGAATTGGTTGTTAAAGGTTTGTTGTTGATTCTTGGACCAACCCCGCTGCCATAAACGCTTTGCGGGTAAAATCAGGAAAACTCTTGGTTGCCAAGAGTTCTTCTGGCGTACACCATTTCACAAGTCCGCCGACCACTTCTGGAAGAAAGGCTCTGTTTATGTCTCGTGCAAGCACATAAAACACCACGCAAAAATAGCCAATGCCGGGTTTGCGATGATTTACATGGAAATCAGAAAACTGTTCATAAACCCAATCTGGGTAAGCAATGTATCCCGTTTCCTCACGCAGTTCTCTGAGAGCCGTCTCTTTAAACGTCTCATTTTCATCGCATTTACCACCCGGAAGGGTGAAATCCGTGTGATCATCTTTACGAGAGACACCAAGGATAAGACCTTTACTTGGGTCAAAACAGATGATGGAAGCAGACTTGTGGAATTCTGTGATTGGGAAAGGTAGTTTCATGGGATGTACAGTTTAATCCTTGATTTCATTTGCATCAGAAACGTGTCTGAAACCAGAGCAGCCATAGAAACAAGCATTTGAGCCAGTTTTGCATCTGCTCTCCAAGCTTTGTCAACGGCTTCAAAATGTTGGGGATGGTTGCGGTTTTGGAGAAATTCAACGATTTGTTCAGGTGTCATGGCGTTTCCTTTGATTCAGTAGTCGTCGCACTCTCGTTCACGCTTTAGCACGTCAATCGTTTTGTGACACTGTGGGCAGATAACATACTTGTAACGAGTCCAGTCGTCTTCGTCTCTGCCTTCGTGTATGTCGGCTGGAGAAAACTCCACTTTGTAGTGGCAACCTTTACACACTTCTTGCCAAGCGCCAATGGGACCGTTGCTGATAATTCTAGCCATTTTTGACCTTACTAAGTTCTTGAAGAATGCCAGAAACCATACAGATGCACACAACACCAGCAATGTAAGAAACAGCAGCCCAAGGTCCAAACACAAGAGCCATTCCGATTGGAACGCCGACCACAAGAGCTCCAGTACCGGCAGACACCAGAACAAGTTCTGCGTAATTTTTGACTTTAAGTTTGTCTACCGCTGTGATTGTGAGAAGGACTGGAATTGCCAGAACGGAGCCAATTCCGTTGATGAATGCATTTTTTAGACTAAAGTTTTTCATGGCGTTTCTTGGTAGGCCCGAAGAGATTTGAACTCTTTTTCTCCGCTTATAAGGCGAAGTAGCACAACCCGTGCGCGGGCCTGTCTTCTGTGTCGTCAGAAGCGATGATCTACTTTACCACGCCCGACACAGATTTTGAAACTATTTCAGAAGGTTCTTTTTGTGTTGAATTTCTAGTTTTAGCCACTTGGCGTCGCGTAGTTTGTTTTCCGTATCGTTGATTATGTCTTGATGGTATTTTCTGAGCGCGGTTTCAAGATTTTCCAAAGCGCTTTGCTCAGAACCACCTCTAGATGACATAATGGTACGAATCTCAGGATTATCACATTCTCTATCAGCAAAGGCGAAAAATCCAACATTGGACACTCGCGGAATGACATAAACATTTGTGCAAGGTCCGTCACCAACTTCTGTTGCAAGAATCTTTATCCGATCAATCAAACCTGTGTTTGGCGGGATGATGGGAGTCTCATCCCAAGTACCATCAAGCAGTTTGGCAATCAGGTGTTCGTGATCGTTGATGTTGTCCGAGCCAGACAATCTGTCATCAAAACGAATTGCTCGTTTTAGCCAATCTGTAGCCCTTTTAGCATCGGTTGTCATGGAATCTGTACTTTCTTCATTTGGTTGGCATGGGTTTCTGCGCTGAACTTGGCAAACCACGAAACTGCTGATTCTGCTGCTCGTGCGTTTGCTTCCTTCTTCTGTGTGTTCAGTACAACACGGGTATGTCCGTTGGTTTTGAAGACTGCCCTTGAACAAGCAAGAGAGCAGTATTTTCTGCCTGCGTTTGTTTTTGGCAAGGTATCCATTGGTTTAAGACATTTTGGATTTTGGCATACTTGGTTATGTAAACGATAAGTTTTCTCTGGTTGAATTTCAAGTGTAGATCTCATCGGAAATAAAACCTTTCAAACAAGCTTTTGTAAATTGGGTGAGTTTCAACTGGTTCTACTTGATCAACAGAAACCATGTTTGCCAAGGCGGCATAGCAGACGGTGAGAGAAAACTTGTATCTTTCGTTTTTCTCATATGCATTCGCTTGTACTGTTGCCGCGTGACGAATTGCGTTCAAGAAATTATCCGGTAGAGTAAGTTGTTCTGACTTTTCAACAACAGCTTTTTTGTCAGCAAACACAAACGCGTGAATGTTGTTTTGGTAATGGGAAATCGTGTTTTGGAACACGTTTCTGCTGTCTGACTTTTTGAACCACAGATTTGCTCCATTGAGCCTCTTGAGGAGACAGCTAAACGAATAGCTACCGCCAAGGTAGTAGCAACGAGGATCTGTTGTGTCCGTTGCTTCAACCGTGTTCACTTTTCCACAGTAGATCCACTCTTGGCCTGTTTTGGTCTTGTAAACTCCACCAATTTCGTAGTCAGAAATCTTTGGCTTTTTCCCAAGTGTTGTTGATTCGGCCATCCGTGCGTGTAGCTCTGAGCCAACACGAACAAGCTTCATGTCAGAGCCAACCCTTGCCCAAACAAATTGGCCAACAAGAAATCCGCCCTTTGAAACACCTGAAGAAACCATTGTCTCAAGGAGCACATCTTCTCGTAGATCAACCCAAAATTGTTTTCCATCTTCCAAAGTGACAATGCACTTGTAGGCACGACCACCTTCAGTTCGTTTCTCAATGCTGACCACTTCAACCGAAACAACTGGAGTGTTTGGATAAGTGTACTTTGGCACATCACTGTTTGTCATGAAACGATGGCTTGCCCACCGTTCACCTGTTTCAATGGTCTTTTTGTTTGCGGCGTCAGAAATATAAGCAGGGATAACCGTTCGGCTTTTGACAGCTTCGCTTGAGTTGGTATCGCCTTCCCAAGTAAAAATGGTTTTCTGCTCTTTTCGGCAGATGTAGATGACTTCTGCCGGGATGTTTCCACGGGTAATTGTTGCCATGTTCCTACTCTACAGAATAGAAGGTTGGTTTTGAACTAATTGATTATTGGCGTATTTGCCAGTTGTAGAAGATGGAGCCCCATTTGTCATCTTTTGCATCCAAAGAATGCAAAGACACTTCAAGGTTTGGAAACTGTTCTTGTAGATAAGTGGTCAACTCTTGAACAGTTGATTGGTTTACTTCTTCGGTTCCATTGATTAACGAACCAGTGGAACCAGAAGTTTGACCAGTAGAAGAGTGTTTGCCGATCACCAAAGCAAGGATTTGTTTTAGCCGGTTCATGGTTTCAATCTACCACAAACAAATTGACGAGGACAGAACCATTTTGAGGATTTTCACCAATGTCTTCGTCTATTTTGCGTTTGCCACTTTGCAACCAGCCAGTTTGTGTGCGGGCGGATACAATTGGCGTGAAGTCATGGTCACACCCTTGCAAAACAACGATTGCATCTGGATCTACGGAACCGAGTTTCTTTTTTAGATCTTTAACCGTTATGAACATGTGGACACAACTCCAATTGTGAAAAATAATACCACCAAAGAAATCCAAATTGCAATCAGTATTTCATCGGTCATGGTAGCAGCGGAGGGACTTGAACCCTCATGTCTTGCGACGGGGCATTTTGAGTGCCCTGTGTCTGCCTTTCCACCACGCTGCCATAGATGTCTCTTGTAAACCCCAAGAGACGCAGGCCCTAGCTGTCGTTCACCGCTAGGCGTGTTTCAAGGGTTTATTTCCTTGAAAGAAATGGACCTGTCATTTGGGCACGTTCTGATCAAAACATTATGTTCGTCTGCCCGTTTGCTTTCCAGCATACCTTTAGGCATTTATGCCAGCTTTGCTTTCCTCCAAGAAAAGACTTAGTGCTTTCAGGTGCCCTATTCAGACTAGATCCAGTGGCTCCCGTGGGAATTGAACCCACACCCCCTTTCGGGGACCAGATTTTGAGTCTAGCGCGGCTGCCATTACGCCAGAGAGCCATTGCGACCAAAGGTCGCTTCAATACCAAGCTTTAACTTCAACGGTTTTATTACAATTTGGACATTTGATGTCGTAACAAACCTCTGTTTCACCCCAACTTGAGTAAGTTTGGGAGTGTACATCGTTTTTGTAGTAGAGGATGCGGGCTCCACAACCCTGACACGAAACTTTGCGTCCAATTTTTTCGTCCTGCCCGATTACCTTCGTCATGAACCTAACTTAGCACACCCTTCTGACGGTTTGAAGTATTAAGGTTTGGTTAGGGGATGGACAACCTCATCTACAGCAACAAGCACCACCTCTACAATGGAACAACCCTCAAGAGGGAAAACATAGGATTGATCAGAGGTTGGGTCTATCTCATACATGTTGCCGGTGAATGGATTAAATCTGTTGCTTTTCTCAGTTTGACGACGGTAGTTTACCCTCATTCTTGTCACGTATGTTCGTGCATAGTTGAGTCGTGTAAACAGTCTCGCTTTCTCCAGTGGACCAAACCCAACATACCTTGGGTTGGTATTGCCGTCGCAGTAGAGGTCTGTTCCATCTTTCCTGATCACGTACTTGTTCCAAGATTTTGCGTTTTTCATTTGTGGTGCAACCCCATACAGGTTTGATTGTGAACAGTATTCCGGCCCAAACATCGTTAGGTTTTTTGATGTTGAAAACACCTTGTGAAGAGGTGCTCCCATCTATGTCTGGACGTGGCCCGTCAAATTTTGACGGATTCTCGTTTGTCATCAGCCAGTTCCAAAACTGGTTGATAACCCATTTTGTATGGTAGAGGGATTGTTTTACCGTTGTGATCAGACCACTTGTGCAACTCAAAACCTTTGCTTGTTATCGCATAGTCGGAAACTGTATCTTTGTCGTCCAAGAAAAGTCGCAGGCAGTTAGCAAGACTTTCTTTGCCGCTGGCCGTGATATTCACATAAAAATTACTCAAACAGCTATTGTCGTTCATCTGAACACCATATAAACTGAAATTGGCAATGTCATTTTATCCTCTTTGGAAATGTGGCCTTCTTGAATTGCCACAAAACCAGCACTTTCTACAAGATGCTTGATGTGACTTCCAACAACGGTTCCCAACATAAGACCTTCTTTGGTTGAAGTGTCTGACCAATCAAACACTTTGATTGTGTCTTCATCTGTTTCTTCAACGAGTTTGGAAATTGTTCCAAGAATTTTTTTCAGTTCTGTTTCCGCAACACTTATTGCGTTCTCAACTTTCATTCGTTGAAGTTTTTCTTTTTGGGCTTTCTCTTCTGCCTCTTTGACGGTTTTGTTTGAAAGCCCTCTTTTTACTTCGTTATACACAAACGATTTGATTTGTTCTGGCGTCATTTTATGCCTGTGATGGAAAGTGTAGGTGCAAAGCAAAATGTTTGCCGTGATGATCTGATACAACTTTTGCAGTTGCTATTTGGCTATTTTTAAACATGGCAACAAAATGATCTGCTTTGATTTTCATTTTGATTTCATCCAAAGGAGTTGGTTCATCGCGGTAATAATCCACAACAACATAAGTGGCACCTTTGGCAACTTCTTCAGGAATTTTTTTAATGGCATTTGACACCAGAAATTCAAGCTCTTGTTGAACTTTGAGAATTTCTTGTTTTTGAGCAGCAAGCTTTTTTAGTTCTTCTGCTTTTTTCTCTGCCGCAAGTCGTTTGCCATCTTCTAGTGCGTTGGCTATATCAAGATCAAAATTTTTCATTGTATTTCTTTCTTGATACAAATCTGATTCCTTCATTTTGCGAGCCAAGTTGTTTAGTTGATTGTTGGAAAAATACGTCATTCCGGGGATGTTCATAAGTTTAGCACCGCTGATAGGGGTTGAACCTACATGTGTCCATTAGCTTTCTCCTGCTTAGAAGGCAGGCGGCGTACAGCGGCAAAAAAATCAACAGTACAAACCTTTTTCAATGATGTTGTCAAGAACGATCTTTGGAAGAAGTTTAGCGGCTTCTTGCAGATCAAGCTCTTTGATTAGAGCTCTCACTTTTGTGCTGGAAATGTTTGGCATGATGGTCGGTACACCATCCACTTCGCAGCCTGCTCTGCCGATAACAAACATTGGTGCAATTGCGTTGATTTTGTCCCAATCCTCACCCCATGTTTGTTTGTTCATGACACAATCCGAACCGACAATAAACCTGAAATTCAAGTCTTTGTATTCGCTGACAAGGTGTTGTACGGTACGAATAGAATAAGAAACTCCTCCCAACTCTTCTTCTACTCTTGAAACAAAAACTTGTTCTTTTTCACTAATCATGTCTTGCAGCATTTCAACACGCGTGTTGAAATCCACAAGATTTTTCCCATCTGGGTGTTTGTAGGTCGGGATAATAAGAACGCCATCAATGCCTTCCATGTTCAACAGGTATTCAATTACGAACAGATGCCCGAAATGAGGAGGATTGAATGATCCACCGTAAATGGCCCATGTTTTTTTTCTACGCATGTGATGATTGTAGTAGAACGAGAGGTGTTTTGGAAGATTCAATCGTAGTAGTCGGAGATACGTTTTTTGTCTAGAGCTTGAACAAGACGTGGTGGCAGATCTGAAACTGTTGTTTCGTGTCCACAAACGGGGCATGTGAACTTGCCGAATGGCGCCGAGGTGCCCTTGTATCCACATGGTTTTAGATCTTTTTCTTCAACCAACAGAGTTGCGCCGCAACCTTTTTGTGAGCAACGACATTCTTGGAACCAAGGGTTTGCCCAACCACCTTGCTCAATGATTTTCATCGCGCACACTCCCGCTCCACATGAACCACAGCAGAATCTAGAGTTTGACAACCCGCATCCCGTTCAAGAACGGGTTCATCAACCACGACAATATCCGAAACTGAAGAATCTGTTGATGGGTACGAGGGTGTTTTGCACGAGGCGAGAATTGCGAAAACTGCTGTGACAATTAGTTTTTTCATGGTGTTCCTTTTGGAGTTAAAGTGAAGACGGTTCTAACTGAATTTTTTAGTTGTGTTAGAATATCACCAATTTGTGAAACATTTGTGATTGTCCAACAATTTTTGGTTTCTTCGTTTACAACGGTCCAAGGGTCTTCTTCTGATGGATTTTCAACAAAGTTGTTCATCAACATAGCGTTCAAGAACGCTCGTTTTAATGCCGCTCTTTCATTGTCTGTATTGGATGTGGCTACAGCAAAAGAACCAATGGTAGGAAAAGTGATTTCGTATGACATGTGGTACGGGAAGTAGGACTTGAACCTACAACGGCCAACTTCAGAAGATGGTGCTCTGCCATTGAGCTATTCCCGTATATTCTTTGCCTGAATTGCTAGGCGGCTCCTCATAAAAACCGCCTAGCAATTCAGAGCGGATAGCTACTCCGCCAACCCAAACACAATACGTCTATTTTATTTGGATTTATTGTTTTTAAGCAAATCAATAATTCCCGGTGGTAGTTGCCAGTAAATGTACAGAGTTGTGTAACAGTTTGGACAAACTGTTGAGAAGGACCAATCTCCCTCATAATCTTGAGAGGCTTTGATATCCTCCAGTCCAATTTCAATCTGGGAAAAGCAACCTTTTATTCCGTTGTAAGGGCCACTCACTTGAGCGCAACGGATAATGGTAGTGAATGGTTTCACTTCTGTTTCACCGATGATTCTTGCCATTTTTCACCCAATCCAAATGTGTCTGATTATTCCGTGTTGATCTTGACAAAAGTTAACACGATTCTTGTTTTTAGGGAATTTCCTTAGTTTTACATTGAATCGTGTTGTGTTTAAAAATCTGTATTGAATATTGGGCTCTTTTGGTGAGACCCAAAGGAGTGTCCTACCAGTTTTTGATTGCTGTTTTGGGGTTTTACACTCAAGGAATTTCCACTCTTTGATCGTGGTAGCGTTTTCTCCAACGTAATTGTCCCAAAGCTCTGATAGTGACATCATAGTGGTGCTGGTGGGATTTGAACCCACACTGGATGGCTTCTTAGACCATTGTCTCCTGCCGTTGGACTACAGCACCGTTGGAAGATTGTGAGAATGGTTACTCACTGGTCTCACTTCCATTGACAAGTAATTCGTATTTTGTTTGGTGTGATGATTTTATTCTCATCCAAAATACGGGGTTATGTTGTGGCTCAAGAGAGACTTGAACTCTCACTGAATCGCTTCTGAGGCGAGCCCCTCTGCCGTTGGGGTACTGAGCCAACTATCAATCAGCAATTGCATATGCAATTGCTTCTTTGATATCAAGAGGCGTCACGTTTGCCATGTCCAATTTGATGTCAATCATTCCATCTGCCGTTTTCGTCACAACCATCGTGTTGTTGGGCCACGAGGGTTTAGGGTTCTCAAATTGCTTCTTTGGCACTTGAACAATCTCGTACTCGTCGTTCATCTGGAAGTATCGGGCGGTTGTCATGAACTCAATCTAACACACTCAGACTTGAGTTTGAAAGATTCAACCAGAGAATCTTTAGATTCACGTTGTTTCGTCTCATACATTCTCTGGTTGAATCAATCTTTGGAATCTGCGGATTAAGAGGGAGCCAATGCAAACCATAAGACGTTACGTTTCTTACACCACATTCTCCGAAGAGAAGCCGCTTAAACAACTTGCGGACTACACGGTTTAACCCGTGTGTGCTTTTGATGCTGGCAGGCACCTAGTTCTGTTTCACATCTTACTTTCTCTGCCAAGAGTGGCTTGAAAGGCTCCCGGTGAACTTGGTTGGATTTGCACCAACAACGAGTGGGGTTCCGTATCTGGCGGTCTTGCCCACTAGCTCTGCTGGTTGAGCTACGAGTTCTCTGTTTGTTGAATTTTCTCCATGAACTTCAACAGTTTGTCACGCTTCTTTTCAATCTCAACAATCTCGTCTTTAATAGAGTCAACAGCATATCGGCAACAGTTAATGTTGCACTGTTGCTCTGCCTTACGACGAGTCAAAGGATTCCCTTTGCTGTCAAGTACCATTTTGTACTTGGCCAAATAGTATGTTGTTTGGTTGATGCCACCAATCATGTAGCCTTGGTACTCAGCCAGTTCGGTTATTTGGTGATAACCCGGATGATGTGTTGTTATGATGTCGCCAACTTTAAAACCGTTGTAGTTGTCTGTCATAGAGGAGACTCCCAGATTCGCACTGGCCTCCTTGCGCCAACCTCTCGTCAATATGTCAAGAGGATTTACAACGCGTGTGCTCTCGTTCTATACACCAAGTCCCCCAAGAATCTGCTCATTCCACTGGTTTGAAGCCTTCTTCTGTCTTTTGCCATTTGGTTCCAGTGAGTGACTCTCCTTTTTGCTGCCAAATCTTCGTGTCCAACTGGAACATCATGTTGTAGATCTTGTGGTCAGGAGCGGTTGGGTCTTGCTCTTTGAAATACTCAAAAATTGTTTGCGCTACGATGTTCATGTTAGTGTGCTTTCTAAAAAAATCTGCTCATTCGTACCGACAAGGCATATTTGGTGGGCACCCAAGGATTCTACCCCGATCTCCTAACTGGATGGTTAGTTGTTTTAGTTAAACTAGATGCCCGAAATTGGTCGCTGTCTTCCACATCAGGTAATGAGCCCGAAACCCGGCCGGGAGAAGACAGCCTGACAGGCGCGACCTGCCATACTTTGTTTGGTAGCAGAGGGTGGAATTGC